TTTCCAAATTCCTGATCAAATTGCAGCTGTGAAGTATTTGATATAGTCTGTCTCTTCCACTCGTCATCACGACCGGGTACGTCCCACCAGTCTACGCGGAAGTGCTTATATTCGTTTGTGCCTTGTACTGCACCTTCATATAGCTTATGGTATACATTACCTAATCCGTTTGCTGTGGATGTAATAATAACCTGGGTCTCTTTACCAGCTGCAACTACAGGATATGTTGAGGTATAGAACGTCGCATCGTTTTCAACAAAGGCAAACTCATCTAAGAACAGTAGGTTAACCGATAAGCCACGAATAGATGAGCCAGAGGTCGCTGCAGCAAGAATACGTGAATTGTTGGAGAATTCAAGTGAACCCTTATTCACTGCCTTACACCCAGGCTGTAAAAAGAACGGTAGATTCTCCAGCATAAGAGTAATCCTAGCTAACATCTCACGTGCAGTAGCACCTTTGTTCGCTAAAATAGCAACAGTCTTTTCTGGGTGAAAAATAGAATACCAAAGGAGATACGCTACAGAAGATATAGATTTGCCAGATTGACGACATGCTAGAACAATAGAGAATCTATTATCCTTAAAGTGCTTAAACATTTTTTCTTGATAGGGATAAAGATCGAATGGTACTAGACCTTCATCGAGGGAAATAACCTTAATATAGGTCCTTGCAAAGTATGTAGGATCTTTCATGCACTTGACATATTCAGTAACTTCATCATTTGTGAAGTTCTGTTCTATACCATCGCGCTTGATATTTGGATTGCCGAGATAGCCGGCTATATTATTCTTCAGACTCAATGACATTGGCTTTTTCTTCAAATTTAGAGGCTAACATTCTTTGTAGATCCGTTGTAGATCCAACAAAAACATTATTCTGCGTCATGCTATTAGGTAAAGCTAATGGGTTGTCTTTTTCAACCTTTTCAACTTCTTTCTTTTTCTTTTGCAGTTCCATAAGCCGATCTGCAACTTCAGCGTTTTGCTTCATCATATTAGATAAAACTTCAAATGCTCGCGGATGCTCGGACTCTCGAGCAAGATCCATCATAAGCTCCAGAGCTTCATCGCCTTTCTCTACTAGATTGTAATATTTAGCTCTAGCAAATTCGTAATCGTCATCTATATCTGTTTTATCTTTTCTCATGGTGTAATAATATTATCGTCGGTTATATCAATTCCTGTATCCAAATCAAGAGTATCCGGATCTCCAGCTGCTGACACCTCTTCCAAGAACCCAAAGGTATCTAGGTCGTTTAGGTCAACTGAAGAATTAAGGATAACAGTCTTTGTTCTAACAGGTCCATAAAATTTTACACGTAATTCAAAGCTAAGTGTATACACTATAGCTCTACGTGAAACAAAATCCCCTTCATAATCGTCAGTTAAACTAACCGCATTAAGTACAATAGGTACATCGGTCTTTAACCCGATCTCTGGTATTTCTTTAATTGTTATAGTATAATCGGGCTGAAAGTATGGAAGTATTTGCTCTACAACCTGTAATGCATCATCCTGATTCTTAGCCATTATAGAAAGATCAATATTCATTTTATATGGCGTTTGGGTATATACTGATTGCCTGGTCCCAGATGTAATAGAACCTAGCTTAAGCTGATTCATCTTGTTTACTTGAGAAGCAGCATCATATGTCATTCCAGAAATTTCAAATGACATGCGAGGAAGCTTAATAGCTACTCCTCCTTTTAATGTACCTAGATCTGACTCGCTTTCTATACGAGCTAAGAACTTTTGCTTAGGTCCGTATGCTAGAGGTACACGAGTAATATTTTTTACCTCGCCACTACCATCCTTTCTTACTACCTTAATATCATTAAAGATAGTTCCGAATGCCGCGATAGTACGACGAATAGCTGCGTGATAGAAATGATCTGATAACATCAACCAAGATCTCCAAAGGGATTATTTTCAGAAAAGTCTATAATATCACTTTTAACAGCTTCAAACTCCTGGTTTTGGGATAGGTTATCATTACCAAACGCCTGCTTATCTAGCGTATCGTCAATCTGATATACGTTAGTAACATCATAGGTAGCACCAGAGGTTAAGCCTACCAAATCAGAAACTAGATTAAAGTCATGATACTTACCGTCGGTTGTTGCCCATTCGTTTATAGAAATTATCCTTGTTACAGAATCAAATGCTACAACATTACCAGTAATATATTCACCAGAGCCTGACGTTATCTCTTGCTGTATATTTTCCCCAATAATAAATTCAATTGAATTGTTGTTTGTACCTAATTGAATATTTAACTGCGGAGTAGCTTGACTGTTAATATTATCGTCAAGATTAACAAGGCCAGTATTGAATTTTTCACCAGAGAACTCAAATAGCTCACATTGAAGCTTATAGACTGGAAGATTAGATAACTGATAGAATGGTTGTTCGTCTTCTACAAAGCGAATCTCGAATAAGCCTTTAGAAAGGGGAAGATATAAAAGATCACCCTCATTTGGCCTAACGGAGTTAATACCATTATTATGAATACCGATAAGCTGTTCCCATCTACGTCGGGAAACTATAAAGGTTGCTTGGTCTCTGATCTCTACACCAAACTTAGATAGAATATCCCCGTCGCCTTCAAACCCATCAACGCTCTCGATATACATCTCAATAGTATAGGAAGCATCGAATTTGCTTTCTACATCTTCATTAAGTATTGTATCCTCGTGAACAACATCACGGGGAAGATAATAGATATCCTGCCCGTACATTTTCAGGGATTCTATAACAATATCTTCGTAAAGGTTTTGCTCGGACTTTACCTTTTGCGAAAAGTATACATTAGTAGCCATGATTTACCCTACAAAGAAGTCGACAGGGGTTTCATAATTTAATTGCATTTGCTCTCTAATTGTATTTAGCTCTTCTGTTGCGTCATCAAAGATTTGACGAGCGTTAACGGTAACACCACCAGGCATTGCCATTCCGTCGAACTTTATAAGGTTTGCACCCCATTGTTGTTTAATCAGTGCTGTAGCATATTGTTTAAGAAACATATCATTATATATGTCTGGATATGAGGAAGGACTTACTACAGCTTGGCATTCAACAATAATATAGTCGTCTACCTTTAACTCAGTATCCCAGTCTATATCAAGCATAAGTTTATTCATATGCCGATTATATCTGGTAAACATACCTGAACCGTTTAGCTTCAGGTCAAGTAAAGAAATATATTGCTGTAGCATCTCATAGTGCACAAGATCACCGATATAGCTCATATCATATAGATCATTTATGTGCATCTGATACTTAATATCAAACATGCCAGAAGTAGAGTTAGAAGCGGATATCGGAAATACGTTTTTTACGTAGATAATACTATCGCTAATAGGGATACTCTTGTTTGTAATATCGTCAGCAGTAATCTGATGTTTTAGATATGTACGAATAGTTGCGTCATGATGATACTCCTGATAGAATTGCATAGCATCGTCAATTCTATCTTCAATCTGATCTTCATCAACATTTATCTCAATTACTGGAGATCCTAGCCGACGTAAACAATAGTCGACCAGGGTAACCCTAGTTGTTGGATTAGCCATTATTTGTATCCTTAGCTGTAAGTACCGCCATTAACTTCAATCACTTCAACGTTACCAGCTGTTACTTGGAAATTGTCTGTACTAAACTTAGCAACACCTAGAGTAGATGTTGTAGCAGTATTTATAAAGTAATCAATTGAGCCTGCTACATCGTCATATGTTACTGAGATATTGGTTTGTGCGCCAGCTGCAATAGCTGTTCCTAGAGCATCTTGTGCCGCTTCATCAAACCAATTAATATCTACACCGAATGTAAGAGTATCTGTACCTGATGCTGCAGTTGCTATTAAGCCAAGACCACCAGCAAACGTTAGTGATTCTGAAAGAAGATCAACTGAAGCTGATGTTGCATTGTCAGCGTTAATGTTTAATGTTGTAGCTACGGTAACAACGCCAGCTGATGTTAAACGACCTTTTGCGTCTACAGTAAACGTTGGGATTTCTGTCTGTGAACCATATGCTCCAGCTGTAACACCCGAGTCTGCAAGAGTAAAGGCTATATCTGAATCAGATCCGCCATTAAACGTCTGTGAACCAGTACCATCTCCTGATATTGAAAGTGTTCGTGTAGTCTGCAAAATCGTAGCTGAGCTTGCATTACCTACTAATTCGCCATAGAAGTTTTCAGCTTGAATCTCTGATAAAGCAAATGATGAATCGGTTGTGTCGATAAACACGTCTGCATCTGGTTCAGGAACATAGCTATCAAAGACCTTAAATCTTCCATCAGTAGCATCGCGAAAGAAGCCAGCATGTGCGTATGTGCCGTCATCATATCCAGCTGACCAACCAAGGTCTGGATTAGCTGATGTTTTACCTCGAGCTTCACCGCCAGAAACAAATGTGTCGGTATTTGAAGAAGATATCGTAAAGTCATCACCGCTTACCGCAGTAATCGTTTCATCAACAACATTAAATGATGCTGGAGTAACATTAGTTACCTCAACTTTCATACCAACTATATAGTTGTGTCCAGATGTTGTATATGTTACGTCTGTTCCGTCACCAGAAGCTCCTGTAACACCTGACTCACTACCTTGATTCAAATAAATCATGTTATCTGAAACTGCCAAGTTCTGAGCAGAGATCGTAGTGGTAGAACCGCCAACGGTGAGATTACCATCAATCTGCAAGTTGCCAGAAGCGTCAATGTTGTTGAAGCTTACGTCATTGAGTCCGCTTTCAATATAGCTCTTAGTAACCACATCTTGGTCTAATGTTGGATTAGCTACATTAGAGATTCGAGTAGAATCAGCAGAGATAATACCTGAACCATTTGTAGACAGTACAATGTTACCATTAACGTCAGTTGAAGATATAGTATTACCGTTAAAATCTAGATTATCTACTTTCAGATTATCTAGCTTCTTGTCAACGTCAACTAATAGAGCTGAACCAGCTGTAAGAGTACCAGGAAGGTGATCTAATTTATCTGTAAAGTATTGACCGCCAATAACAAGGTGAGATGCTGCATCACCACCTGTTTCTGCACCAATACCAACATATAATCGGCCACCACCAGAAACGGTGCTATAGTCCGCAGCTGAATAGGCTAATTCACCATCACCTAGCGTACTAGGATCACCAGCTGTACTGGTTCGTTTTACGCGAATAATAGTAGTAGACATCTAAATCTCCGTTGTCTTTATTTTTTTAATAGTGTCCGCCTTCGAAACTAGTTCCATCGGCTAATGTTTGTTTTGCCTTCCACTGCCCGGCTGATTCATCCCATACAAGCATTGCACCCTGCTCTTTATACGACATGTCAATATCAGTCATATCATTTAGTGACGTGGGTTGGCCGATGCCGATAGTCTGGGCTCTAAGCTTATCCCTATTAGTAGCTATTTTAGCTTTAAGGTTTGTTGAGGGGTTAATCCCAACAGTAGCTTTTATATTTGCCATTCTTATCCCCTAGTAACGCTTGGAGTAATCTCCAACTGACCTTCAATAACTCTTGTAACTGTACCACCACCAGATGAGATTTCAACATCGTAAACGTATCGACCAGCTTTCATTCCACCAGTCTGTATATCAGTTAGCTGAAGTTGAATCTGGCCGTTTGTTGGTGTAGAAACAGTTGTAGTAAAATCTACAGAAGTTGTTGAACTGTATGTTTTTCTTACTTGCCCACTAGTAGTGTAACCAGTAAGATCTAAAGGCTCATTAGTATCGTCTACTAATGATACTACACTAATAAATGTAGAACCTTGATCCGCTGTTAGGTTTGCGTATATAGCCATTGATAAAATCCTAGGTCTTTCATCTATTTATACTAAAAGAGGACTAAAGAAACACCTCTATTAGTATTTATGGCTATATTTCTGGGAAGAGACAGGTCTGAATAAATCTATTTACGGTATCTGGATCATAGCCTAGTGATTCCATAACTCGTGGGGTGTGAGGATTTTGCTTTTGAAAGTGACAGTAACGATTCTGTGCTTCTGTGTAGTCTGTAATAATCTTTAGTTGCTCGGCAGATGAAACAATCTCGGTTTCACCCTCAAGGTAATCTAAGTACTCTAGCAGATTACAAACTGATAAATTAAGTACTTCATCTAGCTCTTTTGAATCTCTTATGTTGCCAGCTGATACCATGTTCTCAGAGAATATAGCTTTAGCCCATTCAGGTAACTCTCGTTTCTTACTCCAAGAATATCCTTTAACCCTATTATAAAATATATCATTAAGAGGGTGATCACATTTTATAGGACTAAAATCGTGGAATGCACCGGTTACCTTATTTGGCCCAGCGATAAGATCAAATCCGTATATAGGGGCAGAGGAGTATATAGAGGGAAATACACAAAGGTGCATCATATAAAGCTTCTTTTCTTTACGCTTATCTACAATGTCAATGTGAGCTCTTCTTGATCCTTTACCATTATATACTAAATTGTCCCATGGAAAATCGTGCGTCTCATCTGAGCGTAACAGCCTAGAATTTAGTATAGACTGTAAATTGCCCGCATGCTCTTCTAGTCTATCAAAGATTAAGCTCATTAACCAGATCCTCAAATAGCGCTATAGCAAATTCGAATCCCATTCTTGCTTCTGGACCTAGGTCCTCAGTTAGCATAGATCGGGTCTTTTCAATTAGTCCTGCACGGTCAGGAAACTCGTACATCATACCAGATCCTGGAACCATCTTCTTAACTATTTGTCCACCATACAAGTCACCAAAGTGACGTACATAAATGTGGGCCAGTATACCTGGCCTCTTATTATTAGCAAACTCATTATCAAGATGGGTTATGTACATGTATGTTGCAGGGACAATCACTTGATCCTTAACATTAAGCTCAAGCAAATCAGCACGAATCTCATGTGATCTTTTGATGTCTTCGATACCTTTGAGTGCACCATTCTCTTCAGCAATCTTTTCTAAGACACTATAGATTAACCAAAGATTAGCAAGATATGTACCATACTGCTGCTCATTAAGTTTTCCGCCAAGTAGCATCTGAGCAAAGGTATTCTTTTCTGCTATTTCGTGTAGATCCTGAGTTTGCTCTTTTAGTGTCATGACGGTTGCTTTTTCCATTTAGGTAGATTAGGATCTGTTTCAGAGGGATGTCTTTCTAATCCCCATATTACTAATGAGTATCTATTACCCCACCAAACCGTGTTTGCTTCATGTAGTGACAGGGATGGAAATGTTATTAGGCCTCCACGCTCTTTTGGCTGAACTTTAGACTTAGGATGATTATGTATAGTAATACCACCACCTATATAATTCTTAGGATCGCTTAGCTCAATAGTAGCTGATATAGTTCTCATCGGTGCTACCCTTTGTACATCCACATGTGCTTTATAAAATCCGATAGGCTTATATGCTGTAAACTGAGCATCTTCAAAGAATGTTATTTCAGTCTGATGTACTTTCCAAGCAATATCTGTTATAATATTATGTAGACGCTTTACTAAAGGTCTTAATGGATGGTCTTTCCCCCTTATAAAAGATACCTGGCTTTTTCTTACCTTCAGGGCAACCATTTTACCACCACCAACCATACCCTGCTGAACCCGAGGGAGTTGGTCGTCAATAATAGCTTGGCACTCCTCAGGGGTTAGCACATTCTTTACGTGGGTTATTATATCCCGCATTTAGATTACTTTTATGTTAGGGACGGTTAGCATTTTACCGTATTCTGGCAAGTAGAGATATTGAATATCACTTTGCTGTAGTGTCCATAGACAATCTTCAAGGGTCTCAACCAGCGGTTCACCTCCAAGGTTAAATGACGTATTAAAGATAATAGGTACACCAGTCTCTTCTTTGAACTTAGAAATAATACGATGGTAGATCGGGTTGTCTTCCTTTGATACAGTCTGTATACGGCATGATCCATCAACGTGAATAATAGATGGAATCTTTTCCTCAACCCCATCTTTACATGATACAGCATACATCATGTGGGGCGAATCTTCCATTCCACGGAGATCAAACCATTCGTGCACGTCTTCAACAAGGATCGACCCAGCAAATGGCCGGAAGTACTCGCGATGCTTAATCTCGTTAACAAAGTCTTTTCCATCCTTAAAGGTAGGATCAAACATCAGTGAACGATTACCTAAAGCACGTGGACCATTCTCTGATCGACCCTGGAACAGTGCAACAATATTCTTATTGCGCATAGTCTCAATAACTTTATCGTCATCAGCATCTTCTACAATAGCATTATATCGAGCTGCTAAAGCTTCAATCTCACTTTGCTTATAGTTATACTCTGGACCAAGATAAATCTCACGACCATTTAGTTTTTCTGTAGACTGGGATACCTCATAGTAACCCCAAAGAGCAACCCCGATCGCCGTACCACCGTCATTTGAAATTGGTTCAACATATAGCTCAATTCCTTCCTCGTTTAGCTTATCTAGGTAGTGATAATTTGCTACACAATTCAAGCCATAACCACCTGATAAAATTACTTTATTTTTACCGGACATTTCTGCAGCTTTAAGAATAAGATTTAGAACTTGATCTTGAGTTTGGGTTTGTAAAGCGTATGCTAGATCTCGACGAGATTGTAGAAGCGTTAAATCTTTACCGGAATCGTTTAAAGACTCAAAAACGTTAGAATTTATAATAGCTGAGCCAGGATACGTAGGAACAGTAACATTTCTATCAGATAAAGGAATTTCAGTATCCTTTCTAAATAGCTCTGGTATAGCCTTATTGGGGTTTCCGTATGGGAAAAGCCCCATGGTTTTACCAGCTTCAATCCCAGAGAACCCACAATATTCTGTCACTGCTTCATAAACTTTAACAATACCAGCTGTATCAGAAATAACACTAAAGAAAGTACCATCTTCTCCAAGATGCTTAGCACTCCTTTTAGGATCTATGCCCGAAGACATTCTTTCCACAGTGCCTTGATGCTTGTATAAAGTATTAAATTTAGCAGGGAAGTCACAATCGATAATTGTTTCTACTTCCCAAAGCGCTGCTCCTCCTTGGCCAACAAACTCTACGGATCCAGCTCCATCCACAATAAGAGATACAGCGGAATCAAATCCAGATCTGTAAAAAGAACAAGCGGCATGTATTTTATGATGCTGATGGCTTAAATCAATAACTTGAGGATGTTCCCTGAGATTGACGTTTTTTCTTTCGATCAATCCCATTTTACGTGCTAGTCCAGTATAAACATCGTCACCAATAAATTCAACGGTTGCTCCTGTATCTTTTAATGATTGAGTATGAGAGATAAAGATATAATCTAGTTTATCAGTGTATTCCTTAACTTTCATCATGCACGCGTACGGTCCTCCGTCATATTTTTGTCTAGAAAGTCTTTCTTCTTCTAAAGCAAAAACAATCTTGCCATCTTTTAACAAGCAAGCGCCAGCATTGTGCCCACGGGAAATACCTAGGATGTATCCTGTTTGGTTAGACATTATAAAACCTCATCAATTAATAATTTATTTCTTAGCAAAGGGTGGAGAAATGGGTTGCCCAGCTTTACCGTGGGAACAATCGGGTCCATGGACGTGAGACGCCGCTGCAGGGGTTATTTTAGGCACTTTGTTTTTCTTGCTTTTACCAAGTTTATCAGTAACACTCTTAATAATTTTTTCTACCTGTTTATTGTCCAATACCATAGCGTCTTCGTTGTTTCTTTCCCCAGTAAAATCTTGGGTAATTCTCATAGGAATATACTTTCGAATATCTTTTCCATTATCTATAAGAGTAAAATTCTTATTATCTGGATATGATATATTTTCAGGGAAGGTAGAACCGATTACCACAGTAGCTGGCTTATTTAAGGCATTAGCATAATGCTGACCCATACTGTCACATCCTAGGAAATAGTCTGCTGCATTAATAATGCCCATCCATTCAAGAAGATTAGCCCCATTAGGAATTATGGCGCCTATATTTTCTTGTACAGGAATATCAATATTAGTCATTAATACAACAGCATAGTCTTTTACTAGCTCTTTAGTTATTTTTACTATGTCGTTAAGCTCAAAGCTTCTTCCTGACTGATCTAGTAAGAAGTCTCCGTTTATGTTAGCTCCAGACCCTAAAGGCTGAAAAATAACTACCTTTTCTTTACCAGTTTGTGATTTAACCTGATTAATAAAATTGTAACCATAAGCTTGATCTAAACGAGAAACCTCTAGGTTAATTGGCTTGCTTTTTGGAATTTCTTGCAAGTCATTAATTAATATGTCAAAGGCTTGGGTTAAGTCACACTTTTGATTAAAGTATGGATTAAGTCGATACGGTTCAGGGGATATGATTTCGCGATCAATAAGGTTATCCTCAAATAGCCCCTTGTGGCCTATAGGATATACGTTATCTCTTAATATAGGACTAGTAAAGAAAATTTCCAGCCAAGCTTCTGCTACAATTACAACGCTCGGGTCTATATTTTCCTTATGCCATTCTAAGGCGGGAATGGAGCAGAGAACCCTTCCCACGCCACCGTTTATAAAAAACGCTTTTTTCATGAAATAACCTATTCAATAATTATATTAATTTATATGTCTGTAGTATATATTATACCACAAAAAGCTAAAAAAGTAAACAATATTAAGAGTCTTCTAATCCAGCTTGTTTAATAGTGTTTTTTGCATTTACAAGTGACATAGGGATTTTAGGACATAAAAGGTCGAACGGATTTGTACCAGGATATTTCCATGGCATCGCACATACGTTTCTATAGCTTGCTAATCCTTCTTTGTACGTCCTGAATTTTGCTTCGTCTTCTTCTTCAAGCGAGAATCTTTCTAAAATTTCGATAAACTGTTCGCCTTTAGCAATTTCAGTTCTCATTTTAGCGCTTAACGTATCTTTTACTAGCAACTGTAAAGGCTTCCACTCTTCAGTTTCTTCATTGTATACAGGCATCCAGTAATAATCGCTAATTCTTTTGTTAGTTTGATCAGCATACACCGTTCCGTCATCTAATGTAACATTTTCAAACTCTGCTTCATAATCTTCTGGTATACCCCATAGAAGATCAGCATAAACAAGTAATTCTGGATTTTCTGTTACATTAATCTGAATTAATTGCTCAGTGTCATAAACAGGTCCATCTAATTTTTGTGTATATGCTGATCCGCCTGCAGGTACTGTTACTAACAGCACTTCTGGACCATTGTATGTAAAAGTCCCGGTTTCCCCGTTGGAAAAATCCTCAATGAATTGATCATTAGGAATATTATAACTATAAGTTACACTAACATCTGTCATTTTTTATACCCTTTAAAATTAATTTATATCCAAGAAATCTGAACCATACCAGCTTTACCAGTATCACCTTTATGATCATTAGTACCACCCATAATATGATTTCCGGCCCCGCCATGACCAGGATGAAATGCCCAATCCTTACCGTTACATCCACCACATGAAGTGCCTGATGTAAATGTCATAAGATAACAACCAGAGTCTTTAGGGTATTCTAATCCTGTGTCTGCATCAATAATAGGCGGTCTATTATGGAATCCATAATTGTTTTGATCTAAACAGCCACCGCCGTATATTCCTCTATGACCTCTTTTTGCGCCGTCGCCATCTGTCACACAGTAACTATCTAAGGTACTACAGCTGCAATACGTAGTCATATCTCCGCAGCAGGAAGGGATTACTGATACAGTACCACACGTTTCACAGCTGTTATCATAGCAATATTCGTTATTTGAACACCAGCAGCCGCTGCTGTTTGTGCAATATATGCTTTGGTATCTATAACACGCGCCGCCACTGCCTTGTTCGCAACGAACAAAATTCATATTATTGCAGCTCGCTGCCGAGCAAGCTCCTTGCCCTTTAGCTATTAGGCAGCATATACCAGGACCTGTTACTCCGCTATTGCAAGCCGGCCCTGGAAGAGTATTGCTGCAGCAATAAATACTACATGAGCATCCTGAACACGCCGTATATGTTTCACCGGGAGTTACGTTAAGAAACATTTCTGAATAAGCCCCAGTAGTTCCAAAGGGACTTCCTCCACAACAACAGCCTGGATTAGTACCAACCCCAGCTCCCCATACTTGAAACTTGGCTCTAGTGGCCCCGGCCGGGACTGTCCAAGTACAAGTTCCGCCTTCTCCACTCGCCCAATCTGTTCCACATACTTTTATTCTATTTGTAGAACTTAAAGCCGCGCCTTGTACTTCATCTGCTCCGACTCCGTACCAATTACCTAAAATAGTAGTATCAGAAAAAGTGCTTTTTAACGAATAATATTCTGTATATAAATCAAGATTTACTCTATCAGGTTCTATAGTGGCTATATTATTTAATTCTGTATCAAGGTTTTTAAAAGCCCCTGATATTTCGATTAAAGATTTTTCGAAAGCTCCCCCCTTTAAAACCTCCCCAGACGTCCAAACCTGTGTGCCTGTTTGTCCTGGATAGGTCGAGCCTGATCCACTATAACTGCATGTGCATTTGCTTATAAACCCTGCACTCGAAAGGTCACATAATAATTTAGTAGTCGCTATCGTTGAGTAATATGGAGAACCGACTGTAGTATTTGCGTTAATTATTGCAGTAAGCCTTGAAGCTAGTGATTCCCCTAATAAAGTAACATAGTCTATATTACTTCCTACCTGTATTACGGCAGATGCTACCTTATTAATACCATTTTGAACTATAATATCAGCCATTTTTTTATCCTTTTATTAAACCCATGAGACCTGGACCATACCAGCTTTACCAGCGTCAGATTTATGCTCATTAGTACCACCCATAATGTGGGTATGAGCTCCTCCATGACCAGGATGAAATAGCCAATCCCTACCGTTACATCCACCACAGCAAGTGCCTGATGAAAAGCTTGCGCACCGACAGCCACCGCAAAAACATAATCCTGTGTCTGCATCAATAACAGGAGGACGAATATGATAACCATAGTTATTTGTATCCAGGCATCCCCCGCCTAGCAAACCTCTAACTGTTCTATTAATTCCTGACAATCCAGTAATACAATACGCTGCATCTAGATTTATGCAGCTACATCCATTTGTAAAGTTGCAACAGTCAGGATACATTGCAACTACTCCACACGTTGCACAGCTGTTATCATAGCAATATTCCCCGTTTGAACACCAGCAGGGCCCGCTAGAAGTGCAGTAAAAGCTTTCAAATCTGCAACATCCTCCGCCGGGCCCGCCGACAACTTGACCTGTTTGCCGAAGATAATACATGCTTTGCCTAGGACTTCCGGAAGTACAGTGCCCGCCATGAGCCGATAAACAACATATACCAGGCCCTGTAACACCTGACATACATCCAGGACCCGGCTGTGAGTTGCTACAAAGATACTGGTTACATGAACAACCGGAGCAAATAGTGTATGTATCGCCTGGCGATACTGTCATGGTGGCTTCAGCATAAGCCCCAGTAGGACCTCCTGGACTTCCTCCACAACAACAGCCTGGATTGCTTCCACCTCCTGCTCCCCATACTTGAAACTTGGCTCTAGTGGCCCCGTTCGGGACTGTCCAAGTACAAGATCCGCCTTCGCCGAATGTCCAATTTGTTCCACATACTTTAAAGGTGTTATCGTTGCTAAGCTTTGCCCCAGAATTATCTGGAGCAACACCGACTCCGTACCAATTACTTAAAATTTCTGTAGCTGTTGACCCCCCGTCAGAAATATATTCACTTCTTAAAACCGCATGTTGTAATTGGATGTCTTTCGAAATATCAGAGGTATAGCCACTAATAGATACTTCATTTAATATCGAAGATAAAGTTAATACTGAGTTAACAACGTCTGCATTGGAAATTGTAAGTTGTCCTAATAATACGTTTTCTAGTCGCCACGGATTATCATCGGTACCGCAGAATTTATCGCCGACTTGTGATCCTGAACCAGAAAAGTTATTCTCACATGAGCTTAATCGCGATCCGCAAGACAGAAGATATAAAGGACAGGCTGCAACAGCGCCAGTAAACGGTTGCCATGGGCCTGAAGAAATATTATTCGTAAACAAAGCATCCAAAAAGTCTTTCAGACTAGATCCTAAGAGCTTCTTGTAGTCTATTTTAGCATTAGCTGAAATATGAGACTTAGCAAGGTTCTCTAAAGAATTAGATAATAGTATATCAGCCATTTAATTGTCCCTTTTAATTCTGTTTGTTATATTTATATAACATTTATTTATACGACTGCTGTTGTTACTGCAGTAATTAGATTATCAGAGTCATATGTAACAGTTATAAGCTTTATAGTTAGGCCGTCAACTGTTTCTTTATATGATGATATATATCCATCTGAATTATAAGCTATTTCTGAGTAAGTTATTCCCTGATTTATAGCTCCAGTTAATTGATTAGCTGCATTAAATGTAGAATTCAAACTACTAAAGGTACTGCTAAGACTCTTATTATCTACATAAGTTTTAACAGCTGCTTCTGTTGGTACTGCAATATTTGAATTACCAGCCAATGTACCATCAGATGAGAATTCGTTAATCGATTCACCAAGTTGTGCACCGATCGAACCGAGTCGTAAGCTAGTCAAACCAGCTAGGTTAAAGGCGTTAGCATTTAGCGTTGCTGTACCTGTTGCCTGATCAATCTTAAAGAATTCACCAACTCTAAAGTTACCGTTTTGGTCAGTAGACACGTAGTATACACGACCTGGGAACGTTTCCTGAATCTCATTACCTTGAGCAGGTGGTTGAGTAGGCTCGTTCGGATGGTTTGTTGTAACTGTACCACCAGTACCAATCTGTAGGAAATCGTGACCTGTCAAACGTACTTGTGAATAGTTATAACGAACTGTAGTAGCAACGCCTTCAGCAGATCCTGTAGGTTTCTCTTGAGAAAGAACAACTATCATATTTGATGTATTATCTACATATGTTCCAGATACACTCTGAATTACATAAGAGATACTGTCATCGGTAAGAGATATACTACCGCCTGGTTTTGGCTCAGCAGCAAGGCCTGTAACAATTAGGATAAATCCTCGTACGTCTTGTGCACCGCCAAGGTCTACTGTAAAGACAGCGCCGCTTGATGTTGTGCAGTTATTACCAGGGGTAAATGTTCCTGAAACATTTTCGACATAGACTTTATCAGCTGAATACTGTACGTTTAATACTGTAGCAGTAGCACCTGTTATATCTTCTGTAATAGTATCGCCGACGTTTACTGTTCCGGAGATGTATACTGCGTTAAGCTCTTGACCTACAAGAGTACCAGTTAGAGGTACTTCTGCAGCATCAAAACCGCTTGATGATGCACCGTATGTACCGTATGAGCAGTTACCGTTAAGTGAACGAATTTCTGAACCATTTGTACATGTGTAACCAAAGTAACAAAAGTATGTAAAGTTAGATACAAGTTCTGCTAAACCGCCGTTATCAACCCAATAGCCTACACCGTTGTCAGAGATAATAGTATAACCGTGGAAGATCATACTCTTATTACCGCTTCCGTGAAGCGTACCATCTACATATGCGCCAATACCACCAGATCCAATAAATGAGCATTCTAGTACATATGGTGACTTGGTAGAGATAGGAGATAGCTCGTTAAATGCTACCGCGATACCAGCTGGTGTTGATGTAGTAATATCATCTGGAGTAGAACCAGCTACCCAACCGGTCATACCCTTAAACGTCATTTTGTTCAGGATAGCACCGTTAGATAACTTCCACATTGTACCAGTCTCAAAGCCTGATGCAGCGTGTACTAATACTGTACGTTGGTTATCACCCACTACCGCTGTATTACTTCCTACTACAATTGGAAGTTCCTCTGTATAAGAACCAGTCTTAACAAAGATTGTAGCATTATCGCCTGCTTGCTCACAGGCATACTTGATTGAAGCAAATGGTGTTGATTGGTTTCTACCAGAATGTAAAGCATCTACACCATGTGGAGCAACGTAGTATACTTTATCAGATTCAGTAGCACCAATAAACTGAGCAGATGTTCCTGAGTTTGTAACTGTTAGTGATCTACCAGCTACGCCAACGTCCCCAACTTGATCTTCTACTAAGTCCGTTGCGATTCTAGCAGTTAAGTCATAGTAAACTACATCGCCTTGATTGGTATCAGACATTGTCTGGATTTCACCAAGGTGATTAAGAATAGAGAAGCCGATAAACTCGTACTTTTCAAAAGGTAGTCCATATGTTTTTAGCTCTTCGATCTCCGGAGTAGCTTTCATGTAAGCTTCTACGATACTATCAAAGATATATTCGCTTGGTATCTTAATTACATTATCAACGCCATTGATAGCTACAAAGTATGTAGTTGTAAACTTATCTGCTGGAATATTAGCAAAATCGTATTGTCCAGCAGTCTTTTCGTTAAACTGAGGTACAGGAGTTAGGTTTGAGGTAAAGGTCGCTCCTGATCCTGTTGGGGAAGTAATAATAATATCTGCATAGGTATATTGCTTACCACCGTTTGTTACGGTAACAGATAGAATACTGCTTGGTTCTGTTGAAGAATCAAAAGATGCACCGTTTCCATCGCCAATATTAGAAAGACCTAATACAGCTGTGGTATATCCTGTGCCAGCAGAATCTAGAGTAAGTGCCTCGATCGTATTACCCGTAGATAGAGCTGTTGTAATATCTGCTGGTGTAGGGGCATTTGGTGAATTTGGTGATCCCCCGTCTTTTACAATACCAAACCCATCCTCGAGGATTGTAACGTCAGGAATAGCTGTATAGTTTTTACCACGAGCATCGTCATCGGCAAAGCTAATTGAAGCAATTGGGTAACCGCTTAAACGTGGCTCTGCAGTAGCACCAGTACCATCACCTGTAATAGTCATTGTAGCGTATGTATAGCTATGACCACCAGCTGTAATTACGATATCAGCCACACCACCAGCTGTAATTGTTGCTGTTGCAGTAGCTCCGTGTCCATCACCGTTAATTGTTACCGAAGCTGTAGTATACCCAGAGCCTACCGCGGTTATAAGATAATCTACAATCTCATTTTTTAGAGTGTAAACTGTTGCAGAAGCTCCAGTTCCGTCACCTGTAATATCTACGGTTGCTGTAGTATATCCAGAACCAGGATCTGTAATGTTAATATCTGATACTGCACCAGCAGTAATGGTGACAGTTGCTGTTGCGCCAGCACCATCACCGGTAATTGTTGCTGTTGCTGTAGTATACCCAGAGCCGAGAGCATCCATGTGGATATCTGCAATTGGAGTACCATAATCTAGAGTATGCGATATTACTGCACCGGTACCTGTTGTATCACTAGGATCGTTAACTACAGTAATAAGTGGATTAGTGTAACCACTACCGCTTGTGGGAAGATTTAGACCGCCACTTGCTTGAGTAGCAAGGTTAAATCCCAATGGAATTGTAACTGAAACCAAAGCTCCAGTACCATCACCAGTGATTGCTGCTGTTGTTCCAGGTGCATAGTCATAACCACCGTCTGTTAAAGTAACAGATGCGATAGGAGCAGCAGAGAAACCCAGCTCAACAGTTGCGAGCGAGCCATCACCCTGAACAACTGCTGAGGTTGTTGCACCACGATATCCAGAACCTCCATTATCAACTGTAACAGAGCCAAGAATACTTAGCTTGTTGGATATTAATGTGTTGCCGAAGTCTGAAATTTTCCAATCTGTAGCAAGACGAGAAGCAAACTTATTTGTTGTTTTAACCGGAGCATCGATTCTAAGATCTGCATTTCTAAGTACACCTGCAGAAGTAGATACATAATTCTCTGATCCAGCAGTTCCTGTTAGACCAAATCCGCTAATTACCTCAAGGCCATCTTTATTAGCATAGACTAAGCTATCACCATCAATTGATATACCATGTCTTTCGTCTGAAAGATAGGTAATACGATTATTAGATGGACTAATGTAGATTGAAGCAACTTGAGCATTACTAATTAATGATGCGTCGTCTCGTGTAGTAGAAGAACTTAATACGCCATCAGCAAAGTGGAAGTAATGATATAGTGTAGGTGTACCAGCTAATGTAACTGACTCTAATGCAGTCTTTTCGTAGCGTACTCCGTTAACGTAGTAGGTAAAGTTAGCCTGACCAGCTGCTGGATACATAACCAAAGTATTTGCAGTAGCAGCAGTTGAGTAAGCAGTACCTGTTGCAAAGGTAGAATCTTCACGCTCTGTTACTACGCCGTCGGTACCAATTGAATATACTCTTGTACCATTATCAGAGAATTCAATAACACCACGTGTTGTTGCGTGGCTGTTGTCAAAGCCTGTTGGATCAAGAGAAGTATTAGTGTATGTAGTACCGCCAATTCCAGTATCTAGCTCGCCTGTAAGATAGGTATTACCAGTAACACTTAGAGTTTCATCAACGACGACTGTATCAATCTTTGCAGTACCGTCGAGGAATAAATCTTTCCATTCTTTAGTAGCAGTACCTAAGTCGTAGGTATCATCAATATTTGGAATAATTGCCGAGTTAACATCAGCACCAAACACAACGTTATCTGCATCACCATCGCCAAGCTCAATTGTACCACCGTTAAATGCTGTTGTACCTGTAACGACAAGGTTATTATTAATCGTTGTAGTACCAGTAGCAGCACCAATACTCACTGCTGTACCCGCACCTGCAAAATTAACTGTTGTAGCGTTGGCATTAACTATATTAATAGAGGTCTGCGTAGTGTCTAGGTTACCGCCATTTAGATTAATATCACCGTCTACAGTAACTTCTGCAAGGGTTGATGCTGAGTCAATTGAAAGTGTAGCACCGTTTTCAAGTGTAACAGTACCACCATCAACAGTAAGATCAGCACCATTCTGCAGGGTAAGTCCAGCACCACCCGAGGAAGTGTTGTCGAATATTAATGGGCCTTCAACTGTACCACCATCTGTAGCATTAACAAAGCGATCTACATATGCTTTAGTTGCCGCATGTAAAGCGTCAGTAGGATCTGCATCCAATGTAAGGAAACCCAACATTGTATCGCCATCTTTTGATAGGAATCCTTCAGCACCTGTTGCAAAGCCAAGCCATTCTGGTGGAACAGGATCACTTGCTGGGGAATTACCGCCGATTACATCTTCGCCTGCAATAAAGGAGGATGAACCAGCCTTTACTACATCATCTTTTAGATATTGTGTAGCTGATGACCAAATGCCTCTCCAACGAATGCCAGAGTTAAATTTTTGCCATTTACCAGCAGCGAGATCAACATTAAAGTCTGAACCAGCAGCGTGTGGTAATAGAACGATAAACGTGTTACCGCCATATGTAACCACTTCGTCTGTAGCATATTCTGTTAGCGTTGCCCATGGACCTAGCGATTTAATGCCTGGTACGATCTTACTCCATGACGCTGTGTCTGTAGGATTAGTATTGCTATTATCAACATCAGCTTGGTATAGCGATCCACCGTAGTTAACCACTTGAGCAATGTAATACTGAGTAGCGCTTGACCACACTCCTTGATAGGAGAATCCAGCAGAATATGATGACCAATGACTTGTATCTGTCGGTACATCGCCAACTGATTCTGCTATGTTAAGATATACGTTACCACCATAGTTAACTAAGTCGCCAATATAGTAAGTAGTCGCGTTAGAATATACGCCTTGATATGATGTTGCACCAGCTTGTAATACCCAATCAACCAGATCAGTTGGATTAGCACCAAGTGTAGTTACGGTAGCACGGTAAGAGTTATTACCATATACAACAATATCACCGATGTAATACTGTGTAGCAACGTCCCAGTTACCGGAGTAGTTAACACCGCCAGTTAGCAATTCCCAGTTAGCTGTAACAGTAGGAAGTACAGCAGATTGAGTTTGGCGTGATCGATAAATTGTGTTACCGTAAATAACCAAGTCATTTACAAAGTACTCTGTAACGGGATTAAATGTACCCGTAAAGATAATACCACCAATGTAAAGTTCCCAATATGTTACATTAGAAGGAACGTTGCCAGTACTTTCGATTTTATTTCGGTAGATGTTAGCGCCGTATGCTACCAAGTCGTTTGGTACATATGCTGTAGCGTCGTTATATACGCCTTGTGGGCTTACACCTTCTACGAACTTATTCCAGAAAGTAGCATCTGTTGGTAAATTACCAGATGTATCTTGTGTAGCAATGTATATTGAACCACCGTAGTTAACTACGTCGCTCTTTTGGTATACACCTACCGGATCATAAATTCCCTCATATTGAATACCATCAAGGAATTTGCTCCAGTATGTAGCATTGGGTGGTGTAGTGTTTACAGAATCAGCAATAGCAACATAAACAACACCACCATGTGCTACTGTATCGCCGACTTTATAGTCAACAGTAACATCAAATTCACCCTGGAATCTAAAGCCTTCAACCATTAAGGCCCAGCGAGTGTCATCTGTAGGTAAAACACCAGCAGATTTTAATGCATACGTATAAACATATACATTACCACCGTATTTTACAATGTCATTGGATTCGTAGGTAGTACCAGAAGCCCAGTCACCCGCAAAGTGAAATCTTAATTTACCTAAATCTATTAACTGTGTCATACTATTTTAACCTGTAAATGTCCGTTATCGCTCCACTGGAACTGAAGGGAATTTTGTGACCAAACCCAATGTTTATATGCGTATTTATCGATGATTTTATCCTGTAGGTTAGGAAGTGAAACCGCCATGGTATCATCGTCTATAAGCTGAACATCTAGTCCGCCATTGTCAGGATTTAGTTTAAATCCATAAAAGGTTTTATTAGCAAGATCTAACCCTTCGGGATAGTCATCTGCGCCTTCGATTCCAGCCATTAATTAACTCCTGTTAATAGGGATAGAACTACATCAACAGACGAATCAACAGCAGCTGAAGCTTTAATTGAATCGCCTATCTCTAATACTATTTTGTTGCCCTTCATAATTTCATCATTAAAACCATTTTCTATTCTAAAGTTTTTCTTGATGTATACGTCGTTACTACCATCATTTAATATAACGCTAACTGGAACGATCTGATTAATAACATTTGACATATTACAGCCAATCACTACAGTTTTTTCTGTAGCTGTAAATAGGGTCGTTGGCGTAGTGCCAATTCCTGATGATGAAATGTTAGAGAATGATGACATAAATTCTACTTAAGATTCTTAGTATATAGTTACTATTTATACGTATTCTAACCTAAAGCTATAGCATAAGTTATAACATCATCCTCAAATGCTGTTAATCTATTTTCTACCCACTGGCGATCAACTGGTATGTGGGTTTTCCAGGTTGTCCCATTATAAACTAAGTCTACCCTTACGTTGCCTACCTCTAGATTAATGGTACTTCCGCCTGCACCACCATCTATACTAAGAAGGCCTGGATCTATAATAAGAGGATCAGATGTCCAAGACCCACCGTCAAATATAGTAACAAAAGATCCTGTTGTAGGAGCGGATGGTAGGGTTAGAGTAAATGAACCGAGAGAAGTATCGGCAAGGAGGAAATCACCGCCACTTGCAGTATAGCTAGTAGATATCCTAGTGATTGATATACCAGATGCACCACCAATGGCTTTACGTGCAATAATATCAACTGCACCTGCATTATTTTTATAATACAGTATGCCATCGTCATAGTTAATAGCAAGCTCACCATATTCAAGATCTGATACACCTGGTTGACTAGTAGGCGTATTAGATTTCTTAAGTATAATCTTTGCTGCCATTGCTATTACCTATTCTTCTGTTATATCTTTTATCTCGATTTTTTCCCATTTACCTATTGGGCATCGAGCTCCGGATAATCTTGTCTTGGCGGGCATAAAGCATCCGCACTTTTTACATACGTTCATATGAGGTATAAGATGAACACATCTTCCGCAAAGAGCAATTCGTCTTGCTACTTCTGGGTGTCCTTTACCTTCCACTATTGACATGGAGGAGACTCCTTACATGTATTTATGATTTATTTCTTTCCAGCTACAGCCTTAACTGGGACTTTTTTAGCACCTTTATCAATATCGCCACGACCCTGTGCTAATGGGCGGTACAGCTCGCGAAGCTCTTGGGTTTTAGTAAAGTAAGCATCCATTCTTTCCTCGACATCATCCTGCCACTCAAAATAGAGGCCAGACCACTTACATGCCAGTATATTACCTAGTAACCTTTTTGCTTCTTCAGTGCCATGACGTCTTTGGGCAATCGTTAATACTCTCGAGAATGGTTGATATACTCCAGCTCCCTCTGATTGATATTTAGAGATATTAATAACAGCCTTACCAAGAGCAGCTCCAGTAATAGAGAATTCAGATGCAGTTGTTGTATAAACATGGGTACAGTTTTGAAGTAACTTTACACCAGAAGCATCCTTTGGCAAGATTTTATTCCATCCAACTCTACCGGCTAAACCGTGAACTGCATCACCTACAGTTAGAGGGTGTGGCTTAAGATATACATCATCGGTTTCATTTATAAGTCTTAGGACATAGTCAACATCAGCTAAGTCTAAAAGATTATGACCTGGCATAAAGACAACATGATTTATACCTTGATATTTTTCTTCTATATCAAGAAGATCGTATTTATCAGACAGGGAATCAATAAAATGAGTAAGGGCTTCTTCTCCTTTTAAACCTGATTCTTCCTTAGATGCAAAATCAATTAATCTGCAATTAATCTCGCGTGATTGTGTGGAACTATAAAGTCCACCAGCTGGGAATTCAGTGTAGCAATATTCTGAGAAGTTGTTAGGTTGATTTGCTGAAACATCATAGGAGATATAATAGAAATCTGGGCACTTTTCGCGAAGAGTAGCTTCTTGATCAGTAGCCCAATTGTTTCTTTTAGATCTTGAGATATATGGACCTATCTTACCAGAACCGAACGTCTTTTCGTCAGACATAAGCTGATCAGATAATCGAGGGGCAATTTTAGGTTCAATCTTAGGCTTTTTTTCTTCCTTTGCAGGAGAATAAGCCGCATACGGGTCCATATTTGTTTTTACTTCCATAGTATTACCTTATCAAAAATAACAAAAAGTATTTTTATTCTATAGTTATAGTACTAGCATCAATTAAGAACGGATCTTCATGTGAATCTGTAATATCAGCCATCTCTTGTGCCTTAGCATATAGAGTATCTATATCGTCTGTAGGAGTAAGGCCTAAAGCAATCTCTCTTTGGTTTCTTATTACTCTCCAATCGATAGCCCTAAGAACTCTATCCCTTCTTGTTCGTATATAATTCCATCGGCCGGCAAGCCTTTGTAAACGACCACCTTCAGGTACTTCTACCAATCCATATTCTCTTATCCAGACTTTTGTTTCAGGATCTTTTGAACAACCAACAGGCTCAATAGCCATTTCAGCAGTTGCCTGAACAGTAAGCTGATCTGGATGAATCGGGGGAACCAATACATAAGCAGTACCAGCTAGGGTCATTGAGGTAATTTTAGATGGCAGAGAGGTGTTTAAAAGAGCATTGCGAAGCTCTTTTTCTGTTATGGGAAACTCTAAGACCTCGTCAGTTTCTTTGTTTATTCTTGCATATAACATTTAATGCTCCTTATTGCGTGAACCAGGTCGTAGACCTAGAAGTCGTAAATGATGTTGTTATGTCATCATCTGTTAACCAAGTTGTAATAACCTCGGTATCTCTTGATGTTTCTTGCTGGGTTAAAGTATCGGTATCATATGTAGTTGTAGTCTGATTCGACGTTGGAACCTCATATGAAGTAGCACCTGTATTCTGTAAGAAAGTAGTTGTAGTCGTTTTTGAAGTAGGATTACTAGTAGGATAATCAGTATCTCTAAACGACGTTGTTATACCTGTTTCAGTTTGATATGTAGTAGTTTCCAATAAGGAGCTAACAGTAGTAGAAAAACTGGTATATGTCGTTGGATCAAACCTTGTTTCTTGAACTGGTGTAAGGTTAGTATATGTCGTTGGATCAAACCTTGTTTCTTGAACTGTTGTAAAACTAGTATATGTTGTTGGATCAAACCTTGTTTCTTGAACTGGTGTAAGGTTAGTATACTGCGTTGAACCTGGTGTAAGGTTAGTATACTGCGTTGTACCTGGGGTAAAGCTGGTATACTGCGTTGAAGTAACATTATATCCCTCACCCTGGGTATTAACATAATAACCGGAATCATAGTATGTTTCAGTGGGCGTTAAATTAGTATTAATTGTGTTACCGATAACTGTATTTACATTATAAGATGTATTTCTAGAGCTAGGTGCTACGTATCCTCCAGTTGGATTAGCAGCGATAATCTCCTCAGTGGTATTACACGTTAAACTACAATCTAGACAAGATGCTGATAAATAAGTAACTTGTGTATACTGAGGAAGGGTATAACCTGAATTATAATATACTGTAACACTAACAGGGTAATTAGCATATGACGTGGCGATTGTGGAAGTAACCTCATAGATCGCACAAGGATAACAGTTAGACTCAGGACTTGCGCAATATTCGGCTGCATCTATTTCTGGATAACAACCCCCAAACGGGGGAGCACCTAGGCCGTTTCCCACGTAAGTGTTTGAAGATGTTGTGGTATATGTTGTTTGTGTAGAAATATATGTTGACACATAAAAGGTTGCTTGAGAATAAGGATAATCAGTAAATACATTTCCAGTAGAATATGTATCGCCGTTGGGGGCCGGAGTACAAGATACAATAGAGCAGTTACTTGGTACCGTGTCTCCTGATGTACCGGCCGGCGATCCGTCTACATTATATAGGTAGCATCCGGATGCAGAATCGGGATATGTATATGATGTTGTTGTCGTTGTAAATGTAGTATAGAAATATCCAGCAACAGTCGTATTTTGTGAATATTCTGTGGGCTGATAAATATCCTGAGTAACGTAAGTAGTGCTAATTGTAGGATGACTAGTTGGTTGTAAATATTGAGTGGGATAGGTATAAAAATAAGTATAATTAGTTGGAGTTGGGGTATAACTAGTGTACACAGTTGCCGTTGGCGTATAACTAGTGTACACAGTTGCCGTTGGTGTAAAACTAGTAGATGTAGTAGGCACAGTATATTGTGTTGTACCAGGTGTAAAACTAGTAGATGTAGTAGGCACAGTATATTGTGTTGTGCCAGATGTAAAACTAGTAGATGTAGTAGGCACAGTATATTGTGTTGTGCCAGGACTTATAGTTGTAGAAATATCTGTGTTATAATTACCCTTAAACGTTTGATTACTAGTCGGGGAATATATTGTGGTTTCAGCAAACGCAGTTGGTACAACATTCGCAAAGTTAGTAATATAATTTGTTATAAAAGAGCTTGAGTATTCAGTATCAATACCAGGATCAGTAAATAAGGTGTTATAGGTTGTAGTCGTTAAATTTGACGTAGGTGTAGGTGTATACCACTGTGTTATAAAAGTAGTAGGAGTTAGCGTAGGAGCTGAAGTATTAAAAGTTGTATTAGTCAGTCTAGATGTAAGAAAGCTAGTAACAGCTGACGTGTACTGCCCTTTTGGAGTACCTAACCAGAATCTACGTGACATTATATTTCCTTATGCGTTTTGACGCCAAGCCTGAACACCTAACCAATTTGATCCGTTATCGTATGATTCTAGAATAATCAGAGTCTTACCGGAGGAATTAAGTACTGGATAATTTCCTTTGTCCCAAGTAGTAGTTGGTGGCCAGGTAATTGTTCCTGTCCCAGGATTAGTTAGATAAAAGAAAATAGTGTTTACAGAACCGCTAACAATATTTGTAGCAGTGAATGTAGTATTGCCAGTAATGGTTGCTGTAACAGTTTCGCCATCATTCATATCTAGTGATATTACACCAGAGATGCTACCTAGATCCTGTTTTTTACCCCTGACATTGGCGTCGACAAGATTACGATTATCATCAATAATCGTAGTGCCTGATACCTTTATTGCCATCTTCGTATCTCCTAGAGAAACTCGGCTGAAGGTCTTATTTGACTTTAGCTGATAACTCTTTAATTGCCTCGATGAGTATAGGAATAAGCGAGTCATATGATACTCTCTTAATTCCATCTGAACCTGTATTAACAATAGTTGGAACTACCTCTTCTACCTGCTGAGCAATTACACCTATAGCAGCTTTGGAGGAATCTTTCCATTCAAAGTTTACGCCTTCTAGTCTGTTTACCAGATCTAAAGCATTTTCTATAACTCTCACGTTTTTCTTTAAACTAATATCAGACGTTGAATTAAAGTCTGTTGCTGATATTGTTGATCCAGCGATTGGCGCAAGAGCAAAGCTAGCGTGACTCGTATTAATGTCAACACCAGCTGAAGGCTCTGGGGTATATCCCTGATAGAACTTCCAAGTTCCGCCGTCAGTAGCATCTCTAAATACGCCAGTGTGTGCATACCCGCCTGCTGTACCGTCTGAATTATATCCCCCTGCTAAACCAAGATCTAGATTAACATAGGTCTTAGCATAGGTAGAACCACCAGACACATATGTATCTGTATTTGTTGAAGCAATTGTAACTGATGTCTCTGTAGTTGCGGTAATCAATGCTCCGTTAACATTAAAAGACGCTGGGGTAACACCCTGTACAACGAGGAAGTCCCCTACAACATAGTTATTATCAACTGTATATGTTACATTGGTTCCATCACCAGAAGCAGCAGTTAGTGTTCCCTCTGTTCGTTGGTTAACATAGATCATGGTATCAGCAACACCAAGATTCTGTACGTTAACAAAGGTGGTTGTACCTGATACTTCTAGATCGCCGTCTACAGTTAAAGCACCAGTAAATTGACCTGATCCAGTAAAGACCGGATTATTAATAGGTGCTTTAAGATCAAGTTCTGTGCTAATATTACTAAAGTTAGTATCGACTTCTGTATTAGTTAGTCGGGTACCTTTTACACTACGAAGTGTGAGTGCTACAGACATTGTGATTCCTATTATTTATTTACTAATGCAGTAAGCAGATTCTTAATATCAGATAAATCGGACTTAATATTATTTATATCCGATTCAACATCTTGCATCTGGGTTTCCATATTATATTTAAAAGCTTCCTCTTCTCTGATTTTATTTCTTTTTGAAACATAATCAGAAAAAGCCTTATCGTCTTGGTTAATCACAGCTTTATTCCGAGTATCCTTTAGAAGATGTTCATAACCGTCAAATGGTTTTACTTTAACTAATGACATTATGCTAACGCTATGATCCTTAGATTCTTACACTTAGGTACACTAGCAGAATCTGTTGATGTAAATGCAATCTTAAATACGATGCTTTCAAAAGGAGGAAGATCAAGTAGCTCTACCTCTACTTCTTGGAATTTCTTGTCTAGAGATACCGGCAGAATAGGTATTAAGGCATCAATGTGTTTGAATTCGTTCTCTGCAATATCATCAGATTCACCAACTAGGCTTGACTTATAGAATACTTTAATGTTTGATCCCGCCGGCCGATTAACATCTAATCTAAGGTTAATCGACGTAGACGGATTAGCAAAGTCAATTTTACGAGTAATATACTTAGAGTATACTGAACCGCCAGAAGGAGCTTCTTCAGCAACAAAGTTTCTACCAATTGAAATTGTATATGTTCCAGTATTAGTAGCACATGTACCTGAAATCTTAGTAAATAATATCTCATCACCATTAGATGCGATATTTGATATACGATAAGTCCCAGTATTGGTAGTATTAGAATCAGTAATATATGCTGTTGTTCCTGGTATCAATTTAAGTGCAGCATCTTGTTGTGCCAGGGGTACCGTAAGTATTCCGGAAGTTGTTGTAACAGCTGTAAATGTTACAGAAGCCACAGAAGTCATAAAGTTTATAAGGTCTTCTGTTAATGGATTTTCAGTTGATTCGTCTGGGTTGTTTATTAAATTTTGTGCTGTTAATACCCCAAGCTGCTGCTGATCGATTACGGGAGATAGTCTAGTATTCTGAGAGCTTAAACCAATTCTATAACTAAACGAATCTGCTCCTGATAGGTTTTCTGCTTTAGTAGTCGAGTTAGTAATAATTCTAGACTTAGATAATTCAGTTGTGCCAGGTTCAAGAACAGTGTAGGCTAGATCCTGAGAGTAATCAGAGTAAGTCCCTTTAAATAAATGCTGGACCTGTGTAGTTGTTTCTTCAATCTTAGATGTAATAGGGTATAGAGCATTTACTACAATGTTTTCCGTAGCGGTTACTCGAGTTCCTCCAAATCTAGCATCAGCATTTGCTGCAGTAGGGAGTGTAACAGTATATCCGTTAAGACTAGCGTTTGCTATTACTAGAGCTGTATTCAATACATTTGTAAAGTCTACACCATGTATAGTTCCAGTTGTTCCGAATACCTTATCTACTTCTGCAATACCAGATAACTTAACATAGGATCCATCAGTCATACCATGATTAAAATGGTTTACCCTCATTGTGGTAGACCCTGAGAAGGTCTGACAAGGATCTTCTTCTAGGACTTGTGTTTCCATAAGGGAATTGTTAACATTGAAATCAATACTACCAGCTGCAGTTGTATCAAATTTAGCTTTAAAAATACTAAACTTAAGATCCTGCATTTGCTCGGGTGTCCAAGTTGAGGTATTTTGGGACTTGAACAGGGATCCTAGATAAGGCTGCTTAATAATTCTTTTACCAGTAATCAGATCTGTAGTGTCTAGCTCAGATATAAACACGGTATATTTCTTTGAATCAGAACCGAGACAAAGAGCATATTCGCCTTTCTTTAAAAACACAGGGCTATCAAATCTTACTATAGTACCCTTGGACCCGTCAGCTGAGGTAGATATATTTTTAGGATATACAAACTTGTCTGAAAGAGGAATAATATAATCTCCGGGGAATCCGTCTTTCATATCCCTTAACTGAATCCTCATAGGGGTCTTTCTGTCTATATTCTTAAAGAATAATTCTACCTTAGTAACTACACAGGTATCCTCAACAAGAAAAGATTGAGCTAAAGGATCTACGACATTATATGACATTTATTAACTAGCCTCTTTGTATTATACCAGGCTTCCGCCAGTTTCAGTATTATTTATAAGAAGCCTAACAGCCTCTTTTGCCCAGCTTTCGTCTATCGCAGGGTTATCTATGTGTGTAGCAGCTGTAATTGCTTGAATAGCAATTTGGTTTGAAAGAGTTTCTACATTTGCACCTTCAACAGTATTTAGATAATTGGTTACAGATGCATCTGAATCACTTCCATATCCCCTAGCTACACCAACCTCAATCATGGTTTTTACTGCAAGTGCTACTTTTTCTGCGTCTGCATTATAAGCATCAGGGACAACGTCAGCATCAATATATCCATTAGTAATGTTAGAGCCAGACGTTGTTGCATTTGCTAGGGTGTCTGCTGTAATACCGTTAGCATCGAAATAAGCCTGAGCTTCTCCTCTTTCTGCTTCTGTAAGGTTTCTACCAAATGCATAGTTAAATACACCACCTATAAATCCAACGGTATCTACAACTTGAGCTCGTGGAGGATCTAAGTCGCCGTCATCATCGTCGTCTGGATCTAGATCGACAAAGGTTTCAATAAAGATTGTATCTTTAGGAACTGTATAGTTACAGTAGAACTCAGAGTTAGCTTCAATTAGAACTGCAGTTTCTCCCCAGTTTCCATCAGCTATCATTTCATAGTAATCAACGCCGCGACACTCATAACGATTATGTGTACCAGCTGCAATAGGATCAGCAGGATCATATGTTTCAGCAAGATCTTTTTCTTCCTGTGTAACAACTTCGCCCTCAGCTTCAGCTGCTGCGATTACTGCCGGAGTTACATATCCACATTCTACTGAACCGTATTCTTCAATGTTCTTATATGTTCCACCAAGTCCATCGTGATATTCTACATACTTAATAAATCCAGGCTGGTAGCATTCAGTGTTACCAGTAGGTACACCATAAGCAGTATGAAGTATATATTTACAGTCTTCAACATTATTCGCTTCTATTAAGGATTGGTAAGTGTTGCAATCCCCAGTAACGTAGTTGTATGTACCGTCAAAGTATTGACCCCATAGATCTGTTTGATTCTTACAGAACGTCTGAGCTAGGGTTCCAGCAACATCGCACGGGCTAACTGGTGTACATTGGGTAGAACCAGTTTCGGTAATAACTGTTGTTGTTGTGCAATTCCCATTACCATCAGGTCCTGCAGCTACTGTTGCCATAAGATTAAAGGTAACAGCATCACAATAGGTATCAAGTATTGTTCCACCGGCCGGACATGTCTGTACAACTACAGGGTTATCTGGCTCGATTGGGGTAGGGGTTATAATAGGCTTAACATATCCACATACACCAATATTCTTTGCATCTATAAGGACTTCGTATGTACCGCCAGACCCGTCGTATTTTTCTTCATATAGATCAAATCCTTTACAAGACTTGCTCTTAAGCTTACCGCTTTCAAAATAGTCTGTTCTTGATGACTTTTCAATAACAGGCTTAGAAGTAACAATAGCATTTCGTGTTGATACGATTTCATTTTGTATATTATGAAGTTCTCCCGAAGAGGTAAACGTCATTTCTGCAGCAGTAAACTCATATGTTGGATTATTTTCAAAATCATCGGTCATTCGAATAATATATGATCCGGTGTTCCAATTATACTTTTCTGCAGAATAATGGAATGTACCTTTTAGCTTTCCGTTATCATCTGTAGCAAGCATTTTCCCTTGCTGCCCAAAAGCATTAATAGTTGTATTAGAATCACCAGCTACAAGATCATGATCGTATAACAAAGTAGATTTACAATCTGCAGTAACATCTTGATTATTCATAAAGATGTACATTCTGGTGTCAGGCATTAAGCCCTCTGCCTCAAAGTTAATAGAAACATCTCTCATTTTAGCTATAACAGAAGAAGATCTTACTATATCATGTTTTGTTTCTGTTGTAATCTCTTCAGTGTAGGTTGTTTCAGTACCTACTCGGGTTCCAATTTCTTGTGTTCCTTGATATGTACCAAAATGGACTGTTTCCCATGCTCCCCAAACTGTGCCATATGTTCCCTTTGCCTTTGCATCAGCAGTAAGAGAAGAATAGTTGTCAACAGATACTGGAAGATCCGGAAGACGAATCGTATCAATCCATATGTCGGATTGCTTACCTTTCATCTTACCCCGGAAAGATACCACGTCATATGGGTTTAGATTCTCTACTTTAGAAGATCTATTATTTGAGATTAGTCTCTCTTCTGTATATGGAAGAGTGTACAAATCCCCAGTCTTAGCATATCCAGCTGCAGCTCTTTCAGCGTCTGTGGTTGCAACTTCTTTTAGGGTAAATGCCTCAGTCTTACATAGAGGTCTAAGTTCTCTCTTATCATAATCGATTGCAACACCATAGTCGGGGTTATATACGTCTCCTATCCCGTGACCTTGGAATGAATCTACAACAAAGCCATTCTTAAACTTATCAAATCCATTAATATCCTTAATCTGATAGTTCTGGGTATCAACCTCAAGCTGGTTAAGAGAAGTATAGTATTCGATATTTTTAATTCTATTTTCTAACTTGCCAATTTGACGCATAGTAAAGCGTCGGTTGTCAATTTTAACAATATCAATATCTGTAGATATATTAAAGACATATGGCTTTTGTTTAAGGATATACAAAGCCATTGAGTCTTCAGGTGTGGTAGGCTCTTTTGCCTCGAATCCGCTTTCACCCTTAATTACCTTAATACGACCATCGCGATTGATAACAATCTTATCTGTTCGTGGTAAGTAATACTCGTATGATGTAGTAATATCGTTTTCAAAGTCTGGGAATTCACCAACGCTTGATCCAGCACCAGAGAAGCCGGTACCAGCATCGTTAATCTTAGGTCTGAAATCTAAGCAGTCTCGAAGTACGTACTCGTTACCACCTAGAATAAGAGTTGGAATATCCTTATAGTCAATAGTATATGAATCAACAGAGAAGTAGTCGCCTGTTCCATGTGTAAAGTAGTCAAAGGTAATACGGATTGGCCCTGTAGGTGCATTTGATCCACTTTTTAGTCGAAGAGAACCTAATCCGTAGTATGTTGCCTTTTGACCGTTGTCAAGGGTATAACGATTAGTAATATCAACTTCTGTTGTACTGTTATACGATGCATCACCGAATACACCGGTTGTTGTCATCTTAACAGAGACTAATCTATAAATATCTGCCTTACCTAAAGAGATGCTTTGAGCAGTCGATGTTGCCTCTGTTAGGATGTCAAGCTGTTGATTCGCTTGCAGAGACTTAGTCTTTTTGTCAGCAGCCGAACCATTTTTTGAAACAGTAGCAATTAGCATAACTGTTTCTGTTGTATATCCTTGACCTGATATGTCTATTGTGAGTACTGTATTTGCTGCACCAGATATTGTTACGTCGCCAGTTATATCTACAACATCTCCATTAGAAACATATAGCTGCATATTATCAAGTGATTCGGATGAGAAGCTTTCGTTAACGCCTGCATCTACTTGAACTACACCTGCTGTTAAAGTTCTTTCAAATATTCTTCGAGTCTCGTATACCGTATCTACTCCACTTGGATCAATTGACTTAACAATATTAACTGGTAAGGGGAATATGTATGAATTCCTATCGGTATTCCATAGTTTAGACTTTACAGATGAGAATACATAGCCTGACCGACTCTGGGTGGGCGTTGGTGATACTTCAATTCCTGTATCATCAATTATTGTAGTAACACGATGTGTATCCCCATCTATATTGATATAGTTGCCTATACTCAATTCTGTAAGGAATCGTGTACCAATACCTTGTATTGTTTGGGAAGCTCCAACGGTTGATATAGTACCTGTTAGGTTAGATAGTTCTTCAACAACATCAGCAGTAAAGTCAGAAGAATATACTGAATTAATATAGACTATTTGCTTGGCATCGTTTGTAAACGAAAATCCAGTCCTCATCTTAATATCAAAGAGGTAAACGTTATACTGGGCAGTAGTTGTTCCTGGTGTACCAGAAAAGAATTCTGTATGACGAATACGAGCAGTACCGATTGCTATTCCTTCTGGTACACCCGGGGTAGAAGTAAATTGGCTGTATATCTGTACTTCAGGAAGATTGTCTATTTCTTCTGATACACCATTAATATTGGTAACACGAACATAGTTACCAAATGGGGTGTACACCGATCCTGATTCTACTAATGCTGTATCTCTTGCCTTGTCTCCAGCTATAGCTGCGCTTTTAACGTTATCAATCTCATACCCTTTAACGTAAGCTTTACCAGGGGAGATCTTATTAATAAACTTATTAGCATCACCACCTTCGGCAGCAGTGTAGTATCCATCGTTTACAGATAGCGATGTCCTTTTATGCTCTACCATTGAAAGATCATATGGACGAACTACATAATCGCCTGACTCGTCATATGTGCGACGAGCAAGGGTATCACCTAGAATATTATATGCAGTGCTTGTTACAGCAGATATAACTTTTTTATTTTGTATTCTAGCGATTTCTATAAAATCGGGATCAACTACATTATCAGCTTGCCAAGGTCTATTTGTAAGTGTAAGAGCTACTTGAAGACGATCAGCACCAGGAGCAGCATAGTTAAATGATCCGTTAGCTGGATCATTTAGGCTAGAGTCGTCTGTAAAATCTTTAATCGTTTGCTTAACATCGAATCCAACAATAATGTTGGTGATTGGACCATATTTGTTTAGGATAGCTGTCTGATCAGCAAAGTATACAAAGAATCCTCCAGCATATACGATACCGTTTGTCATGGTATAAGCTGTTCCAACTGAATTTACAGAAGTAGCCGCAGTAGTAACGGAGACAGTTTTAGCCTCGTTCCATATTATCTCAGACTGAGCAAATCCGGATTTTTCTTTACTTTTACCTGAGTTTAGATATTTAATAAAGATAGTTGGCGGATCGCCTGCCGCGGTCGCTTGGGTAGCATTAACAACCTTAGCTTTAATACCGGATTTTAGTCCATATACCTCTTGATCAATTAATGACAATACAATTGAATCCGCAGCGGCAGTTAGCTTAACTGAGTGATACTGGGTATCTAGAGATTGATGACCACCTTGAATAAGAGCACCTTCTTTGAAGATGTTATCACCAAAAGATTTAATCTGATTCTGAAGAATAGATTGAATCTGGGTTAATTCTCTCGCTTGTACAGCAACACCTGGCTTAAAGAGTATTTGATGAAACCCTTTGGTATTATCAAAGTCGTCATAATACGGATCAGTGTTTAGATTTATTGCCATTAACTTATTCCTAAAATTAAGTCTTATACCAAATATTTATAATTAAAATTTGATGAATGATCTGAATGTTACAGTTTGTTCCTCAGAAGATGTAAATGCTAGTCTATTATCAATAAACAGTATTTCGCCAGTCTTTTTGTTTATTTGAGGATTAGTAACTGCTGTAACTGTAAAGTAAGCAGTCTCTGCAGCATTAAAAAAGATATCACCAATTGCCGGTATTGTTCCATCAAGAGACTGAGCAAGTAATTTATTATCTTCGCTTGTTACAGTTCTTAATATCTTAACACTACCCGCTGTAGCTACAAGCTGATCCTCTGGAAACGAATCACCAACCAATGTCCCTTCTACGAGATAGCATGCTGATCCAGAATCAGTAATATAATACCTCTTAGCATCAAAGATCTCGACGTCTTTAATAATCCCAAACTGTCTATATTGATTATTTACTAACACACCTTGATTTAATTCATTTTCGAAAGAAGTATGGAAGCAAAGCGTATCAGCGATTAACTCACGAGGAGCGTTAAATCCATGCCCATATTGGGGTGATATAACCGCACGAGCTGTAGCACTTCTAAGACCATCTAATTCCGCTGCTATTGATATATCCGCATAGGTATATCCTGATCCCCTATTATTTAGAATAATCTGAGAAACTGCGCCATTTACATCTAGTGTTGCTGTTGCTGTTGCTCCTGTGCCATCACCCGTAATAGTCACAGCTGGCACGCTTGTAAAAGAATTATCTGATCTTGTAACAACAATCTGTGATATGTCGCCATCTACTGTAAGGGTTTCAACATCTGCTTGCTGAGAATCTAGATCTCCCGGAGAAGAAAGGACTAGATCAATATCAGCACCAGTACCTGGATCGAGTGCACCTTTTGTTACAGTTAGATAAGCAATAGTATAACCTGTACCAGGATTATCAATTGTGACTGCAGTAATCTGGCCATTCTCTATTGTAAGAGATGCTGCTCCGTCTGCACCATCACCCTGAATAACTGCATATGTCTCATCAGGATCATAGTCTTGGCCAGAGTCGTTTAGAACGTAGTTTTCAATAACTCCAGCTGAGTAGTACTGGTTTTTAACTTTCTTAATCACTGGCATATAGTTAGGTGTTAAGAACTTATTTCGCAATGCAAGCGGCATAAAGTACATAAACTTCCAAATATATCCATCAGCTGTAGAGGTATAACCAACATCAAAACCAGTTGGCTTAACCGTGGATACAGCACCCTTGTTATTTTCTATGCACTTATAAACATTAAAATCCTCTGTTAATACGTAGAAATCTTCTTCTACCATAACAGTATCTAAATCATCGTAGGCATCAAATACCCTTGAAGACCAATCAATTCGACGAGTAATAAAAGATACGTCATTAATGTTTATTTGCTTAATCCCGATCATATTATTACGGGAATCGTTCTCTTCATCCATATTATTGGATGGATTAGGTGCATCTGCAATAGCTCCTTCAAACTGCCATGGTAAAACCTTACCAAGGTAGTAATGATAGTTCGCCGATCTATTCTGAATCTTATCGTAAATCGATTCAGCCATCGTATGATGAAAGTTAGGTCTAATTACAGCAGACATAAGGTAGTCTCTATTCTATTAAGATATTGTAATTGTCCAAGTGATAACCATAGAGTCATCTACTGCTTTATTTACGACAAGGAAAGTCGTTCGACAAAGTAGATCACCTGTGTTCGCTGCAGCATCATTAAAGATACCAGCTTCAGTGATCGCACCAGTACCAACTCCAGGAGCATAGGTAGCAATATAGGTAATAACGTTATCAACAGTATTATCTGAATCAAGAACAACACGAGTAAGCTCAGTTCCTAGAACTGTGTCACTTAATGTAGCTGCAGTTGAACCAGAACCAACTGCCATATGAGTCATTACGTCAGTCTGTGCTGTATCGTTCATACGCGAGGCAATATAGTTCCTACCAGTCTGTACGACTAGGTTTGGAATGTTTACCTTATCCTTAAGCTTGCCGTCTGGGCTAAATATCTCAATTGAGACTTGACCCTTGGGGCTAACTTGCTCGTTCATTAATGGCATTTTTTTCTTCTCCTAGGTAAATGAAGTTAATCCTTCGGAATAATCTTCAGCAAAATAATCTTCGGCGTAGATATCACCTAATATCTCTATAACGCCTGAATCATTACTATTTATGACTTCTGTAAGCGGTTTTGCGTAACTAACTATAGCAAGTTCTGATATAGCTAAATTCTCTACCAGCTCCTTCATCTTAGTAATTGCGTATGTTAATTCATCGGTACTAAGTGCTGTATCTCCAAGAACTTTAAAGAAGTCTTTATATTCTGGATCTGGAACGTTTACAATCTCTGAAACATTCTTATAGAAATCGTAGAACCAATCAGTAGTTGAAGCATAGGCTACATCTTCACGTGGCTTATACAGTGTCCAAAAATTTAGATCAATTGTATCGATAACATCTTCTTCACGGTTAGTGAAGTAACGACGTAAGAGCTCGAACGCACGAGACATATCAAAAGAGTTATTAATCTCGAACTCACCAAACATAGCCATGCCAGCTGGGTGAACTGTCTTATTAACAATATCCTTGTAGTTATCAAACTGCTGGGATGATCGAATAAGGTAAGAGAACTGCTGATAAAAGAAGTTGTCTTGTAGATATATATCGTCAGATAAAAAACCATTATTTGTAGAATATTCCCCACGATACTCTGCAAGAACTGACTCAGAGAATTTTATAATTGCTCGTGATGGATATGTAATCTTATCCCCTGCAGGGTTTTGTGATATAATAAGATCAACCCCGCCAACTATTTCTGATCGAGGAATGATCATAGCATAGAACTCCGAAGAGTATCCTACACCAAAGTTTATAAATTTAATTTCTTCTAGAGCACCTGTTCCAGCATCTACCTTAGTTACTTTAAACTTAACGCCATCCCCATCTGATATGTCGTTAGCGTTATATCCTGATTCACCAGCATCATTTGCTTGAAAAATATTTTTTAATACAGCAAAGTCTGGCTTGCTTAATACTGGGGCAAAGTAGGTATTGAATAAGGCATAACCTAAAGGGTTGTTTGCCAGCATAAATGCAGGTGTTCTGAGTGTATCGCTCCACTCTGGGGCTAGAGATTCGTTCTCCCAGAACTCTTTCATGTCCCACATTGACCAGTTAAGAAGATACGCATATTCCTTATATGCTACAACTGCTGCTTCTGGATCTGTGTCCCAATCTACAGCATAGCCGGAGGGATCAAATAAGCCTGCGTCGATTACCTCCTTCATAGCAAGGTGAAGAGCTGTGTTTTGCCAATCGAAAGCAGGACTCTGTTGAAGGAGTGTCGTCAGATAAGCCATTGGTACTTCAGCCTGTGAAGCAGCCACTGCACCTGGAATACCAAAGTTATGAATAGTATGGAACACGTGCTCCATAATTTCTTCAATGTCTCGATCACTTGTTGAGGGATCTGGTCCTGAAACATTCTTATACCATACCATATCATCTTGGACATGGGTATCATATAAACCATTTAGGTTCCAATATTCAGTACCAGCATCAGTTAAGAAAGCTGGGGTATACTCTGATCCACCACCATATGCAATTCTTTGTAGTGTTGGAACTCCCGGGTGTGTAAGTGTGCCAGAATCGCCTGAAAGGGTTTTAATTAAGTTTCTTTGATCAGCCTCATTAATACCAGCACCTGTCGGATCTGTCAGTAGCTCAATAACTCTTGCTGTCTTCTTAACCCATTCGTCTGGTACAGAATCCTGACCGCCAACAGCGCCAGCTGATACGAGTCGAATGCCGTTTACTGTAAGTTCTTTCTGAAAGAAGTTCTCAGTAGCTCCAGCAATTGTATTTGCAGTACCTCCCATACCAGAGTGATTAGCACAATAGTAATATAGGGCAGGAGTATTTGCAGTAAGAACAATTTGTGTATATGCTCCTGCTGTACCGGGTGTTCCTACATATGTTACACCCGTAGTATACTCTGTTCCGGTACCGTGGGTACCGTTTGCCGTCTCTGAAAATTTAATTGGATGGAATGAATTACTTGAATCTGATTGATCGAGTCTATAGGTTCTTTCTTCCACCAAATCTAGGTCAGGGCTTGCACCTGATAATCCGTCAATATAAAACTTATTTCCTGTACCATAGGCGTTAGTACCTGTAGCAACCGTTACGTTTTTTCCTATAAAGGTAGCAGAAGGTATAGAGGTTATAGCGATTAAATCGCCGGAATTATATTCTAAATCTTGAGATTGTGTAACGTCGACAAACTGTGCAATTCCAAAGCCTGTACCTGGATGATAGATCTCATACTTGTTTAAGGACTCGACAACAGTAGCCTTAACACCATACTGATCTATCGTTGCTCCAGTAGTAACTCGCCGAGTGTTATTATCCTTTGTTATAAAGATCTCATAAAAAGCAGTTTCTTCGACACGCCGTATTCTTTCTACTTCAACCTTAACAACCCTATCAGTTGTGGTTACATCTGTAATGTTAGCAAAAAGGTCAAATGGATCACCTTCTGTAACCTCAATAAAGATTGAATTCTGCTGGATCCAACGCCCGTCTGAAGCTACAAGGATTTTTTCTTTAGGAAACGATATATCAATATCTGTATCATATAGAAGTCGAAAAAGAAGTTTAAATGATTCTTCAGAACCTTTTGCCTGATAAAACTGAACTATATTTTTATAGAGATTAGTCTTATTGGCTGCTAGATTAGTAGTAAATCCAGCTCCAATTTCTTTTTCTACCAAAGATATAAAGGTATCTACAACTGTATCAACATCTTTATTTGCAAGAATGTTGTTTATTACATAGGAAGGTCCTTGCTCCTCGTGCATAAATCTATAATATTCTTTTATAAACTCAATTAGTCCTCCTGCATCAGCTATTAACTGACGCGGGATTAACGATTCGAGTTTACTCGATTCTATATTAGATCTTATAGTCATTATTCGTGTCTGCTAAAGGTTGTATATGAGGATGCGCCGACTGAGCCGAGAGCAGCAATACTATCTGCTTCGCCTGTTATAACAATGCCAGGAGTCTGGTCTTTTTCAATCGATACTAGCTGATTAAACTTAGGTGCTATATCATTTGAGTCTGGATCTACAAAAATGAGTAGAGTCGCTACTGAATCTATTTGAATCTGTGTTAGATTAACCATGCCAGTAGTAGGTGTGATTGTTCCTGCTGCAGAATTTACAATGGTTTTTGTTGAAGCATTACGTATCTGCACGATTCTATTTGGGTATGTATCAGAAGCTATATCAGATAGCTCACACTCTTGTCCAGCATAAGTAAACTTCGAAGAAGAAAGCGTTTGTTCTGTACTTGAAGTCCTATATATCGGAGAAGAGAATTTAATAGGATAGTCGCGTATCTCACCAGTTATAGGAGAAACGTGCTTGTGCATCTTTAAACGAACTGTAGAGTTTAAAATGCCTTTATCAGCATTATCAATTGCTTTTAATAACTTGGAGAATCGAAGCACGCCGTCAAATTTCTCTAGATTAACATCGTTATAATTTATTATAGCATCCTTAACCGCTAGCTCTAACTGAGCCTTAGATTTCGCTGTATTATCTGCGTCATACTTAAAGAACACTTCCATTGTAATATAGGTGAAGTCGGGGTTAACGATTTCAGTTGTAATTGATCCTACGTTTTTAGTAGAGAGAAATCGATTTATTATACTTTTAGTAGTAGTCGATAAATAGTCCCCGGTTGTAGGCTTAATTGATATAAACACTTTACCATACGTTGGTGGATCGTTTACCTCACCACCCCATACAGATATATCTTCAATAAAATCGTATTCTAACTTAAGTATAGCGTTATAGTCAATAGATGTTACTGCACGATTCTGACTCTGAAAGGCCTTAGGTGCATTAAACTTAATTGAATCTATATCTTCTTTATCTGCTCCAGAAAATGTTTTAATAAATCCTGTCGAAAGAGCAGCTGTTGCTCCAGAAAATCCCCCAATAGTAGCGTCAGTAGTAAACGATGATGCACCGTTCGCTTCAGCACCATTGGTCTTAATATAAGCTATGTCTACTACCTGACCTGTTGTTGGCTTACTACCTATAATACCATCTCCAAAGTATACTTCGTACTCACCGCCATATCCCTCTTGTAAGAAATACACACGAGAGTCAGATTTTACATCAAGGATGTTGTTAAAGTGGGTGTAGATCTCAGACGTTTCAGATGTAGCTGAATCCCGTACGGCAACAACAAGAGTAGAGGTATCAACTTTGTTTGTTGGTATTTTAAACTTCTGATTTTCTATTTGTCCGTTTACACGATAGGTAAACGTTTCGATCTCACCCTCAAAGATTGAAACATTTTCAAATACATAACGATTTAAAATATTCTTAGAAGTAATATAGGATTCGTTAGTTATAAAGGTAAATTGCTTAGATCCAATTAGACCAGAGAATACTGTTCCTCGGGGTATAGTTGCAAAGGTATTGGATCCCGCTGCGCCTATAACGGTAACATCAATTTTAGCCTCAGATGACTTTGAAGAAGCTGGTACATATCCTAGGCTTTTAGCATGAGATACTACATTCGCACGCATCTGTGCTGTATCTAAGAACGCCTCATTTGCATTAGTGTGAGCTAGTAAAGCATTATATTGGGTATTATATGCAAGGATATCAAGTAAGACTGCCATACCTGATCCATCGAAATCATAGTCAGCAAACTTATCTTGTCCTTGCAGATAAGCTTTTAGATTGACCTTAATCTGATCAAAGTCTAATTCAGTTACGTTCTTAATGTTCGCCATTATCGAATTCTCTCTAAGTAAATATCTATATCCACTAGATCAGGTACGTTTATTATAGAAACTTTTACAGAAACAAACACAGCATTTTCGTCAGACTTATCACTTATTGATATACCTGCAAGTGATACTCGAGGTTCATGAAAGCTAATAGTACGACTTATTGATTCCTGCATAGCTGCAACTGTAATTGGGGTAAAGTTTTCAAATAGCTGATCTGTAATAGCACAACCAATGGATGGCTGAAAAGGTCTTTCGCCATATCCTGTAAGAATAAGATTTCTTACAGAGTTCTTAATAGCAGCTATGTCTCGCAATGGTACCAGATCACCCAGGTTCGGATGGGGTTTAAATCGGAGATCAAGATCAGAGAAGTCACGTGAACGAGCAACAACTGAAGCTCGTGTAAGTTCTAAACTTTTATCTGATAGGATTTGATTACTCATAGTATCTATTTATGTCCTTTAGCCAATCGGTTTAGAGGTTGGTGTGCCCTGTTGGTTAGAAGTATGCTTATGATCCTTAAGAGATATCGAACCGGTCTTAACATCCGATGTAGATGTAATAATACCACCAGCATTGATTGTAGAACCCACAGTTTGTAGACCAGAGATAGCAACATTATTGTTAATCGATGTATTGCCAGATGCAGTTGTTGATTGTGCACCAGATATAGTCTCTGTTAATGCTCCTGATACTTCAAGAGTCATATCTTTTGCTATTGTCTGTGTAAAGTAATCCCCAGTAGTAAGAGTCATGTAAGTGCCTATACCCTGAGCTAAGTATTCTGTTATGTCCAGAGTCATAAAGCCTTCAATCTTCTCAATAACGTTCTTCTTAACCGTTTTAAACTCTGAGCCATGTATAACCTGGGTAGAGTCACCGTATATGTGCTCTTCCTTATTACCTTGTATCTCAGTGTTACAGTTACCTACAACAAAGAGATTGCAGTCACCCTCGACTGTAACACGGGATGTACCTTTTACATTTACATACTCATCACCCAATGTTACTTCATAGTTGTCTTTAACAACCTTCAGTACACGTGATCCGTCTGGATGTATCTCATAGAATGTACCAGATCGGTGATGCTCCTTAATACGCTGATAGTCTGCAGTATCATCTACTTCGAATACGTGTCCTGACTCAGACTCTGTAACCTTATTAAACGGATATTGGGGTTTAGATGGTGAAGGCGGCTCGTCAAACTGAAATATGTTAACAGGATCGGTGTCCTCTTCTGCCTCTAATGCAAACGGTTCTGCCTTTGATTTAGATTCAACATATCCTAGATCGGTATTCGCATCTGAGTTAGCTACCTTACCTACTCGGATAGACTCCTGATTTAAATTGGCCTGTGTAGCTAATCCACGAGCAGCTTTATTAACATCAGACTCGTTTAAATAGTTTGTCTCTACATCATCTGTCTTCTTAGGGTAAAGACCAGCAGGATCAAAGAAGCCTATAGTTGTATCAGCTTCAGTAGTATTCAGTGCTGCAATAGAACCTAAAACGATAGGGTCTTGCGCGTCTGTGCCATCACGGAAGAATCCAACTATCCACGATCCCTCAACTAATCCATGGGGACTGCGACCGACACCAGATGTGCCTGAATCAGTTGTAGGCATCATTATAGTTGCCCATGGAAGGTCTTCAGTGGGCAGTAACTCCTTATTTGGAGTATGATAACCAAAGGCACGTATACGTACTCTGTTTAAATAGAGAGGATCTGCTCGGTCTTCCACAACACCATGAAACCAAACAAACTTTGTATCCATAAATTTATTCATCGTTTGTGCACCGAATCGCGACGTACCTTCACTTGTGTAAAGTAACCAAGACTATTAAAGGTATGTGTGCTTGACACTATTAGATAGCGTCCAGACATAAACTCATCGTTCTGTCTTCCTGCTCCTTCTACCTGTCCTGTCTTAGGAAAGTTTAAATTGATTATAGATCCGGGTTTTAATCGCGAATCACCATATAGTTTAATTGAATGCTCTAGCTGTTCTAAATTAGAATAGACTGATCTCTTTGTTGCTTCTTTATATGCACCGAATTGATGATAGTTTATATCGCCAGTCTCTGCCATGGCAAGTGAGTTCTGGTTTATAAAGATATTACTTGTCTCTTTGAGTGTCGTAGGACCTACACCAGATACTGTAAACGATCTATTCCAGACTGGATCTGATTCCTCCCCATCTATAAGTGGGACCTTGTCTTCATAGGCATTAAAATCTATTCGCTCATATGTCTTATTTGATATATCGAGCTTATGCGTACGCGTAACATATGATCCATTCTTCATAGACTTATATGGAGAAAAGCCTATGTTTGATGCTGATTCGAGTATACGTAGTCTCTTTTCCTCAAATGAACCTTCTGTCTGTGACTCTTGTGTATAAAAATAACCTTGGGAATAGTTATCAACTATGTCAGACGTAATCATTTTATTATAAGAGTTTAAAACAAATGCAGAGTCATGAAAGGTCTGATATGTAAAGAGTGGCGAACCATTAGGAGTCATACTCTTCTGCAGTACATTTGATATAGCATCGGAATATGTTAGCTTAGGCGGAATAAACTTCATTGTGCCTAGACTCTGTGTCTCTTGCTTATCTATTGTTACCCCTACTTGTCTGTATAGTTCTTCTATTATCTCAATAGAGGTACCAGATAAAGGAGAAGAGATACGGCGAAACTTAGATACTAGTCCAAAGGGAGTAATGCATCTTATACGATATGTAGCAAGATCTGGTTTAGGCTTACCGTATATAGGTATATCAAGAACATGCCAATCATTTTGTATGTCGATTGGGGGAGAACTCTTATCATTCTGCTTACGCACAACAGATACTATCTTTTCATTACCTGATATGTTTAAATCTTCAAAGAGTGATATACCGTCTGATATATCAAATTCTGCCATAAGAGTTTGTTGAAAGATTGATTCATATACTCTCATTGATGTAACAAGCTGTGATATGTCTCTTTCTTTACCGTTTGCTCCCTCGATCGTTACTGTTAGCCTAAAAGAATCAGGCGATATAGCAGAAAGATCTGTAGGATGTAAACCTTTTTGGAGGGGCATATTCTACTCTTAAGAATTAATGAGTTTGCGATAACGAGTGGCAAAAGTATCTATAGCAGCAGGATTAATAACCCTAATTGATAGCTTAGCTTCGTTTACCTCTACCTCGTGCTCAAAGTTAGTCACAGGTAACTGGTTATCAGAGACGTTAAAGTTTAAACGATCTATTTCTCTTCCCTGTGAGTCTACATAATGATGTGGCGCATCCTTTTCCTTTGTAATAAAATGGTTAAATTGTGCGCCCTTTGCAAATGCTAATTCAGAAGTTAGAGTAATAAAGTCTTCGTTTATAAACGTACCAGTAACATTGGAAAGTATAAGGCTGTTTGTAGAATAATTTATTTTTGCTATCTTACCAGTTGCATCTGATGTAAGACCCTTAACAGTCTCTCCTATTACGAGAGTAGGATAATTATATAGATGATGTGAATTACTTGATACCCCAAGCTTAGATTCCAAGGTAAGAGCAGTACGGAAGTAGGTCTCATCGACAAAGTTAGCTAATTCCTGGGAAGACTTAGGCCATTCATGTAATCCATTGCTTAGATCCTCATTGACTACAAAGAATGTCCAATAGTATGCTGGAGTACCATATAGCTTCATTGATACCTGATCGGGTCTTGCCCCGTCATTTACCTCGAAGTAGCGATAGGCATTTGCGTTATCCATCTCGCTTAGATATGCACGAACATTACGACTTATATCAATAATAACGTTCTTTTCGTCTGATTCTTCATCAAACTGATACTGAACTAATGGGAACGATTTAAAGAAATTTAGCATTAAGCTTACTCCGGCACATCAGCACCAATATCATTTTTAGTAAGAACACGAGTCTCTTGGAAAGTAAGAGATACGCCTACCGATATAGGTGCACCTCCATCAAAATGCATATGGGCACTTTCATTAAAATTAGTCTGAAGATTAGTTAGGTTGCACTCAAATATTCTAGGATAGTATGGATTCTCCTGACCATTCTGTGTATAGAACTTAATTGAGAAGGTAGAGGGATAGGTTAGAATGTAAGAACCTACTCCGGCCTCTGGATACATTTCAGAGCGAAAGAATTCCTGGATCTTACGAATCTCATCTGACTCAGATGGATCTTCTGCAACAAGGGAGAAGTTAAAGCTAAACGAACGTAGTGTCATATTCTGAAATGCTACAACAGTATTAGGGTTAGTAGCTACACCTTTAGACATACCATACATATCAGAAAGGTTCTCAGCTCCAGGTACTAAATTTCCTAGACCAGAATCTTTTGCTATTTTTAAACTCATCATGGATCGAAGATCAGAATTAGATCCTTCACCATTGATCTGTTGGTTTGCTTGCTTTGCTATCTCTACACCAGACCTACCTGATTGAACACCTTCCATAAGCTGATTGCCAATTGGTCCCATATCCATAGACCCAAAACCAGCACCGTCTGAAAAAGAAACACCTGGCGGTTGATATAGAGTCACGTGGCCTCGAGGCTGTCCTCCACCACCGTACTTATAGCGGTTAGCGGTTATTCTCATAAAAGGGACGTTGGCTCCGGCCAGATGAGATGGATATATGTATTCGCGAGGCATATCGTGACCTTATAAATAAATTAGAAGTACTCTATCTATTTATGGTGTTATGGCAAAGACTTATAAAGGCAAATATAAATTAAAGAAACCCGAGAAGTATCTGGGTGATCCATCCAAAGTAACATATAGGTCTTTATGGGAGCGCCAGGCTTTTCGCTGGTGTGAAGACCAAGATGCAGTTGTCGGATGGTCTTCTGAGGAAGTAATTGTTCCTTATATCTGTAGGACTGACAATAAGCCTCATAGGTACTTTATTGATTTAAAAGTAAAATTCTCTGATGGAAGAATAGTCCTTGTAGAGATTAAACCTAAATCACAATGCGCACCTCCTAAGAAGCCTGCCAGACAAACTAAAAGATATATCTCAGAGGTCATGACCTTTATTAAGAATGAATCAAAATGGAAAGCTGCTGAGAAGTACGCATCTAACCGTGGATATCATTTTGAGATATGGACAGAAGACACCTTAAAATCATTAGGAATAAGACTCTTGACTGGGTAGTATATCATCCCTCCTCAGAGAAGACTCTCTTATTATATCATATATTCATAGGAATGTAAACAAAATAGCATAAATAGTACTATGGCAGATTCTCTATTCGACAAGTATCAAGCGCAAGCTTTTAAAGCTGGAATAACTCCACGTACAGATAGTTCTCGTGCTTGGTTCCAGGATAAGCTTAAAACAATGCAAGGTGTAAGCCGTCGTGGTCTTTTAAAAGATCCGAATGTAATAGAACGAAAACGTTTACGCTCTGGATCAATGTACATGTATTTCTATGATCCTAAGAATCGAGAGACCTTACCGTACTATGACGCATTTCCTTTAGTTGTTATGGTAGAAGCAGCACCTGGTGGATTCTATGGCTTAAACCTACATTATCTCCCACCGCCGCTTCGCGCTAAGATGCTCGATGGTCTTATGGATATAACAAACAATAAGAGATACGACGAGTCAACACGTTTTAAACTAAACTACAATCTATTAAAAAGTGTATCTAAATTAAAATGGTTTGCTCCTTGTTTTAAAAGATATCTATATAAGCATGTAGAAGGACAAGCTGCTATGGTACAGGCAACAGAATGGGAAATAGCAGTGTTCTTACCAACAGAGCAATTCCGTAAATCAGGCAAGAGAACAGTCTGGAAAGACTCAAGACAAAAGGTATAACAATGATTTTTGATTCTCCAGTCCAGGATTTATCTTCAAGAATATCAGAGCGTGGCGGATTAGCCCGTCCTAATCTTTTTGCTATTACGTTTAATGGTCCAGCTTCTATTAATCCAGATATGTTTCTTGTTAACGCTATATGCGAGTCTGCATCATTACCTGGTCGCTCTATATCTACTAACGAACATGTAACCACTAAGCATTCTACTAAAACACCTTATACGTTTATAAACGACGATGTAACTCTTACCTTCTTAGTTACAAATGATTTCTATATTAAGAATCTATTTGAGAAGTGGATGAAGCACGTTATAAACGACGAAGACGGTAAGATATACTATAAATCGCAGTATGCCTCTGATATGACTATAACAATGCTATCTCTTGATGGCAAAATGGTACATAGGGTAAATCTAGAAAAAGCATTCCCTATTTCATTTAGTGCTATGGAGCTATCTAATACCGCTGAAAGCCAGGTCATGAAATTTACTGTTACAATGACCTATGATAACTTTAAAAGTAACACTACATACTTCACTTTGGCATCATCATTAGCAGAGTTTAAGAACTCATTGTCATTCCCTAACCCACTTATGCCTTCACTCCCCTTCTTCCCTTTTGGGGATTTGGGAGATCAGGCTGAAACACTTCTAGCAGGTTTAAAATCAGAATTAGCTGGAGAGATGACAACTGCTCTTAACTCTATTACATCACAAATTCGAGATAAGATACTTGGTAATTCCGCATCTATAACAATACCATATGAAGGATCACTTGGATCTGTTATCTCACAAATATCTGGAAAGGTTACAAATATATTCGGTGCTGGTCTAGGAGGAACGGTTAATGAAGCAGCAAGTACTGCATCACAAGCTGTTATCTCTCGAACATCTTCAGCCGTTAAAGGTTTATCTGGTTAATCGTTAGACGTGTAAGTTATATAATTATTGGAGAATATTATGGCATTACCCAAGCTGGTCGCAGCTAAATATAGTTTAGAAGTACCGAGTACAAAGGAGGTAGTAGAATATCGGCCGTACTTAGTTAAAGAAGAAAAGATCTTAATGATGGCGTTTGAGACAAAAGACCAATCTCAAATGATATCAGCTCTTCGTGATACAATCGCAGGTTGTACAGAGGGTAAAGTAAAGGTTGATAACCTTACTATCTTTGATCTAGAGTACATCTTCCTTAAGCTTCGGTCTAAGTCAGTGGGAGAGACATCTACCCTCGGTATTAAATGCTCAGACTGTTCTAAGACAAGTCAGGTGGAAATAAATTTAAACGACGTCGAGGTTGAAGGAGATATTAAACCATCTGCCAAGATTGAGCTAACAGATACAGTTGGTCTAATGGTTAAGTATCCGACTGTTAAAGGGTTATATAGACAGCTTCAGAAGAGCAATGATACAGACTCAGCAATGTCAGCTGTTATCTCTTCAATTGAATCTATCTACGATGCTGAGAACGTTTATGCATCAGAAAATGAAACGGATGAGAGTCTAATGGAGTTTATTGATTCATTAACTTCTGATCAGTTTAAAAAGGTTACGTCGTTTTTTGACGATATGCCTAAGCTTAAGCATAAAGTATCTTTTCAGTGTCAAAGCTGTAAAGTAAAGAATGATATTGAGATCGAGGGCTTACAGAATTTTTTCTCGTAAGTCTTTCTCATGATTCATTGGAGAACCATTATAAGACTAATTTTGCATTAATGCAGCACCACAAGTACTCATTAACAGAATTAGATGATATGCTACCTTGGGAAAGAGAGATTTATATTATGTTATTACATCAGTATATCGAAGATGAGAACCAAAGAATAAAACAACAAAGTCGATGAGAGAGACGGTAATGGCTGAAGATAGTTTAAGTAGTCAACTAAAAGAGGTTACAGATCAACTTGCCGCTGCGACAGATGAGCAAAGTAGGATCTCAAAAGCCAGAGAGTCTGCAGAGGGGAAAAACAACAAAAAGAAATTGACTAATCAGCTTAGAGTGCACTCTAAAGAACTAGAAGCATTAAATAGTACTAAGAAAATGCTAAGTGATAAGTTAGCTAATCTTACTGGCCTTCCAAAGCTTGTGGAAGACATGAAAGTAGAAAAGAAAGATACTTTAGCAAATAAGACTGTTGCGCAGCTTGGTAATAAGCTTGAGTCTTTAAATGGGCTATTATCATCTACTGATAACTCTAAGGCATTACTGAAGTCGTTTGAAGAAACATCAGAGCGTTTAGAGAATCCTGATATAAGCTCTGAGGAAAAGGATCTATTGCTTAAGCAGATAGAAACAATTAAATCATCTGCAGACGACGAAGAGACTATTCGCGAGAATCGAAGACTATCAGAAGAAGGTAACTCTCGCCTGCTTCAAATGTCTAACGGTCTTGATAATGTAGGGGATAAGTTTGATAAGTTCTCAGATAACTTTAAGAAAGGTGCAGGACTAATTGGCGCTCTTGGTGCTATTGGCCTAATGCTATTCTCTCCGGAAACATTATATAAGATAATTGATTCTGTTATTAACTTCTTTGATGGTATGTACAAGACCATCCAAGCTATTATTGGTGGCGATTGGGAAACAGCAAAAGTCCTTATAGGAGAAAATATTAAAGGTATAGGTATTGCCTTAGCAGGATTCTTTGCTATATTTGGCGGATCTATTATACGAGGATTTTCTTCTTTACTAAAAATGGCTAGATCTTTTGGTCAAACCTTGGGTAAGGTCGGAAAAATCTTTGGAAAAATCTTTCTGCCCTTTACAATTGCTTTGGGTGCATTTTCTGCTATTACTGGCTTTATCGAAGGATTTAAAGAAGGTGGTTTAATAGGTGGTATCCAAGGGGCGATAACAAACCTATTTGATAATCTTGTTGCTGTTCCCCTCGATTTTATTAAAAATATAGTATCCTGGGTATTGGGTAAGCTAGGATTTGAAAACGCTGCAGAGATGCTAGAATCATTTTCATTCTCTGAATTGTTTACCTCAATGTTTGATAGTATATTCGGAATTGTAGGTTCAGCAGTTGATTGGGTAAAGGGAGTATTCTCTAACTTTGATATTGCTGAAACAATGCAAGCCCTATGGGAAGGACTAGTAGGTGAAGGTGGCTTATTTGATATACTCTTTGCTCCTGTTGATATGGCTATTAACTGGATCATGGGTATGTTTGCCTTTGAGACACCAGAAGAAAGTTTCTCCCTACGCGAAATGATTGGCGGTGTAGTTGATAATGTTATAAACTTCTTTTCAGAACTGTTTGACTTCCTCCCGTCTCTCGACGAGATCAGTGCTAAACTTAAATCTATACTGCCGTCCTGGTTGGGTGGTGAAGAGCCTGAGTTTAACGTTGCAACCGCAAACGACGAACAACTAAGAGCTCAAGCAAAAGATAATGCAGGATTCTTTGGAGATGAAGCCGAAGAATACAATAAGCTAGTAGAACAAAAGAAAGATGCTATAGCTACTATAGAGACCAGAACGAGGTCAATGATCAGAGGATCTGATGAAGACCAATCTAATAATCTTATACAAGGCAGTGAACCTACCCCTCTAGCACCTCGTATAGAGCCCGCTACGACACCTGGAGCAGTACTCTCATCTACTAATACTATGATGGACAATAAAGCGCAAGCAGCTGCACAAACTAATATGACTATTATTCAAGCTTCAAGCGGTGGAGGTGGTGGTAGATCAGGTGGCAACATTAATTCAGCTACAGCTATAACTAATAATATATCACAGGGTATATCAGCTGACGACCTTCAACGTCTGGACTTTATAAACCCCTTCTAGCCACACATAAAAAAGGGAGACCGAAGTCTCCCAAAAAACGCTAAGTTCTTACCCTTGCGTTGCTAACTTCTGAAAGTAACTTAATGTATCCTCTGTGTCATCATTATCAACAGAAGCCTGAACCGGAGCTGGAACTGGAGCCGGTTCTGCTGACCATGGGATTGAATCAGAAGATTCGTCCAATGAGATAGATTCTGCAGTAGTCATAACTTGTGCTTCACCCAATACTTTGTTTAGGCGTTGCTTAAGTTCTTCATAGGTCTTATAGTTCTTAGGATCCATAAAATCCTGTAGACTATATAGCTTATTATAGATTGCTTCGATTTCAGTTTCATCTTGAGAGATTGCTGACATGCCATCAAATTCTGACTTGTCATAGTTAACCCAACCATCTACCTTACGAATCTTAATCTTAAAGTTTGCACCTTCCCAGAAATCAAAAGGATTAACTGGTTGCTCGTCTGCAAACTGAGGTTGCATAACATCCATAACTTTATCAAAGATCTTTTTGCCAAACTTGTAAAGGAATACTTTACCTTCGTTTTCTGGCTTAGAAGGATCTGAGATAACTTGAATATTCGCTACATAATGTAGACGACGCTTACGATCGCGAGCGATCTGCTTATCCTCATCCCTGCCGGTATTCCAAAGTACAGTATTCATTTCAGATACTGGATCTTGTTGTCCGATCGAGGTGAGTGAGCTTTCGATGTACCAAAGACCACCAGGACCTTGGAAGCCGTGATCCCAGTAACGAACCCAAGGGAGTTCTTCACCGGATGGGGCAGGTAAGAATCGAATTACTGCATAACCATTACCTGCTTTATCAGATGTTGGCTTCCAGAATCGATCGTCTACATAGCTTTTAGTTTGTTGTTGACCAGATCCAGCTGATTCTGCTGCTGCAGTAAGAGCTGAGATTGCTGATGAACGGTTACGCTTGAGGTCTGCGAATGACATATTATTACTCCATATAGTTTGTATTAGTATTACTGAATTATCCACTTTCCCATAATATAGACTACATTATACCATACTTTTGCTATGATGTAAACACCTTAAGAATAATTTTTTTCATTCTTTCAGGGTTCGCCATAACAAAAGGGGTATACTTACGAATCTTTCGTGAGATGTCAGGCCACACGATAGTTTCCGTAATTTCTTTATCAGCCTTATTCATAAAGCCGACTAATTTATTTATTATAACAACTGTTTCTAATGATATCTCATCCTGCATGTATTTTTCTACAATCTTAGGATGTACATCAATCTTAAACAAGTCGTCAAACGAGCTTATCTCCTCTGATAGTTTATATAGGTCTTGCTCAAAGATATAGCCAAGACTTTCGTTTATCCTAATCCAGTCATCATAAGGACCTTCGTTTGAGATCATATCACCTATCCACTTATTGTCTTTAATGAAGTGGGAGATGTAATAGAACTTTAACTGCTCTGCTGTTTCAAACCTTTTACCAACTTTAGCAAAGAAATACTTATCCTTTCTTTTCCAGAAAGACTGTGGCTTAGCAGACGTTTTGTAGTTATACTTTACTGCATCGTAGCTATCACTTTCGAAGTGTAGCTTAATAGCTTGATATAGACTGAAGGCTTGGAAAGGTTCCATTTGTCTCATATAGGAAGCATGGTTGTATTATGAGAGGGAACCTTTACTAAATTTACCCTAGCAGCTTCTGCCTCAATCTTAGAGTATAAAGAGGGAGAGATAAGCCGACCAGCTTCTTCTGGAGGGAATTGGTGGTTCTCACAGACTTGAACACAGGCGTCAATGTAGCTACTCTCTAAGCCTTTTGCCATCCTGTTTTCTACTTCCTCTGAAAACCTTTTCTTAGTTAAGATTTTAGGTTCTATCATACAACGCCTCGTCGGACAAGCTCTTTTCGAACCTTATTCTTCATCTTAGGCTTTGCTGAATTAGACTCTAATACGTCTTGCAGGGCTTTAACAGATACCCCGGACATGTAGGTATGAGATCCTACTTTAACACCCCCAACCCTCTTATATGTAGACGGTTTAAACTTCGTTGGCATAGCTATACTCCTCAGTCATTAGTTCCATTTATAAAATCTATGATCGCCTATATCATCAATGTAAGCGAGTGATGATGCCCAATCAGGTTTTACATAGCGTGCATGATAGTGTGTTGCACCTTTTGTAATGTCCTGATTAGTATACCAGAGAACAATAGCTTTCTCTGTTATATACTGTACATACTTATATGCCTTTCTATCTTTGGGTCTATCGGACTTACCGTCGCAATACCAAGAGAACTGGCATTGGTTAAGCAGTATCCTACCCAGTCTATCATACTTAGTTTGCTTAATAACCTCGCATATTGTAGAAGGATAACGACTATCTTGGGTTCTATTTAAAGTAACCATGGCAACTGCCATAATAGCATCTTCGTTCTGATTCCTAGCTTCATAATAGCTATTTAAAACTAAGCATTCAAAGTCTTTCTCTACGAATATATCAGTAGCATAGACAGTTTCATAAGGTGTGTGTTTTTCTACTACCTCAGGAATTACAATTGGCTCAGCTTTTACAGGGGTTGAATAATCCCATCGAGCTACAACTGCTAAGAGTCCGATACACGTAACAAGACACAGTCCTTGTTGATTCGCCCGTTGGGTTCGCTTGTCTTTGTAGTTAATTTTTGCCATTCGTTATCAATTTGCCTCGGTGTTTTAGACTGTACAATTGATAGGAACTCGTCTGGTTTACGTAATCTAACCTTACGTGATCCTCCCGCGAAGTTTTGCAATGAAGTCCCTTTCACTTCAAAGCCATTAACCGATTCACTTATGAATTCAGTTAACTCTCTGGTTTTAACATTAAATACATATAACCTCATAGAGCCAACAATCTGTATAGGGAATATTGAAACAATTTTAAATTCATTATTCTCTTTGCAGTAGTTTAACTTACTTACTTGCTTATCAGCAGCTCTAGGTTTCTTAATACGAGTCTTACGAACTGCCTTAGCTGCACTCTTAATCTTATCAAGATCAGATAGCATAGCTTCGCAGGTCTTAATCCTTTGCTTAAGATTAGGCTTAGAGACATGTGAATACGCCTCGCTAAGCTGCTCACACGTTCCGCTATAAGCTTCTGTGTACTCATCCAACCATACACTAAGGACCTTACGAACGTGATCAGCAGCAGAGCCAGATAGGCCGTGTACCTTAAACTGGGTATAGAGATCGATAGTAGCTTTATTGTCACCATCTATCCACTTATCTTCAAGATCAAGAATATCCTGCATAACTGTATCGTTAATCTTATTGATTAGTCTTTGCTGAGGACTGAGTGTTACTACGTTTGTTCCAGCATTATCTTTGTTCTCAGCTTTTTCCTTAACAATAGATTGACCGATTTCAATAATGCTGGTATAGTAATCCTTAACAATATTAAACCAATTAGCATATGGTTCAGGATAAGGCATATTCTTCTTAGCCCAAAATATACACGATGCAAAGTGTGGATACATCGTAAAGTGATATTCGGGATTAGCTAGAATAGCCTTTGCTTCTTCTTTAGAAAAGGTTTCTTTGATCCAGGGCTTAACAACAGAAGATATTTCTTTTACTTCTATTTCATAGTGGAAGTACCACTTAAGCTTATAGAAATCAACAATGGTCTCAGCAGCATGGATTCCAGTCTTAGGTCTTACCCTGACTGTCTTCTTTAATTGCTTTCTACCTATTGCCATAATAACCTCCTTTTGTTAATAATAAAATCATTATATCACACTTTTCTAAAAAAGTAAACATATTTATGGAAGTAGAAAATCAAACGTCTGAACTGAATCAACCTTAAAAGAACGCCAACCGGATTTGTTTACATCAAAGACCCGAATAACTTCTTCCGGCCAAGCTGTAGATGAATCCTTAGGCTTCATTGTATCTGGAATAGCATTCTCATTTAAAGTGCATGCCATTTCGCGAGATTCCCCGTTTACCTTAGTAAACTTAACTACGCACACCTGATCACGTAGCATTTCAATCATTTTATTGCGGTTCATTAACTTCTCCTCATTGTTGCATAATCTTGCGGATTATCTCCCCTTCCGACAGGGACGAGATTTGATTTGTGCATTGTTGCGATTCCTGTGACGTAGTCACCGGAGTACTCTGTTCTTCTTGGCTTTGCTGTTGCTGCCGCCGAATGTTCGAGTTTGCTGCTGACTGCACTTTCATACTTCTGTTCCTCCTTGCGATAAATCGGTTTCGGGACATAGGGTATAAACTCCTTCTTATTTGAATTAACCGTAAACAACTTCTTACGTTCCTTCTCAATCTTTTCTTGGCGGTGAGCTTCCATTCTTGCTTCTTTTAAGCGACGAGGTGTAGACATTATAGTCCCAAGGACCCACGCAGATGAAATCTGCCTTTGGGCTTAGTAGGTATCTCAACGCTAGCATCTAAAGTAATAGCTTCTCTCAATTCAAAATCTAGGAGATCAGAAGCTTCTGGAAACCTAGATTCAAATTCATCCATGGTCATAACCTCAATAGGAAACTCTTTCCAGTTAACGGTATTCTCGATATTAGGTCCAGCAACATAAGCCATAGCGTCCTGGCTACGGGATAATCCTTTAACGATATACGTTGATCCACCCTTAAACTTCCAGTAGGCATTGCCCGAAGAGAATTCCCCGTCGGTGGTATGCGATCCGTAGTTTTCAAGGATCTGTGTTGTTACAACAAATGTTTCCATATTAATTCCACTCATTATCAAATCTAGTAGTTTCGCGATATATCTCACCAACAACAGAATCTGCGATTTGGCGAGCAACCTTTGGTTCAAGATGGTTATAGTTTTCGTCAAGCTCCTGTATCTCTTTCTCTGCCTGACGCTCTTGCTTAGCTCGAATGCGATCGATCTTCTTTTGGCAATCTTTAATAAACCTAGCGTTAGCCTTTTGCATAGTAGACTTAAATTCTGGATTGCCCTGAATCTTATGAACCGCATTCTTAATCATTTCGATCCTATTCATTATCGCCCCTCCCTCCGGCAAATGGCTCGAGGGTCTGGATCTATTTCCATTTGAAGAGAGTGTGCGTAATCTATCATATTGCACAGTGCTTTATGGGTTGTGAAATCACCCGCACCTTCTTCGACAAGATTTAAGAACTGCTTATAAGCAACGTTTATATCTGTAACCATTTTCTTATCAATATTCATAATTAAACCCCTAATCCAAAAATAATTCCCATAACCAAACCAACCGAACCTGCAATAGCTATTTCAGTAAGTACGTATTTAACCTTTTCCATAATCTTTGTCCTTTTCCTAATTTACGTGAGTATTATACACTAGAACAGGGGGTCTTGTAAACAATTAATTCGTCACAGTTCGTAACTTGTTAGCAAATCATCTTTCATAGAGTTGTACTCATCCTTGAGCTCCTTTAGCTTGTTCTCGTCCTTAGCCTTATTTGGATAGTCGTTGGCATGCTTTAAACAAAAATCGTGGAACGACATATTAATTAGGTCGTCATTAAACTCTTGGATGTACTGGCCCATCTTTGACATAGGTTTGGTCCTTTATTTAATTTATGTGAGTATTATACCCTAAAAAATACCTTTTGTGAACCCCCAAATCGTCATAGTTCGTAACGTAAATTATTATAAATAGATAGGCAATAACTATCCCCCTAAAGAGAATTAACTATGAAACGTTTATATCTCTTTGCTATGCTTTTGATGACTCCTATATTGTCTAACCCTGTATTGGCACAAGCAACTGGCACTTGTACTGCTGGAACCCAATACTGCGAAGGATCCACTGCGGAAACTGATATCACGTCGACTTCAACATCGACCTCGACTGCAACTACCACAAATACTAACAACAATACAAATACCAACACTAGTACTGCTACCAATAATAATACAAACACAAATACTAACAACAATACAAATACCAGTACTAGCACAAGTAGCAACACTAATGTTAATACTAACAATAACGTGATGAGTGGTGGCACTAGTAATACTAATGTGAATACTAATATCAATACCTCAAATAATACAAGCAACAATACAAGTAACAATACAAACAGTAATACCAATGTGAATACCAACACAAACACCAATACAAATAGCAACACCAATGTTAATACTTCTACCAGTAACAATTCTAGTACTAGTAATAACACCAATGTGTCATCATCAACTAGTGACAATACAAACGTCAACGTTTCTACATCTTCGTCATCTAATAATAACAACAGCGTTAGTGAGGTAACAACTGATAACACAAACAATAATGTAAACCAGAACATTAATCAATCACAATCAACTCAAACCGTGACTCAGAAAATAGAGTCACCTCCGCCATCTGCTATTGCTCCTTCTATAGGTGCTTCATTCTCACAAGACTTGTGTACTACAGGTGTAGCAGGTGCTGTTCAAACTCAAATATTTGGTTTGTCGGCAGGCAAGTCGGTTACAGATACAAACTGTGAACGAATTAAACTTGCTAAGACAATATACGATATGGGTATGAGAGTTGCTGCTGTATCTTTAATGTGTCAAGATGAGCGTGTATGGACTGCTATGAAGATGGCAGGAACTCCATGCCCTTACCAAGGTTTGATTGGCGAAGAGGCGGGCGTTGCATGGGAAGAGAATCTTATAGATGTGCCTGGTGTAACCAAACGCAGTGTTAGGAAAATGACCTCCTCACCTAACATGCCTAATTAATGAAAAAGTTATTTATAGCCTTAATGCTATTGAGCGGAATTGCTTATGGGCAATATCCGTCTGTGCTTGTAGACTTAAGAAATGATAACTCAGCAGTAAAGCTTGATATCGATGACCTCCAACAAGCTCAAGTTGATCTAGGGTTTGACTTTCCTTTCTATGATAACACATACGACAAAGCATGGGTCACTTACAACGGTGTAGTGAACTTCCAAGATAATGGTGTTAAGGGACATACTTTTTGTTGTAGTGGATACGACTTAGAAGCTGAAATGTACAATACCGAGCAATGGAGAAACGGTAGCAAAGCGGATGCATTGAGTTATTCTATTTTCGGTCTTTGGACAGACTTAGCAGTAGAATATAATCCTAACCCTTGGTATAAAACAACAAGCAATACTGCCACGTTTGGCTGGTACGATATACCAGAATATTATAATGTTAATAGATTAAATAGCTTTGAAGTAAAGATTTTTGACACAGGTGATATTAAATTTAGATACGATAAAATAAAGATAAAGTCGCACAACACTACGGTAGGTACAGCAGGTGATTTGAGTATTGGTCAATATAATGTTCTTGAATATAAAAAGAATAAATGGGTTTCTAATATTCCATTTACAATGCAGTTTAATACAGTAACAGGTGCGTATGAGAATGCGAGCGGTGTTGATTCAGTATTAGATACTGTAAACTCCACTCTATCTAATTACGTAGCTGTAGATGAATGTGACGACAATCCACAGTCGTGTGGCATTTTTGATCCTGTAGGATCCTTTGATGGTACTGAAGTCTTTGGTGATAATGTATTTGATTTTGTTGATGATCCTTCACTTAATTTCGGCCCGGATCCTTTTGATACATATCAAGATACATTGACAGCTGGTCAAACTCAAGAGGAGTTTTTTGGTGGTTCTTCTCTGGATGACTTTAACGGAATGGTAGCTGATACATTTGATGGATCAACACCTGATCTTTTTAATGGTGGTTCTTCTCTGGATGACTTTGGTGGTGGACCAGAACTAGACATGATGGAGCAAGAGTTCGATGAGGTAGTTGTACCAGAGATAGAGGAAACATATGAAGAATTTACACCTGAAATAGAAAAGCAAATTGTAGATGTAAAAAAAGAAGAAAATTACACGCAACCCGAAGTTATGAGTAATTCTGATGACAATTTACTCATAAGAGAAGACATGATTGAAGTCGCTGTAGTCAAAGCAGCACCTGTTAATAGTCGATCTGGTCCAGTAGCAACAAGGCAAAACGCAGCTAGAAGAGTAGACGCTGTGGCCATTGCTATGAACCAGATACAATCTAGTGCAAACTTAGTTCAGTCATCGATAACATCAAGCAACAAGTTCGCTTTAAACAGCATAACACAGGCACAGCAACAATCCCAAATTCAAAGCTTTAGTGAAATAACCGAAGAAAGCATTGTTGAAGACTTAATAGAACAAAACTCAGGTAGTATGGGCATGGGAGATAGCGGTCAAACTTTTAACGGCGGGAAACAATCTTTCGGCGAAGAGACTAACCTTGATTTTAGCTTTGGAGGGCCTTCTATAATATTTTCAGCACTATCAATTGAGGCAACTAATCAACAGTCTGATACCCAAGATTTCACAGACACTTTATCGTCATCTGGTGTAACAACTTCAGACCAGAACTTTGGTAGTCAAACTAATCAAGCCTTCTCTAGTGGTGGATCGATAAGCGATGCTCTAACTTCAACAGCACCACCTGATTTCTCACGTTTTAATGTTGCGCCACCAAGTCAAGAAGAACAGGAGACTACAGACAAAGCAAACGCACAAGCTGAAAATATGTCTGACGAACAACTAGAACAAAACTTGGACGAGTTTGCTAGTAACATGCAAGACTCTGGCGGATTCACAGATCAAAGCTTGACTGTATTCTTAATGGGTCGTAACAGTGCGTTTTCACAATACAGCGGACAACTACAAGATGTTAGCTTTTACACTGACAGAGGTATGCCGACGAGCAGTGTACAGAATGATAGAAACTCTATGCTGCGAATGATTGGCACAGATAAGAAATACAAAGAATTAATATCCTTACAATACGGGAGATAATTATGACAGAGTGTCCAGAAGAATTTGAAATATGTTTTACAAATAACGAATGGATAGAGTTCCATAACTACGTTGAATTTGACGATGCAGAAGCCTTTATACCTAAACATCCTATAGGCGATGCTGAAGCAGTAGCAAACTTTACATGGGAAATATTATTCTTATCCCCGTGGGAGCTAATATACATAGCGATGCCTATGAGCGTATTGGCTTGTTACGGTCTTACAATTTACTACACATTTAAATGGATTCAAAGGAAATTTTCAAATGGCTGAAGTAGAAATAGGACAAATGAAAGTATCAGGCGGAAAGGCACTAATTCTTATCCCATTACTAGGCACTATACTTGGTGGCATGTGGGGAGGCTTTGAACTGTATCAGAGATTGCTCGATGCAGAACAAGCGGTAACAGAATATGTTGCTCCTGATATGTCTGGTATTAATCAGCAGTTAGCAGTACAGGCAGAGACAGTCGGTTCGCTGCAAGAAGATATATCTCAGCAGTTTAATACTGTAACAACCTTATTTGAAAGTATAGCAGAAGACATAGACCGTGTTCGTGAAGACGTAGACGAGATGGATACATTCGTAAGAACAATTGACGAGTCTACAAATGAGACACAAAGAGACTTACGCAACGATGTTTATGGTATGGAGACAGAGTTAAATGATCGTCTGAGAGATCTAGATGAAGAGTTGCGAGAAATGCGTGATGAACTAGAAGATAAAATCGAGCGTATACTCGATAACCCCCTGAACGACTCAGAGTAATTATATAAATAAAGATATAGTTCTTACCTTATAAGGGAGTAGCAAATGAAACGCCTATATCTCTTTGTTATGCTATCAGTTCAAATGGATCGTTTATGATAGAAATCGCAGCAGCAGTCTCTATAGCAAACGGTGCCTATAAAACCATTAGAAAGGCAATGGATGCCGGAAAAGAAGCGCAAGACATGGCGCAGATGTTTGGCAAGTTTTTTGATGCCAAAGATAATATTATTAAAGCCAACCATCTGAGTCAAAATGCGCCAATTGCATCTAAACTTCTTTCTGGTACTAGTGTCGAAGCACAAGCACTTGAAGCAACAGCCGCAAAACATAAAATCATGCAACTTGAAAAAGAATTGCGAGAATATTTGATATGGTCAGGACAGGGTGCATTTTATGAAGATATGATGGCGGAGCGTAGAAGAATTATGAATGCACGAGCAGCGAAAGCAAAGGCGGAAGCAGAAAATAAAAAGTTCTGGTCCGATGTAATTACTATAGGGGCAGTTTGTATAATAGGAACTATGATAATCGCGGTTATGATTGGCTTACTAGTGTCTAACACCCCTTAGGGAAAAACATAAGAAAATCACCCGTTAATTATTAATACGGGTAGATTCAAGGCAAATCTACCCGTATTAATCTTATTATGGTTTCTTAGCAAATGCCTGAGCCCCAAAAAAGGCAGCAACAATACCAGCAACAGCAACAAAATATGTAGGTGCCATATCACCGAGAGTTGCCTGAGCTTGGTCTAATCCTGCAATGGATGCGACTACAACTGCAAAAGGATAAAGAAGCATACCACCTAAAGCAAACCATGCCATCTTCCTTTGTGCATCCCGCATTGCATCTTGGTCTTCAAGCTCTTTACGCCTAAATTCCATGTACATATCTTGTTCTTTAGGGCTTACTTTACCATCACCATTTGTATCGGCAGGATGATGACCAGATTTTTTTATTTCTGCTTCTGACATTTATTTTTCCTAGTTTGACAAGTTATAGATTATCTAACACTAAAATACATAGTGATTTCAAATCCAAGTCTTATATTTTCATAAGCTGGTTTAGTCCACATATTAGTCCCCTTATAGGTTTTTCCAAGTAAATGCTCCAAAGAACATTTCATCTTCGCTCATCTGACCCCACGGTACGTCTCTGCTAGGATCGGGATTCATTTTATTCTCTGCTGAGTTGTCAAATGCTCCCTCTACAAACAGTCTTGTACCTACAGGTAAGAACTTAGGCTCTCTCCACGTGTATGATAGTTGCCAAGCATATTCATATCTTGGTACATCAATTAGTTCTTCTACAGTGCCGTCTGGATAGAATGCAGTTGCTTTCATACTCTTGCCACGGAAGTGCATGTGTGGTAAGAATGTGTGCAGCATTACATCTTGCTTTAGAACTACTTCTGCTGTTTGTACAAAGTTAGGATCAAATGCAGGGATAGTTGTCCAGTTGTTAGGGAAGATACAAGCACAGTCGCCTGCCATTCTCTCTTCTGGTACTACACCTTCATCGTGAAAGTACAAACCAATTCTTGCTTCGTCAGTTCTTGCTCTGCCGTCTGGTGTGTAGTGTAACTGTAAGTTTACTGTTGAACCTGCTCTTAACAAACCACCAGTGTTCTCGTCATAAAATTCTGGATCGCCTCCTGGTACATATGCACTCACACTAGCGTAGTTCATTTCTTCTTGTCCGCCACCTTGTGTGCCTAAGATGTTGCCATTACGCTCTCCCGGTACACTTACTGAGTTTAGCATGTGATGCATTACTGTAGGCTCTGAAGGCAAAAACTCTGAACCACGAAGCCATTTGTCTTCAGTTAGTCCTAAGTCTACACCAACATAACGATATGGAATCGCAGAAGGACCAGCAGGAATTTCTTGTGCTGGTACATAGACAATCATATCAGGCTCACCGTGTACCCACTCTGATGTTGAGTATACAGTTTCTGTTAGCGGATCTCTGTCACCTTCGACAGGAGCGCCTGCATCAATCCACTGTACAATAGTCTCCATTTCTGTATGACTGAGTGTGCGATGATTGATAATATCCTTTGCATATTTGCGATCAATCTGCCCGGGTGGCATTTCTAATGTTGTAACTGCTTCACGGATTGCAGGGGCGAATGCTTGCAACATTCTAAAGTCACTCATTGCCCACGGTGCAATACCACCTTCACGGTGGCAGCTTTGACATTGTTCTACAAAGATAGGGGCTACGTTCTCTGCGTAGTCGATCTTTACATCGTCATGCGCTTCTGCTCTAAGTCCAAGCATTAGCAATAGAACACCTAATGTTCCTGCCGCAGCGTTTATTTTATTCATTTAAATCTTCTCCCATAATTGATAGTGTTACTAAATCATTTTGTAAAAGTTGGATCTCTTCAGTTAGTTCTTGGTATTCTTCCCAATCCCTATCTATATCTAACCTATTGCGATTATCTATTAGCAAGCTCAACTCTTTCATTTCTTTCATCTTTTAGCCTATTATATCCTTCGTCATCTAGATGCGTAATAGCAAGCCACGCGTGCGTCATCTCATCGCCTGTTCTTGAGCCACCCATTACCCACATATCTGGATCTGGGTTATTTGGATTGTCTGATGTGTTATCGTACCATTGCTTCAGAACAATCACTGCGCCTGCTGGTAAGAGTGGTGCTACATCTGGGTCATATAAATGACTGTGATGCCATGTTGCACTCCAATTACTTACTTGGCTAATCTGTTCTGTGCGTCCTGTCTCTGGATAGAATATTTCCAAACTTGCTGCGTTCATACGCAAGTGTCCATGTGGTTGAAAACTATCTAGTCTAACTGGATGATCAAAACTGTGTAAACCTTGAGTCATGTAGTAACCATTTGGGGGTATCGTAATATCGTCCTGGTTGCCTAGGCGATACAGACTCAAATCTTGTTTGTATTTCAATCCTTGGCTTTCCTCTTCGGTATATAACCAAAGACCAATCTCTACCACGTTGTCTTTGATAACTGATCCGGGTGCCATTGCTCCAAGTCCACCCGGGAACATGTGAATATCCCATCTGATTTCTGCGTTTCCTGGAAGTAGCCTGCATACTCCCTCTGGGACGATCTCTCCCCACTTTCCCATAGCATACTCCGTGAGCATACCTTCACGACCTCCGTCAATAACAACATTGGAGTTAGCGTGATGCACTACTGCTTTTGCATCACCACGAGGCTTTACCTGTACTGCTTTAATGCAGCGATCTTCAGTAAGGCCTGTAGGTACTAAATGCTTATGCCATAGGTCGTTACCGTTTGCCGGAATATCGATTGCTACACTTGGTATGATTGCATCTGGTACTCCAAAGTCTCCTTCGAAGCTCCATGCTTCTGGATCGCCTAGGTCAACTGACTGTAATACTGTGTCTGGATTGCCGTATTGAGATCCTTCATTGACCCACGCAACAACAGTGTCTATGTCATCCTGTGATAGTCGCCAGTCACCTTGCAAGTCTTGAATACCAATTCCATGATCGTATGCATAGGGAGGCATTTCACGGTTAGCCACTCTCATTTGGATAAGTGGTGCCCATGGTCTTACTTGCTCATATGTTTCAAAGCTCATAGGTCCAATGCCGCCTGCTCTGTGACAGACCACGCAGTTTTCGTTAATAATGCTTGCTACTTCTTCTGTATATGTTTGACCATTAACTCCGCCAGCAACAAAGCCAACAAGAAAAAATGTAATCATTGTAAGTAACTTTCTCATAACATCCTCCTTTATTTCTTTCGTTTTAATAAATCTATTTCTTTTTTTAGAGTTTCTATCTCTTTAACTAATTCTGTTGCTCCACCGGGTGCTACTGGAGGATGCGTCCAAGCTTCAAGCTTATCAATTCTTTCTGCTAAAAGAGGGTAATCAGAACGCCATTTAGCTTCTTTCTTAGCAATCTGTATATCATACTTGACTGCAAGATATTCCATAAAGGCATTTAGTTTCTTTTGAAACCACATTCCCATGCGGGTAGAAAGAAACCATTTACCAAATGCAGAACCAAATATGCCGGTAATGGCTGCTCTAATTAGCAGTATCCACACTATAGTTCGTCTCTTGGAACAATTGAGCTCCATCCAAACAATGATACTGTTTTCCAAGCTACCCATTTTTTCCAGCCAGAAACATGATCTGCTGAAACGTCCATTGCTTCTTTAAATACCTTATCAGCAACAGTTTTGGCTTCTGAGATTAAATAAGGATCTTCTGGAATGCCAGCTTCATCCATACTAGATCGATATTGTCGAATGCAATAATACATATAATCATGTACTACACCTGCTCTGGCAATATCAAAAGGGGCAACAAAAATCCATCCGAAACGGGGAACAGAGGCCAAATCAGTCTTAAACTTCTTTGGTACGGTAATCTTCATATTCTTGTTAATTTTTACACCAACTGCTTTAAGCGAACTCGCTTCGTTTTCGCTTAGACAATCTGAATCATAAGATAGAGATAGATCAAGAATCCAAGTCCTTGGTGGTTGAAAGTCTGCGTCAAGCAATCTATTAAATTTAGCCATTATTATTCTCCAATTATTATCTATCTAAACTCTCTAAAATTTCAAGTTTTATCATTAATCTTTCTGCACGATTAGTAACTTGATTATACCACCGTGAGTCTCTACCTTCCTTTGCTGCTTCTAACCAATCACCTTTAGCAATAGCAGCATTGAATTTCTTAAATTTACTGAGTCTCGGTCGGCCCATGTTAAACATCATGTTGACCAGAACCTGCTGGACCTCATCTCGATATGCTCCAAAGCTCCCTTCGCCGTATAGAGTGCAGCATTCGCTGATTGCAATGTCAAGGTCACGTTCGAAACACGCCCTGACTCGTTCTTCACTGACTCCAGTACCAACTCCCCTGCCGAATTCCTCATCACTTTCTCGGATAAGATGACCAACTCCGAAGGTTGGATAGCCGAGATGGTCGAGATAGATGTCATATACTACTCCCTCATCAATTTTTAGTTGTTCGTAGACAGCTTCTCTATTCATCTTTATCTGTTCCACTAACATAGTCTTTAGCTGTCATAAACTTAAGATCTTTATCTTCATCGGGGTTGCTTTCGTCTTCACCGTAATGACCTCGTTGACGATTACCATCTCCATTTAATTCTGTTAGGTCTTGCTGGGTTCTTTTAAAGTTTTTATCTTCTTTCTTTCCAAAAATAGCATCCCAGTTAGAATCAAATTTAGCTTGATTTACCTTACGTACTTTATCGCCTTTACCACCATGCCACTGATTAGTCATAATCATTCCATATATATTTTTTGCAAATGTGTTTCAAACTGCTCAACTTTTTCTAGTCTTTTCGGCCAGAGGATGTACTCTTTTTCTGGGTTATTCTTTAGGTTTGTTAAAAGCGGCGTAATAGAATTATATAGCTTATCTATCTTAGCCTGTAGGACTTGCACATCTGAGGAAGTTTGTTGCAGCTGTGAGGATGCTTGTTGTACTGCTTCAAGTTCTGCTTCGTCTACGGCGGTAAAACCAAAATCAAATATATCGTCCATTATAAACCTCTTTGTCGATCAATCCATTTTTTAACTCGCGGATTCTCTGTAGGCGTCTTCTTAGCCCAAGCTTTAATCTTCTTATATGCTCCCATTGCTGCACCTTCTGCATTAGAACCATCAGAGTTATCTAGAACTATAAAGGTAGTACCAAAGTAATTAGAAAATTTGCCGATGTTATTCTGAACATCTTTCCACATCTTACTTACCATGTCGTCTGGTAATGATCGATCTCGATTAGAGTTTCTTGCAAGAGCAGTTTCCAGATCAGTATTAACAAAGATCATAGCAACAGAATAACCGATAGCTCTTAGAGCATCTCCCTGCTGTTTAATCTTACCGAAGTCTTTGCCTGTACCGTCTATTACTAATCCAAGCCTGCCATCAATGGCTAGATCTAATTGCTTACCAACCAAAACCTTTGATTTGCCGCGGAGTTCTTGTCCTTTTGGAGAAGCAATATCGTCTGCAGAAGTAGTTAAGCCAGCTTTTTTAAGAGCAGCTTCAAATGCTGGATCAGAGTTGATCAGCTTAAAGCCTAAAGCAGTTAAAGCTGTTTTCCCAACCATAAAGGACTTACCAGAACCTGGTCCGCCGGCTAGGAAAACAGCTTTAAAGATAGAAGGATCATTAACACCCTCGGTAATATAATCGCTGAAAGATAGCATAGTATTCTCTACCAAGTTGATATAATACTATTTATACTATTTTATAGCCTTACTTTTCTTAGAAATTTCCTTATTAATCTTTTTAGCTTTACTGTCCATTCTCTTTGTAACCTCATCTGATGACATCCAAAGATCTTTACCATTAAGAATTGATTCTATTTCTTTTTCATTTAGAAAGTCAGCATAAACCTCTTTAAGAAGTTTCTCTGACCATGATCTCTCGTAGGTTAACTGATCGATCATTTCCCCGCCCTTGCCGATTGTTCCGCCAGAGTAGTTGTGGAACATAAACGCAGAGTGATTTGATATCTCTACCTCATCAGCTTGTAGAAAGATCATTGTCGCAGCTGACATGCAAGCACCTTCTACAGATGCTACAACAATACCTTGGCATTCTTGCAATACACGAATAAATTGGATTGCCGTATAAAGATCTCCACCGAAGCAATTAATGTGCAAAACAATAACATCGTTAGCACCCGCATTTCGAATTTGATCAAACCATTCAATGTATTCCTCTGGACGATCTAAATGGCCAGACAGATAATAGTCTGACATTCTACTTAATGGCTTATCAGTAAAACTCTCTTTATTCCTAAATAGATCTGTTAATTCTGCCATGTTAAATCCTTATCTGCCGAACATCTTACGGCGATTATATTCTTTAATTGTAGCTAAAAGCTTTTCTGTGTGATTGTCACGATGTTCTATAAACACCTGTGGTTCTTCGTTATCTACTGCAATAATAGTAACTAGCTGGGTAATAGGCATGCCAGTTCTTTCTTCCCACATAATAGCATATGCTGATTCCTGTATAAAGTAGTTCTCTACCCACTCCTTCTTTTTAAGTTTTTTAGATGTTTTAAAGTCAATGATTGATAGCTTACCATTCCATTCTGCAACGCAGTCAACACGACCTGCTAATCCTAGATGGTGAGAATATAAAGCTGCTTCTTGAGAGTATACCTTGCCAATACCATTATCTAGTACCTTTTGAACAGCAAGAAAGTTGTCCACAATATTAGGCATAAAACCTTCTGTGAAGTTTTCATCGTTGTCGATGTATTTTTCTATAATAGAATGTACTGCAGTGCCGCGTGTAGATGCACGATGTGAAACCTTATTTGCTTCATCTTCTCCTACCCTTTTTCGCCACTTTCGAATAAAGTCTTCTGAAAGAATGGATAGTACTGTAGTAACGGAAGGATAGGACTTACCATCAGGGGTTTCATAACGACGTTCGTTCTTAACAGATTTAGCTGTAAGGTCATCATAGTCTAGTTTAAAGTCAGCGTGTTGAAACATCATAAGCTCTTTTTCAATTATAATTAAATATTATACCACATTAGGGATCGTTTGTATACCCCTGTTTGACAATACGTTGCTTACGCTTGTCGGTATCTTGCTTTGTAGAAGATTTGCTTTTATTTGCCTTTTTATTTCTAGGATCAAATCTTTTGAACTTGGCCATCTTCTACCATCTGCTCCTTAGTCATAATATACTCACGAACAAGTCCGCTACGAACAATATCTTCCCAAGAAAATTCGATATGATCAAAGTACTTCATATTCTGAACAATATTTAGGAAATTAAGAATGCCTGATCTATCCCTTTCTTTATCAAAATCAGATTGGTAATAGTCTCCGCATAATAATAGTTTTGTGCCTTCGCCAAGTCGTGTTATAACAGAATCAAGTTCGTGGAAATTAAGATTCTGCATTTCGTCAACCACTACAATAGCATTTGAAATAGTTATACCACGAATAAAGGAGGTAGACGTAAATTCAATTAGGCTTTGATTACCCAGCTTTTCCCAGGCTTGTGAGTCCGCAAATAGCTCAGAGGTAATACCTTTATAAGGTCCTGCATAGGCATCTAGCTTTTCATCTTCATTGCCAGGAAGAAAGCCGATGTCGCGAGTAGGTACTACAGATCGAATAATAACAACCCTTTCATATGGTGTTTCCTTTGATAGCACATCCTCTAGAGCAAGATACAATGCCAAGAAAGTCTTTCCAGATCCAGCTGAACCAGATAAACAAAGATTAAATCCTTCCTCATATGATTTAAAAACCCTCTCTTGATTTTTTGTTATTGGCTCCAGCTCTCGGAGATTTTCTAGCTTTAACTTAAGTGTCTTCATATTGCGCTGGTTGCTATTTGACATTAATTGTATTATTCCGTCCCGCTCCGTCTTTTATTTTCTTAAGGGTATCATTCCAACCACCATCAGTCTTAGACAATATCCCGCCAACTTGATATGATATTAAAGGTGCGCTAATCTTCTGAGCTACTTCAAGATTACCACACTCTTCACACGGTACTTCTGATGGGGAATTCCTATCAGCTATTTTTAATAATTTTGTAAACGTATTCCCACAGGATTTACAGTGGTAGTCATATGTAGGCATTATATATTCCAGGGGGTTTGTTCTTCAATAGCATGCTGAGCTACCTGAACGTAATCCTTATCTTCTTCGCTTAGTGCTTGCCAGAATTTAGTAATAAGAGATACCGCATCTAAAGCGTTATTCTTATTATCTATATGATTGTTGCTTTCCATCATATTCTGGAGGTTATCCATACGTTCTTTTATCTTTGCTGGTATACTCACATTGCATTCTCTTTATCTTTCTCTCTATAATAGGAAATAAATTCATCCCACTGAAAGAAAGCTTGACGGAATGGACACCAGAATTGACCCTCATGCATTGCCTATTACCTCGCTAAACCAAGATGGTGTTTGTCTTTTAGTCCATCTCATATTAAACTGGGACTGCTTGCTTTTGTAGTATTTTCTATATGATCCTACTACGTCATTATTATCTATACATTCTGGATTAGAACCCATAGCTAATCGAAATGGTGTTAGTTTACCGGCGGGAATGTTATATGGGAGAAAGGACAAGACGTCTGATAGTACCTCTTCAGTCTTATGCATTCTGCCATATCGATATCGATATTCGTAGCATAGGGCTAAGAAGTGTCGATAGTGCCACATATAATTAGCAACACTTTCTCTTGTCCATATTGTACAAGGATGGTTTACATGAACCGGCTTATATAAGTACGGTTCTCTATAATCATCAAGCTTCCAATACTTAACATTGGTCTTGCCTGACTTTGAGGGGATAGAGGTTAACTGCCCGTCTAGGTATCGATGGGCAGTTGAGAGCATCTGTGCAGACTCAACGATCATTTTTACTACGTGCTTATCGCACTGTTGTTGAGCTGACACGACTGGGCTTTCGTCTAATACAAATAAATTCATAATATATATTATACCGCATTTCAGTTAGATTGTATACTAGATTAATCCACTAGTAATAAATGGCAAAACAACGATCAATGCCATGGTTGTTACAGGTAATAATAAATTACATATTACCTCAAAGGTAAGTTCTCTTTTGTTCATTAGCTTTCTTATATCTCCGATTAATCCCTTGTGAGGATATTTAGTTTTGGTTTCTCTGATGTGAGAATTTTAGGCCCGTTTGATTATAAGGCGGTGCCCATACCTCATCTAACCTATGCGGCTAGAGCAAATGCTTCATCGTTTGCATTTATAGAGTTTGTTGCATTTAAGGTAGCTCCCGCACCTATTCTCCACATGCTTTCAGTTGTCTGTCGAATCTATGAATAGCCCCATCAGAAGAACACTGCTCCGATTCGAACGGCGTCCTAGTGTTGTCCATCTGCGCTTCCCAACAGCACCGACAGTGTTCTTTTGGTGGAGCTATCGGGATTTGCACCCGAGTCCAAACTTCCTATTACATGCTTCAACGAATTCTTAGTTGTCAAAGGTTTGTCTAAATATTCTACCCTTATACTCAAAGGTAACTGTTTCACCTTTTTGTACTTGAATAGGTACTTCAGTACAATATTCTCTTTGAATTAGCTTTGGTTCAGAATTCTTATTTGCTATATCAGAACCTATAATAGCTCCAGCAATTGTAGCTGCAGTTTTACCAGATCCGTTACCAACTTGATGTCCTAACAAACCACCAATCACCCCGCCAACTAAGGTGGAGGAAGAAGATTTCTGAATAAAGATATCTTTTACCTCACATTGTTTTTGGTATATCGTAACATAACGCGGTGTAGTACCAACAACAACCACATCAGCTAAAGCAATACCCGGTAACAATGAAGCTATAAAAAGAAGCTTTTTCATATTTTTTCCTTTAACGATACTATATATACGTGTTACCTTATGTAACATTATGATATTTGGTAATATGTTAGCAATAATTACCAAATTGATCTATCTTTACGTTTTTAATATTAGGAGCATATAGTCTTTGCTCTACTCGATTCATACCAAGCAATGCCCGTACTTCATCGCGAATCTCAGGGCTTACTGAGTTGCCATATTTTTCAGGATTAAGCATGCTCCTAAGTAAATTGTGAACGCGTGGATCGATTTTACCATTTTCAATAAGCATAATTATACTCCAGTAATTTCATTGTAGATTTCTTTCCAGTTGCTAATTCTTTTTACTTTACCATCATAATGACTGTTATGGTTATGAGCAATAAGAATAGAGCTTAGTCCAAGTTCTAGACCGAGCTCAGCATTTTCGATTTTATCCTCTACCCAAAAGCAGCCAGTATCACGGTAAGGCTCAAGAGCTTCGTCTTTATCATATCCACATCCAAGAATAATAAAATCTTCAAAGATGGTTTTACCAAACACAGTTTCTAGGTTCTTCTTTCGAAGCTCTTGAGCAGCAGGATCATTACTAAGCGAAGTAATGCAATGGAACACGTAACCGTGTTCTTCTTGAAGCTTACGAACGTACTTAACAGCATCACGAAGAGGTGATAGAAAAGCGATTTGTGCGCTTTCGTTAAAATGCTTAATAATGTGCTTAGCTTCTGTTTTTTCTAGGTTGTATACCTCTGCAACATTGTAGCTAATTACGCTACTTCTAATAAATCCTTTGTTTGCCATCCAACGGTGGAAGTGGTACTCCCAGTCGAGTAGGACGCCATCGCAGTCAACTAATATAACTTTTTCTTTCAATTTAATCTCCAATTTGTTTAATCATTATACCATATAGGCTGGGGGTATGTAAACCCCTAATTCGTAATATTACGTTACGAGCATTTCCCAGCTTTTAGCGGTAATGCCAGTCTTGAAAAACTCGCGATCGTCTACGCTTAGCTGGGGAAATGCGTCTTGAAGCAAAGCACCAGCTTCATACGTAGAAACCTGGTCTGGAGTAATATCCAGATCCAGGGTGTTAACCTCGCCGTTGAGAATATTAGTACGTGTAATCTTCATATTTTTTTCCTTTATTAAACTATACCGTGGAAGCGAACTCGTGCACGGTATGTTTGTGGGTCAAAGATTGAGCCTCGAGCAAAATTAGTAGAGGGAGCATTGTAGCTTGCTGCCATTAAGATATCACCAATATTGAACCCTTTTTTAGGATTGTCCTTTTTGCACACAAACCCAATAACGCGTCCACCGTGTCTACCGTTCTCGATAATCTTGTCGTACTTAGAGCCAGATAATACCTCAATATCAATATCTTCTACTAAAAGGTGGGTGTAACCATTTGATTCAAAATCTTCTTTAATATGAGATATAAGGTCTGTCATAGCTTCTTGGTAGTTCATAATCTTAGCCCTTTGTTTAATTTATGCGAGTATTATACCGCTATATCAGGGTCTTGTAAACCCCTTAGGCACAAATAAAAACTCTAATAAAAACAAGGGGTTATAGCTTCGGGGGTTATAAGTGATTGATTTATATAGGAAAACTAAATCGTAACAAATCGTAATAAATGAGGGGGTGGGATCACCATCCCCCTCGGAAAGCGTCTTATCTTAGTGTAAGGTAAGAAGATCCTCTTTCATCTCTTGGATTTTACTGTCTAAATACTCCATCTTTTTTTGTATAATATATGCCTTTTGTGTATTTCCGGATTTCTGTAACTTTCTCATAAAATATCCCAATTCTCTCGAATCTTTTTTCAAACGCTCAACTTGTGGGCCATAAGACATAGATGTACCTCTAATTGCTTGTTTATAATTGGATGAAAGTTTTTTTCAGATTTCTCCTTTTGGTAGTTTTAAAAGTAAAAAAGGATCATAGCTTCAGAGAAACTAGATCCTTCGGTTTATGAGATAAATGTTGTACTCATAATAATATTTATGAAAATTTACTCTTTAATTAGGTCCGGAAATGCCACAAGGACTAGTTGTTTAGTAACACCCTTATAGTGGGCTGTTCCAGTCTTTTTAATAAGTCCTTTATCTTTCATTAGAACCAGTAGCTCAGCTTCTTTTGGATGCATGGTCTCTAGCAGATCAATAAACATCTTTTCCCGCTTAACGGCTTTCATTTTTTCACCAGGGCCTCCTTTAACAAAGAATCTAAATTTCTTAGCTGCTCTTTGTATAGAAGAAGGGGTATATCCCCACTTACCAGCATCCTCTGAACTATATGGTGGTGCACCTTCAGGAAGAATGAATTCAATTGAAGAATCCATGCCACCTTGTAATACTGTTCGCAAAGCAAAAGAGTTTCCATCCTTAAGGATCTGGACCTTTTCCTCTTTTGTTTTAGCCGTTGAGGCTTTCTCTAATATTTCGTAAACATATGCAGCCATTATAGGAATTCCCCTGCTGATTCAATTAGCATCTTACAACGCTTTTTAATTAGGTAGTTTAGTACCTTAGATGGATGTGCCGTTTTTTGCTTATTGTAAGTATCAATGATTGTTTCTTTTAATCCCGTAGGAGTATTGTTTAGGTCAATCATTGTTTTATTACGGCAGTAGTTTCTATATATCTCCTCTCCCATAACCTCTGGAAGCTGTTCTTCTGGCACAGAGAATTCAGCAATCTTTTTCTTGGTCATTGGCGATTGCCTAATACTATCAGTAAAAGTATTATCAGGGCTAAGAACATTAGGTACTCCATCTCCGGAATCACCTTTGAGAATATGCTCAAAGAGATAATTGGTAGGATTGGGATCGGTAATAAACTTCTTAGTCATAGGGGAGAATTGCTTAACGTTGTTATACTTTTGTAATTGGATAAAGTCTTTATCTGCAGATACAATCATAACTTCGTCATGCTGACCAAATTCCTGGGTCATTTCTACTAATTGGCCTATGACGTCATCTGCTTCACAGCCTTCTACACGAACTGTTTTGTATGGTAGGTTATCCCCGATCTCTTCAAAGACTAAATTAATGATTCTAAATATTTCTTGCCAATCGAGGGGAGAATCTTCTCTGTTACTTTTACGGGCTGCTTTATATTGGGGAAAGGCTTCTTTGCGCCAATTAGAGGAGTCATTTGCTATAACCATTTGACCGTATTCGTCACGGAACTTTTTATTATACATCCGAATAGAATTAAGTATCATATGACGAATCATATCTTCTGTAATCTCTATTCTTTGTACAACAATGTTAGCTATGGCAATAGCATTATAATCTAGGATAATCATCTGTCACTCACTTTTAACGATTTAATAATACATTATATCACACTTATTACGAGTTGTAAACCCCTAATAGATTTTCTTTATGCTATATGAAACGGGAGATATTAGGTTAATTTCTTGTCGGTGGTCTTCGGTATCTACAAAGATGAATTGGGTAGGCTTTATTTTTATAATCTTTTTAACCATAAAAGTTTTTTCTATGGTGTGCTGAATACGAGTACCGTCTACAAGTATTTCTATCTCTGCGGCAGGAACGGATATCTTAAGCTCCCATTCTTCTTTTATTAGGGTATACCACCAATTTCTTATGCCCATTATCTTTCCCCATCAGGATCGAATATATCTTTGTTTGCTTTCATCATCCGGGTTAGTTCCTCTAGGGTACCTTGCATCTCTTCCATATGATCATGAAGAACATGATATATTCCCTGATCCCTTAAAAGCATAGCATAAGTGGCATTAAGTATTATACCTAGGTCCATAATCATTTCAGGGCTTTTAAGAGGATCGTAGCCTTCTTCTACTAGAGAAGCAACAAGCATATCAAGAGCATCTGCCGAAACAGACATAAGGCCTGAAAGATTTTCATCTATATCAGTTGCTATGCCTCTTCTTGTTTCTTTTTTAGGCTTAGGCTTCGGAAACTGTATAACATTATCGGTCATTTGTGTATATGCTTTAAGTGGGCTTTACGAACACGGACTTGGATCCATCCATTATAATAGTCTTCGCGAAGAAGAGCATCTCTTTCAATCTGTTCTTTTAACTCCATATATGCGCATTCAGCTTTTGTTTTACAGAGGTGTAGAATAGTTCTTTTAAATTTATCTTTACCGTATTTTTCCAAGTCTTCTGTTAGCTCTCCAGAAGATCCGTGATATTTTTTCCAATCTGATTCAGCTTTATATTTTTTCCTTTTTCCTTTTACCTGTTTGGACTTCATTGACCAGAAGAACTTTTTACCAACGTACTTCCTTCCGGTCTCTAGATTCTCAATTAAATATACAAAACCGTAAATTACCTTTGGATCTAAATCTTCCGGTTCGTATGATATTGTCCTAGGCGGTAAGCCTGATATCTTTTCTTCTATTAACCACTGGTTCATAATTAGCTCATATAGGTGTTATATGAACTATTTATAGAACATTATTCCTCGTTAAAATCTAGATCTTCTGAAACTTCTTCTGAACAAAATGGGCAGAATTCAGGATCAATACCATCATATTCCGCCTCGTCTGATATCACTCTATATGTTAAATTACACGAACTACAGGTAATCTTCACTATGCACTCCCCCAAATATCTTTCCAATCTCCAGTTGTAGCCCCGCGGGCATAATCAGTTGCTCTGTTCTCAAAGAAGTTAGTATGTGTAGGAGCGTTAATCATTTCTTCTACCCAAAGTAATGGGTTCTTTTTAATCTTGAATATGCCTTTTAGACCTAAGCTAATTAGACGTCGATCACAGATGTATCGAATATACTTTTTAACGTCTTCAGGTGTTAGATTTTCCATATCTCCCATAGCAAAAGAAAGGTCAATAAACTTGTCTTCAAGCTCTACCATTCTTTCTGCAATGGTATAGATCTTGCCTTTAAGATCGTCATTCCACAATTCCAGATTCTCCTCAACATAGGTTCGGAATAGCTTAATCATGTTCTCGGCATGCATAGTCTCATCAACAATCGACCAAGTAACGATCTGGCCCATACCCTTCATCTTGCCATGTCGGGGGAAGTTAAGCAGCATAATAAAAGAAGAGAACAGTTGCATGCCTTCGGTAAATGCTGAGAAGGCTGCAATGTTAGTAGCAATTGTACCCTTGTCTTGTGTATCGTTAGATAGGTTCAAGAAGTACTCATGCTTATTGGCCATAGCTTCGTATTCTAGGAACTCGTTGTATGTAGACTCAGGCATACCCAAAGTTTCAATTAAATGGCTGTAGGCGGCCACATGGAGCGCCTCACGGGCTGCAAACCCCATTAGCATCATGCGTACTTCTGGCTGGGGAAAGTGCGGGAGGTAGTTGTTAACATAGCCACCAGCTACATCAATATCACCCTGTGTAAAGAAACGAAAGATGTTTGTTAAGAATCCTTTCTCTCCATCACTCACCTTTGTCTGCCAGTCTTTAACGTCTTCTGACATAGGTACTTCTGTATGTAACCAATGGCTTTGCTCATGCTTAAGCCATGCGTCATATGCCCAAGCATAGTTAAATGGTTTAAAGTAAGCGCGCTCGTCGGTTATCTTTGTTTTGGGTGACATCTATTAACCCTCACAAGCGAGACAAGGCTCGTCGTTTACTAATGCTGTCATATCTAGTTCCTTAATAATCTGTCTTTCTATTTTGTTTGATACTCTATCCGCTTTACCTAGCTTTTCAGATCTGCAATAGTATAACGATTTAAGCCCCTGCTTCCATGCAAGATAATGAGCTGCATGGATATACTTAATGTTAGAATCAGGTCGAAAGAATAAATTTAAGGATTGTGCCTGATCAATATATTCCTGGCGCTTAGAAGCATGATCGATTATCCATCTTTGATCAATTTCCATAGCAGTCTTAAATACGTCCTTTTCCCATTGGTCTAAAAAAGTTAGATGCTGAACTGATCCATCACTTGAAATGATCGAAGACCAGATCTCATCCATACTTAACTTTGTTTTCTTATCTTCGATCTTACCCTCTAAGACTCTAACCAGGTGTTTATTTTTGTTAAGATGGGATCCAGATAGCGTATCTTGCCGATACGCGTTAGCTCGAAAAGGCTCAATAGAAGGACTAGTGTTCCCCATGATAATAGAGCTAGAGGCATTAGGAGCAACAGCCATAACGTGGCTAAATCTCTGTCCTGTTCCGGCTGCGTCTGGTGCTTCTCCACGGGCTTTACCAATTTCGAGATTTGCTTCATCTAATTTACTCCTAATGTGCTTAAACATTCTTATGTTAGCACCGGTTGCCATGGCACTTTCCCATGGCATGTTTTTACTTTGTAGGTATGCATGGAAGCCTAAGGCTCCAACACCAATACTTCTTTCTCTCGAAGCAGAGAACTTAGCGCGGGATACCTGATCAGGTGCATTATCTATAAAGTACTGAAGAACATTATCAAGCATTTCTGCCATATCTTTAAGGAATAATCCATTCTTACTCCAGGAATCATAATGCTCTAGGTTTACGGAAGACAGACAACAAACAGCGGTTCTTTCTTCGTTTGTGGCAAGTATGATTTCTGAACAAAGATTAGACTGATGAACCTTAAGTCCCATATCCTTTTGGAATTGCGGAAGATGGCGATTAGAAGTATCGATATAATGAATATATGGTTCGCCAGTTTCCATACGCAATTCAATAATCTTTTGCCACAAAGCTTTAGCTGATACGGTATCTTTAATCTGGCCAGAGTGCGGATCAACCAGATTCCAACCATCGTCAGCCTCCGGATCTGTCATGGCTCGCTCAACAATTTCCATAAACCTGTCAGAGATGTTAATGCCGTGATGCAGATTCAAACAACGAACGTTTGGATCACCAGTAGGCTTTCGCATCTCAAGGAACATTACCACGTCTGGGTGAGATATGTCAAGATAAGTAGCGTAAGAGCCCCGTCGAGTGCGACCTTGGCGATATGCGAGGCACGATGAATCGTAAGTCTTGAGATGAGGCATAACACCCACAGACTTATCATCAGAGGAACGGATACCAAAACCAATCCCAACGCCACCGCCAAGCATAGAAAGCCAATTTGTTTCAGATAAGTTTTCAACTAATCCCTCTGCTGTATCGTTAATATAGTTAAGAAAACAGGATATAGGCATACCTTTAGATGAGCGACCAAAAGATAGTATTGGCGTAGAATATGATAGCCAATGCTTGCTTGAATAATCGTATAATCTTTGAGCGTGTTCTGGATTAGATGCGAATGCAGAGCTAACAAATGCAAAGCGTTCTTGCGGTGATTCTTCATCCTCCTTCATGTAACTTTCTTGTAGTCTTTGCTTACCTAACTTATCAAATAGTTCGTCGCGCGAGTAATCTATCTGAATACCCATGTATTCTGTTTTTGCCATTCGTATATCCCGCTCATGTTTTTTTAATAGAGTACTATTATATATTATAATCGGGGGTTTCGTAAACCCCTATTCTGCAGGTAATTCATCTTTTTTTTCAAAGTCTACAGCTTTTTCATAATATAGAATAATTTCCTTTTGCTGTAATATATACCTACGTAACTCTTGTAGGTTTATAGATAGATTTTCGTAGCTTGGTACACTTGTAGCAACAAAGACAATTTGACCATTGTCTTTTTCGAATTCTTCTAGAAATTCGTCTAAAGTATCTGGGGTAACAACATAGAACTTAACGTCGTCTAGTCCTACTGGCTCAGGACGAGCTGGGGTATTAATGATTGGATATTCAATCTTTGTAACTGTTACTATACGTGGTTCTGGATCAGGTTTGTTAAATCCAAGTAGACTACAGCTGCTCAGCAACAGGCTCGATAGTATTAACAGGCTTATTGTTTGTATTTTCTTCAATTTCTCTAAATACCTCATCAGTACCATTGTTTATTCTTGTCTGTATTAATCCAGGCTTTGCTATAGCTAATCTTGTTAAATCATGACGAGCAAACTTGCTTCTCATCTCATTTAATCCTGAATTCGCTTCTTGAAGATTTGCCTGAAGCTCAGTGTTCAATTCGTTCTGTCTCTCCATCTGTTCCTGCATTGCGTTTATAGAAGCTGTCTGTTGCTCTAATGCAGTATCCAGTATTGCTTTTTCTGCTGATAACCTTTGGATGGTAGCTTGGGTGGAATCATAATAGTACTTAGCCCCAAAGATAGCACCACCTATAATACCAAAGATAAAAAGAAATGCGTAAAGTTTAAGCACTAGCTTTTTTTCTCCTTTCTATAATGCCATTAATATGGCCAAGACCTAAGGATCTACGGTACATTGCCGTAATGCTATTCTTTTTTCTTTTATCGTTTTTAGGCATGCCGTTCGGGCTAAGATCTACACCACCTCCAGCAACAGAGTTAGCAGCAACCTCTTCTTCTACGTAATCCTTAAAGGGGATCATCTTTTTATTTCTCCGGGATTTACGAATATCTTTTGCTTTGTCTTTACATGTGTTACTTCGTATATAGGTGAGCCTATGACTTCCCCAACAGGGGTGCAGTTCTCGTGAACTAAAATCTTGCTATTCTTTGAGCCGATTATCTCTCCGGTCTTAGGAGATATAGCTTCGTATTGAAGAGTGTATACGCCAGGGTGTAATACAGTGTTTTCCATGTACCAAGTTGATTCAAACAGTGTATCGTCAAAATCAACATCCATCTTCTTTAGTACTTTTTTCATAGCTTCTTCTGACATACCAGTCTCTTCTTTAATTAAGAAAAGAGCAGTTGCCCAAGATGCTAATTTGCTTTTTCCGAATGGAAGTTTATTAAGCAGACGTTTAATATTAAACACGAGACGATGGAATACAGTATATGCAGACTTTTCGTCAGAGGTTTTAAGCTGGGACGATTTTTTAAGTATTTTACCGTCTTCGTCAACAATACCAAGCTTAAATGCGTCGGTCTTTTCCCACGAGGTAACAAGAAGCTTAATGAATCTATAAGCATAAAACAAATCACCTGTTCTTGATATAATGCTCATACGTTTCTCAGTCTCTCAACAATTAAAGGATCTAGTCCTATTTCTATTTTTTCTGATTCTGTTATATAATTTAGATAAAGAAGTACTGGCTTAATAATATCCCAATGATCTTCTTTAATCTTATACCACATCATTCTTTTAGCTGCTTCAATACCAAACAGGTTAAAGATAATTACAATGTGATTAATAAGTAATCTTTCCTGAATATCACCTGTTTGCTCATATCGGCTTATAAGCCTTTTAATATACTTAAACCTATTTAGGTCATCATAAAATTCTTCTGCATCTACACATTGGTTATTGGTATAATTGTGTGCAGCATACAGAAGAAAATTATCATCATTCAAAGTTTCAAAAAGCTTCATGGTTATCCTTAATAAAATAAAGTATTATTAACTTTATTTATTAAAGATATTACTTCTTCTTTTTCTTAAAAAAAGAAACTTCAGGCTCTTCGGCGACCGTTTCAACAACTTCTTCGACTTCGACCTTTACTTCTTTTTTCTTAACAACACCGTTCCAGGCATCTTGCTGAGCTTGAGTAAGTGTTCCACCCTTTAGCTTTTCGCCTTTAGCAGAGAAATAACCATCTGCCTTTGCAATTGAATCTTTTAAATAACCTGTCTTTTTCATTTGTTACTCCTTATTACCTACTTAGTTTCTTCTTTAGGATAGCTAGAAGGTCTTTTAACTCTCTTTTTTTCAATATTCTTGTCTGCTTCTTTATTGACAAGCTTTTTAATTGCCACATTCATACCCGCTCTTCGCGAAGAGCCCCGCCGCTTAGCGTCTTTATTGACATCAGGCATGCTATGCGATCCGCGGGATCTTCTATCTTGTACGTCAGCGTCTTTACTTGATTTTTTAATATAATTTGCTAGGGTTTTACTGGAGACTTCGCTAACTTCTCCATCTTCTTTAACAACTGTACCGTCGTCTTTTTCGCCAGACTTCTTGGTGTTCTTTGTATGCATATCTTTAAAGTCTTTTTCACCCTTTGCTTCTGGCTCAGCTACTTCTTCTACTTCTTCTACTGATTCTTTCTTAGTAATAGCATCAACGGTGTCTTTCTTCATAGTGACCTTATATTCTTTATCGCCAAACTTAAAGGTCTTGTCGCCTTTTTTAGCAGCGTTTGCAGCAGCACCCATAAACTCAGCAGCACCCTCATCAGTAATCTCTTCAGGTACCCAAGATGCGCGCTCTACTACTTTCTTTTCATTCATAGCTACGTATGCTGCAGCTATTGGATTATCTTTATAATTGTTCATTTTATCTCCTTAACCTACCATTAAATATTGCACAGCTGCAGCGCCGGCAATTGCTGTAAGACTTATCCAGAATATCTTAGTTATAACAGATAAGGTAATAGTATTTTTTTCTACTTTTACTTCGACTGTATCAAGCTTTTCTGAATGCCTATTGAGTCTTTCGTTCATCTGAAAGCGATCTGAATCTAAGCTAATGAGTTTTTCCTCTGCTCTTGCCAAAGAAATCATTGTTTCGGCAAGCTTATCAATCTTGCTTTCTATACGATCTAGTCTACTACTTTCGTTAGCAATATGTTCTTTCAACTGTAAATCAGCTGTGGGTTTTCTTGCTGCCATTCCAATACCCTACCTTACTATTTTAATTTTTAAGTCAGTAATACCTTTCAGTATTCTGTGATATCTCATTTTTTCAATGAGTACTTTATCATTTAAAACTAACTCAAATGGTAAACAGTCATCATATTGGAATTTCCATCCGAACCCTTCTAGTACCTCCACTAATCTATCTTCTTTGTCCCTGTGCCAAACTAGCTCAGATTCAGATATTTTAGAGGAAAAAGTTCTAATGTCACCATTCTGCTTATATGGTTTTACCAAAAGAAATTTCCACCTCCTGATAAACCGAGTTGCTTAGCATAATATGGTAATCTACAAGACCAATAACCGGCCTTGGTCTTATCTTTTTTCTGGTCACACTGATGTCTAGCTGCAAAAGATTTCCTAGCATCAGGATCATCTATATTAACAGACATACCAGGTTGACCAAAAGAAACCTTAATAACATTGCCTTTATCATTCTTTACATAGACATAGAACTTTTTACTACCGCCTCTTTTAGGCTGGTTAAGCTCTACATCTTTTTCTTCTTCTATCATTGGGCAGTCTAGGGGTATATGATTACCCTCATACATGTCATACTGCCCAATATCTGTCTCTAACAATACCTTATCGATACCCTCAGGCAAATATGTGCCTGTTGCCGCTCGTCGACGAGCTTCATTAAAAAGGTCATAGTATGATTCGGATCCTACACGAAATACGTTTTCATGCAAAGGTATATTGTTGTCTAGATGGTAGTCTAAATTAACAACAGGGTCTTTTTGGTACTGATTAAATGATATCATTATTTTTTCATTAGGTCCGCTAATTTCTTCAGCTTGTCTTTATCTTTTTTTGAGATGTTTTTCTTTTTAATATCATCCATAGACTTACCGTAAGCTTTAGTAGACTCCTTAGTATCAGTGCTACCCTTTGCTCTACGCTTAGCTGCTAGGTAAGCTGCAATTGCCATATTGCGAATTTCTTCTTTGTCTTGATCTTGAAACTGTGGTGCATCTGACGCCTGGAATTCTTTGACCCATGCATCGAGACCATCTGAAACTTCTAATTTCTCCATGATCTCTATATTAGCTGCTCTTGATATCTTAGCTATATCTTTAGTAATTCTTGTAACGTCAGAGCTTGATTTAGCAGAAAACGTTGCTCCTTTATCTGTTTCGTTTTTAAACTGGATAGTTTTACCTTTTACTGCTTTTTGTAAGACAGCAGCAACTTTCTTTGCATCTGCATCTTTTAGGTAATCCATACGAACATGGAAATCCACATCTTCGTCTAGGTCTGCTGACTCTGTTACTCGAACTTTACCGCCTTTAATGAATCCGCTGTCGTCTAGAGTTTTAATAACCCAATCTCTTGGATCTGTATCCATCTTCTGTAGAGCAGATTGAATCTTTGCATTTGATTCAGAACCATCGATCATAGCAGCAATCTTAAGAAATGCTGCTTTATCTATTCCACCACTCTTGCGACCATAGTCACGGATCTTATCAGCAACACCACCGCTCTTAGCAATCTTTGTTCTGAGACTTGCTTCGTCAAGAGACTCCTCAATAGCAGAAGCGGTCTTCATGTACTTGCTCTTGTTAAAAGAAGAAATACCAAGATCTTTCATGGCCTTCTTAAGAGCATCATCTGAATCTTTAGCTTTAACAGTAGTAACGTCACCGTTAAATTTTACTTTGTACATGCCAGGAGTAAAGCTTCTTGCCTTTACTTTGGGAGCAGCTTCTTTAACTTCGGGCTTTTCATGGGTATAACCCATCTTTTTCATTCGAAGATGATCTTCTTCTTTTTCAGCCTTATATGCTTTACCAGTTTCTGGATCATACATCATGTGAGGCTTAAACGATTCAGCAACAGATTCATCATCCTTATTCATCATATAGGCATGTGCCGATTGAAGATAATCTGCAGACTTAGTAATCTTATTCTGAACCCATTCTGGTAGATTCTGTTCGTCTGAGAACATTTCAACCATATGACCAGCATCTCGAAGAATACCACGAAGCTGTGTCTTAGCCATACCACCTTCGTTGTCGTATTCGCCTTGATCTTCAGGCTTAACTGCTTCTCTTAAATCGTTAAGGTGCTTCATTTGCTTTTTCCTTGCCTCACTTTATCTGCTAGATCTGAATCATACTTGCCCCAAGTCTTTTCCCCTTTGGTTGCAAATGCGTTTACTCGAGCCATTCCCCATTGTGCTGGGGTTGCTCCTGGTCTATGTCCTACCTTCCATGCTGCTAAGCCACGATTGTATACTTGCTTAAGAATACCATATGGCATACCAGACTGGTCTGCTTTTTTACGTAGGGTAGTTTCTACAGAGCTTTTTTCTTCAATGCTATCTTCTCCAAACATATCTTTAAACTTTTTGGTATGCTGAGAAGGTTTAGTCTTGGATTTGGCATCTCCAGGAATTGGTTTATATCCAGCTGGATCATCGTCATCTAGATCTTTTCTTTTTTGGAATTCCCTGTCACGATCAACCTTTGTAGATTTTTTTAGTCCTGTAAAGAATCTCTTAGTCTGTGACCCCTCCCGATCTTCGATATCAGGATCTTGGATAACCTTACGAGTCTTTTCAGTAACCATCTTACCAAGAGTACGAGCATCTACACCGCTAACCTGATCAGCTACCTTAGCAGCGTACCAGTTAATATCGTGTCGAAGTGGCCCTTCTTTTTTCTTGCGGTCGACAATTTTTTGGAGGATCTCTGATGCTATCTTATAACCTTTAGCATTTGTGTATTTGCCGATTAAGGTAGTAAACCAGTCTTCATCTATATCCGTCTGGGCTGATTCAATAAGGTCTACAGAAGATAACCATTTGCGTAGTTTTTTGCCATTTGCCATTTCTACAATAACGTAGTTAGCGCCAAGGACTGTTATTTCGCCAACCTCATCTGATTCAGTAATAATAACTGAATCACCAACTGCAAAAAGATCGCCTTTAACGTATGCTTCGCGCTCTTCTGAAACGGTTTCTAGTTGAATATGCCTTTGATAATCTGCTGCTTCTTTAATACCCATTCCTTTACGAATGGTATTAAATAGATCTTTACCGCCTTTAAAAGAGGTAGGTAAGCCTTTAGAGAAAGAAGTAAAGTCATTATCTACTGCTGCTTGACGCATCTTAGAGGCTGACATACCTTCGACACCTTCTGCATCAGGATCTCTTTCGCCTGCAGATACAACGTTTACCCCACCTTCAAAGTTATAAAATCCATGACGAAGCTTTGCACCATTATACTTATTGGCTAATGCCGAGAACTCGTTTACTCGATCAGACCCAACAACCATTGTTACCTTAGTAAACCCTTGATCGTATAGCTGGGTTAATACCTCTAGGGCATTCTTAACATTCTTATCTAGAATAATATTTCGGCCATGCTTTGGAAACATTTTGCGCATGGTCTTAATTTTAGTTGTATAATCGAGGGGATTCTTTTTGGGATCGGAGGATTGGGAAGCATAGACTCGGTAGTTATTGCCTGACGCAATAGAAGCTACTTTAGCTAGTAACTTTTCGTGGCCTGTTGTTGGAGGATTAAACCGACCGAATGTAAAAACTACTTCTTTTGTTTCTTCTACAATGTAGTCTGAAAAAGACTTAAACATTAGCTCTTCCCTCTTGCTGCAGCTTTCTTTTCTCTGTCATCTTTTCTTAGCTGCGGGAGAAGTTTTTTAGCTATTTTTTTAATAGCCCCTTTCTTTTTTTCTAGCTGTTTTTCTATATTAGTTCTTTGAGCAAAAGAAAGATCAGATTTATCTTTGTCTTTTGTTATTTTCTTAATGAGTATATTGCGAGCTGCTTTTTCTGCTCTTTTCTTTAGTTGCTCAGGAGAAGCTACTTTTTTAGCTGCTTTCTTTTTTCCTAAGGCAATTTTAGCTTTATTCTTACGGAAGGTTTGCTTTGCTTTTTGGCGTTGCATATTCGTTAGCGCTTCGCCAACATCAACGTCCTCGTCTACTGTCAGGTAGTCTTTAAAGGAGTACATATATTTTCCCATTAGCCTCGAGACGGTGAGTCCCAGCCTTTTATAATATTTGGATCGAAGTTGTTAGTAGAGAATTCTAAACGATCTACTAGCTTAACAGCTCCACCGCCAATGCGGTCTATAGCAACAAAGCCTTCGTGGCCGGTTACTTTAAACCCATTTTTTGTTTTAACAAATGTATTTATATTATTTAACTTATCAAGCTTATTTATAATGATTAGCTTAGCTTGTGCGATAGATTGTTGCAAATCGAAGATTAATTTTAGATTCTTTTTATTCTTGGGATCAAAAAACTTAAGAATATCGTCTCTTTTGGCATATTGGGCTTTCTTACCCTTGTCTGAACTACGCTTATCAGCTTCTTTCTGAAACTTATCCCTAACATACTGGATAAGCCCCTCTACGTGCTTAGCAGTATTACCTATAGGCTTTTTACTTCGTAGGAAGCTATTATTATACGTCTCAATTATCCTAGCAAATTCCTGATTAGTCTCTATCTCTTTGAGTGTAGACCCAGCAATCTTTTGAAATATCTTACCAGAATTAGATAATGCTGCTGTAACTTCTGCTGTATCTTTCTTTGTAAGAGTAGCATTGCCAGAAAGGTCACGAAGCTCAGCGTCTTGTGCCCAGATTGTAGAAACTTTATTAAACTTAGATACATCAACACCATATGATGCTGTCATTGTTTCAAAGGATCCACCGGAGTAAGAAGTATGGAATACAATACCAATCTTAGCTTTCTTAATTACTTTCGCTTCTTCCGAATCAGCGTTAATAGCATATAGTATAGTATTTGGGTGGAAGGTAATATACTTCTTACCGTCGATTGTTTCATTTTTAACGTCGTTACCAGAGAACATAATGTCTCCCTGTACAACGTCTGTAATACCTAGCTTGCTCATTTCAGTAAAAGCAATCTTAAGCTTAGCATTTAGGTCACCAGAAGTATCAGCGTCGATATCCTCGTGGCTTTTATAGACCATAGGATTCTTATTAAAGATACCCTTTTTGGCAACAAAGAATTGACCATCAGAGGGATCAATACCAGCAAACACAGCTGGAGCACCATCCCATTTAACAGTAACATCTACACCACTGCTAGCATTACCAGCTAGCATATCTCTCAGTGCACGAAGAGCAAGGATAGCATCACGCGCTCCTTTAACTCCACCATATATCACCTGATCTTCAAGGTGGGTCATGTGAGTGTTTTTTTGTTCGGTAATATACGTTCCAAACGAAATCATTATTGGGATACCTTTATGAATACTGACGATTCTTCGGAAGTTGATGCAGCATAGTTTACAATAGAATTAATAAAGGCGTCAGACTTTGTGCCTTTCTTTTGAATAAGAACACTACATACATCTACTGCACCAATCTTAGCTGTAATCCAGCCACCATCTTTTTCTTTTATTTGCTCAGCAAAATAGTCATAGGTCAAGGACGAATCGCAGATCTTGGATCTAAGAAAGAATATTTGTATTGCTCTTTTATCACCCTTTAATATCTTATTAGCCAGTTTTTTGGTCTCTGCGTGGGTACGAACCTTTACATTCATATATTTTTTAGCAGAATATACTACAGTTTGCCATCCAGCTCCACCGCCACGAGAATTAGTTCCGCGGATCTCAATCTTATTTGTACCCATATAGCTATTAGGTCGTATGTCCATTAGGCCAGAGCTAAATTCTATGAATCCGCCTTTGTTGGAAAAGAAGTCTCCACGGTTAGATTTAGTCTTAGCAGAAATAAATTTGTGAGATGAAGGGGCAGATTCGAAGTTGTACTCTTTGATCTTTGCAGGATCTTTTTTAACTTGCTTAAGAGAGATACCAATAACCTTACGAGACGTAAAGAGTTTGAGCAATGAACTATTTAAAGAAGAGATAGAACTAATATCTAATTCCTTTGATAGGTTTACACCAGACTCTATGGCCCAGATATCTCCTGGATTCCACTTGTCGTCTGACATAGAGCCGAGTCCACTATTTTTTAATGCTGTCTTCTTTGCATCGTATATAAATTTCATTTCCTTTGAATCGCGATGAAAGATGTGATTACTATTAACATATCTTTCTGCTATTAATTTTTTAGCAGAGTAGTATGACGAGTAAGCCCACGTTGGATCAATCGAGATCATATCATCAAATGATGTCTTACCCACTGAAACCTTGCCCATAAAAGACTTAAGAACCTCAGGGGTGTAATATTCGATTGGCTGATTAGCCCCGTGCTTAAGCATAGCAGCAAGCCACAGGCATTGAGCAGACTCAACTACTGCAGTATTATCGGTTCCACCGCCAGCACCCTTGCCACCACCGAAATAAGCAGACTTACCGAGTTTAGAAGAAGATATGCTATCCCCTTCTTTTGTTTTGAGAGACATCGGTTTGGGCTTTGTTTCTTTTTTAAACTGATCTACAGCTTTAAGGTTTTCAGGATCATTAGCTAGAAATACGGTTTTTTTATCAACCGTTGGGAGAGGAGTACCTGATATAATTGCTTTAACAAGTAGCTCTAGTCTTGGCTCACCAGTTTGGGAATTCGGCTTTTGAAATTCAGCAGGGGTAAGCGGTCTCATGTCTTCAACGACAAAGCTTTTAAATTTTTTCACGCTGTACCTCTTCTCTTTAGATAGTACTATTTATATGATTTCATAAACTGAAGTAAGAGTTTTTCCTGTAATCTATAGGCTTCTTTTTCAAATGGCTGACGCATGTAAGACCAATTAGTTACATCTTTACCTTTCCACTTAGTACGATAAACAGTATTCTTAGCATCGTATCTGTTGGTCATCTCCCCGAGAACATATTGTTTTACATGAACCATCTCGTGAGCGATAAGAGTTAGAAAAGTTTTAGTATCGTACCCTTTCTGCATTCGAATAGTAAAGCAGCGAGGTCTAGCACAAGATGATATTGGGAATACGTCGTTTTCATCCTTTGTATTATCTTCCCAAATTGTATCACCTTGGATACCTTCATTCTTTTCAAGGCAACGCATTATCTTATAAGTAACCTGTACCTTATGCTTAGGAAAGTATTTTTCAGAAATAAAGAGACTTAGCTCGTCAATCATCTCGCGCTCTTCTTTATTAGTGCGTCCTTCATATTGGGTAATAATCATAGAATTCCTGATTGGCTTATTATATAAAATAAGATAAGGGAGGGTATAAGCAGTAATCCCATAATAGCTTTACCCTCATCATGTTCATCGTCGTTCATTATTTTTCCTTTTAGATCTTAGAGAAACCGAACACATCAACTTCATATGTTTCATTGTTAACTTCGAAACGATCACGAACCATTGATGAACGATGGCCATATCCATTCTCTAGAGGAGCAATTTCTATAACGTCTTCGTTCCAATCAGCGTTGTCTCCAATGTCGTTACGTGACCATGAGCCGTTGATGTTATTAGTGTAACGCCAAGCATACTCAAGGTTTTCGTCAACTGATTCAAATGGAGCTTTAACAACACACATCTTATTAAACACTTTGTTATCGTTTTGATCGTATTCTTTATGGAAGACAGTAACTAGCATAATCTTGGTCCTTTGTTTAATTTACGAGAGTATTATACCGTAGTACGGGCCCTTTGTAAATAATATGACCAAAATAAAAACTCTATATAAAACAATGGCTTATGAAAAACAATCTCATAAGCCATTGATTTTATTAAAGAAAAAAGATCGTCACAGATCGTAACTTTACGGAATTTTAACCCTAAGATTTACTTTTTCAATTTTAACCCTAAGATTTACTTTTTCAGAAAGAATCTGTCTGTTTCTAAGGTGCTCTTCTTTAATATCGTCTTTGCTTTGACCGTGATATGCTACACCTAAGTTATTTTCAATTAGCAGCCTACAAAGAGTAGTCCATCGATCATTATTGGTGTCGTATACTTTAAAATCGCCTAGAACCCTACCGAATTTACCCCGATCGTCCTTAAATGTCTGCAGAGTAACATAATCACCCTTTACAAGATGGGATTGAACGAAGTCCTTCGCTAATAGGCCATATACCTTTTCTTCTTTATCGGAAGTCCTGGATTCTGGTGTATCAACACCCATAAAACGAATTCTTTGGTTAGACAGTATTATATCAAAGCCAAGATCAATGTCTACATCTGCGGTGTCTCCATCTATTACCTTTATTACTTTTGCTTTATATTCATACACTATTCATAGTCCTCTATTTGTACAGCTCCTGAATTTAAGTCATCTATAAGAGACGCACAAACTCTCTTATAGCTAATAGTCCTGTCTTTCACATATCCTGTTATGGTGTATTTAACACCAAGACTTAATCCTACGGCAAATGATTTTTCCCTCTCTTTTTTTGATATCGCATAAACAGAAGCGAGCCACCAAACGAATAAGCCACCAAGCATCCACGGTTCTAAATACATTATATTTCCTTAATTTTATATTCAAAGTTAACTGTATCTTCATTAACCTGTAATTCAATTGCTCCATTTTTAAGATGGAATTTTTTAGCCATTTCCGTTTTAGGGGATAGAGTAAGAATTCTTTTTACATTCGGATACGTATACTTTATATATTCAATTGCTGCAAAGGCAATATCTCTTCCAGCACCTTTGCTATAACTCCATACGGTATAGAGATGAGCAAACATATTTTCTACATCTTTCTTTTCCCCATATCTCCAGGAGGATAGGTCTTCTTCTGATATAGCCTGCTTATCATTAATTGATATACACACTATAGCATTAATTTTACCGCTATTAGACAAAAGATAAAGGACCTCGCGATTCTTTATAACTCTATCTAATTTAGGAATATGAGGTCTGACCGGATCTTCTTCTAAAAGACCCATCGCTTGACCATCGTAAGTATGTCCATCTGGCCAAGTTATTCTATGAAGGTTTAGCATAATAATTCCTCCTAAGGTGTCAGTTTAATACCTAATGCCCAATTCTCTGCTGCATCCTCATGATAGCGCAATGTCTTATCAGGGAAGGATTCACTGCCCAATAGAACTCCAAGATTGCTATAATATTGAATAGTACATTTTTCATCTACCTTCTTATATACCTTTGCAGTAGAATTATCTGAGTCACGCCAATATGTTGATATAAGTTCCATTAGTTTACCATCTCTAAAATTGAAGGGAATACCTTTGCTATTTGATTACCACATTCTTTAGCTACTTCAATATGCTCTTTCTGTGTCCCGTTTTCCGACCTTAACTCTATATAATGAAGCCAAGAACGAAGAGTACCATTCATGTATAGTCGAGAGACTGTATTACCTTCAGGCAGTACTGCACGGGCTTGCTCTTTAGCAATACCATTCTGAATAGCCCATCGATAAGCCATCTTTGCTTCGTGAATAACCTGATACTGAATTGCTGCCCAATCTTTTTGTAGTTGCTGTCCCTCAGGACCTGAGAGTTCATCGATCTCTATAGAGTTTTGTCGATTCTTAGTATCCTGTAATCGAGCTTCTCGCAATACAAAGTCTAGATCTTCTGTTGGATCTGCATATCTCTGGCTAAACTCCTGAAAGCTAAACGATCTATGACGAAGTATTTGCCGAGCTATATCTCGAGTTGTTTCAATTTCCATACACACTGATACCATTTCAAAGGGTGACCAATGCTTGTGCTTAGCAAGATAACTAAGAAGCTTTTCATTTGTCTTTGTATTGCTCTGATTAGCAGGGTTAGATACTCTAGCACAGTATGCTATAATATCTTGTAATTCGGTCTTGTCCCCGAACTCGTATTCTCCAGTAGCTTTAGAGTAGCTTAATAGCTTTACCATCATACCTTAAATCCTTCGTATTTTTTAGCACCATAATTAGTATTTGTAGTTACGCCAGTATCTGTTAATCCAAGTTGTGCTGACTGCTCTACGTCAAATAGCTTCATCTTACTTCTATCTACACCGATAACAAATCGCTTATTTGTACCAGGATCGTTATATCGATTTTTTAATTGCTTGACCATTATCTGACCAAGATTGTCTAGCTCTTCGTTTGAGATAAGTGCAAACATTAAGTCTGCTGTTGCAGGTAGACCAAATGATTCCGAGGTATCTTCAAGCCCCACGTCGGAGTTGGCAAAACCGGATCGTGTAGTTTGTGTAGCTGACATAATGGGAACGTTAAACTCTACGGCAAGACCACGAATCTCTTCTGCAATTGCTTTGATATAGGAATAAGAGTTAATTGCACCGCCCATACCTTTCATACGAGATGATGCGCAGATATTCAAATAGTCAATAAAGATTATATCTGGCATAAAGTTTTTCTTAAGCTTGAGCTCTTTAAGCAGTGCACGAAAGTGACCAACATGAGCATTGCCAGTTGGGTATTCCTTGATCAGTAGTTGACCCTGATACCTATCCCCTATATTTTTTACCTTGGATGTAAACATATCTTTGGAAAGATTACCAAGCTGGTCAATAGCTACATTCATTAGATTAGCATCGATACGTTCTGCAATCTTTTCTTCTGCCATTTCCATAGTAATATAAAGAGCGTTTTTACCCTGTGCCAAGACTGAACCAGCAACGTGACACATGAACAAAGACTTACCAACGCCAGTACCGGCAAGAGCAATATTAAGAGTTTTCTTAGGTAAGCCACCTTTGGTTATTTCGTTGAATCGATCAAGGTCAAATGGGATCTTATCTTCTACCTGATGATAGAATTCATATCTTTCTTCGCCATTGGCAAGATAGTCGTGACCAACGTTTGTATCAAAGCCTACAGATAAAGCTTCTGAGAGTAACTCTGGCAAAGCATTCTTAGTCATATCTGGGTCTTTGCCGTCGATGATAGAGATAGACTTCATAATAGCAAGATGTATTGCACGATCCTGACACCACTTTTCTGTATGTTCTAGTAGCCAATCAGCGTCTGGGTTTTCAGCAGGGGAAGAGATTTCCCGAATAACGTCAGCAGCATCAGAGAACTGCTGATCGTTAAGGAAGGATTCATCTAAATCAACATTTAGGGATTCTTGAGTTGGCAGCTTGTTATACTTACCAACAAACTCAAGAATCTTATCAAATACTACTCGGTGTGAACCTTCGAAGTATTCTTTTCGTAAGAAGGGGATAACCTTACGAGTAAAGTCATCATTAGTTATAAGATTTCTCAAAATGACTGTTTGTATCAACGGGCTTTTCTCCAATGTGGTGTTTTTCTTCTAAGGCTTCTTCTATTATTACTTGAAGCATGTCACCGGCATAGTTCTGAAACTCTACCGATTCTGAAAGATCACCGTCTAACGGTGTTTCATTAATATTGAATTCATATGAAAGTGTTGCCTCATCTGAATCTTTGGTAGTTGGTTCTGTTAAAGCAATTTTACCGTATGTTAAAATTGTACCAGAATATTTCCCATTTAGTATCTTAAACGAATCGTGGTCAGAATTTTCAATATATGATATACGCTCGTAATCATATTTCGTTATACTATTATACACCATTTTCCTCCAAAAGTAAATCCTCTAATACTGTGTCTGGTATTTGAGAGCGATATCCAATTGTATAGTGCTCCTTAACAAACTCTTTGAATCCATCTTTTTCTTCTAGGATAGGCTCCCAGAACTCAGCTTGAAGAGTTTGGGCTTCTCGTACCTTTGGTTCTACCATTTCCCCAGTGGACTTATCTACACGGCAATACCATCCATTACTTGGCTTAGCAACAAAGCCGCCAGCAAGAGCAACTTCAAGTAGGCCAGAATACTTTTCAATACCACCATCCCAAGAAACTGTAATTGGTACCTTAGATTTCTCTTTAACATAACGAGACTTATCTACGTTAACCACAAAGTCATATCCAACAACGTCTGTACCTTTCTTATTCTGACGACGACCAATAATCCAGATATTGTCTGCAGAGTAATAGATGCCAGTACCGCCAGAGACGATAGCTTTAGGGAATAGACCCATTTCTTGATAGGTATGATTAACAGCAAGCATTGGGATATCTTTCATAGTCAAGTAAGGTGTTGACATACGGAATAGACCCTTCAGAGCTTTAGCACGAGACATATCAGCAACTGATTTTTCGTTTATAGCATCGTCTAATTCTTTCTTTGATGCTAGGTTACCGATTGAGTCAATAACGATAATGACCTTATCACCACGCTCAATAGACTCTAGTTGATTGATTAGATCGAACTTAAGCTCTTCAACGTTAGTAACGGGAGTGTGGAGTACACGGCCGGGATCAACATCGAAAGACTCAAAGTAAGATTGTGGTGATCCAAACTCTGAATCGTAAAACAGCATAACAGCTTCTGGATATTTTCGCATATAAGCAGAAGCCATAACTAGGGCAAATGAGGTCTTAAAGTGCTTAGATGGACCAGCAAGAACTGTTAGTCCAGGACTAAGCCCACCATCTATAGACCCAGAAAGTGCTACGTTAATCATTGGTACGTCTGTTGGTACCATATCCTTATCAGTAAAGAACTTTGATTTGCTTAAGATTTGGGTATGCTTAAGCTTAGAGTTCTTTTTTAGTTTATCCATTATCGACATAGTGTTACCTCTTTAATATAGTCTACTATTATACCATAGTATTGCAATTTTGTATACTCTTTTATATGAATTCCCATTTGACGCCAGCTTCATCAAATAGGATCTTAGTTGTTTCAAACGATTCCATCCATCTCTCAGGTAACGATTCACTACCCATTACAATACGAGAAATTCCAGTTTGTATTATACCTTTAGCACATTCTGAGCATACTGGTAGGCCATAAACATATAAGGTTGATCCTTTGAGTGATACCCCATTATATGAAGCATTGTATATAACATTCATTTCAGAATGAACTACATACTTGTACTTTGTTTCTCTATCGCTATATCTTTCTACGCTATCGTCTACACCACGAGGAAAGCCGTTGTAACCCTGAGCAAGGACTTGGCCTTGACCGCCAATAGCAACAGATCCAATCTTTGAAGAAGGATCTTTTGACCACAGTGCTACCTCTTTAGCTAAATTAAGATAGCGCTTATCCCATAGTTTATCTTCCATATAATTTACTCCATATTTCGTTGTTAATCGTCCTTTGCTTCATAGGGTCATTACGAATTGAATCTGTTTTAAGCGGATGTTTCTGTCTTTCTAAAATTTCTTTTGGGAGTAAGTAAGCGAATTCGTCGATAAGCTTTTGCTTTTTACCCATACGCATTTCATATGGTAATTCAAGAGCATGCTTAATAACGCTAGGAGCGAGGAAGGGAGTTCTAAGCTCGATTGTATAATACATCATTGTTCGATCTAGCTTAGGAAGGTGATAGTAGGGAAGTTCGCAGAATACGTCTGAATACTGCGAATCATATTGTTCTGCTCGTCTGTAACCACCAAAAAGTTCGTCTGCACCATCGCCTGTCATAACAGCGTTAAAGCCTAATTGTTTAAGCTTCTTACCCATAGCTAACTGAGGCTTAACCGAACCAAGATCTACTGGGCTTTGGTGTATTCTAACTGAATCTTCATCTGATACAGAATCGAGTGTTACCTCAATAAGGTCCTTGGTCATAAGGGATGCAAAGTCTTTTTCGTGATTCTCTACATGAATAGCTTTAACATCACGGCCAAGTTCTTTGATTAGACCGTAGACTATAGACGAATCTAATCCACCAGATAGTAGTATAGACACCTCGCGTTCACCACCTAACCGGAGTTCAGTAGCTTTACGAAGATCATCTACTAGAGAATCAGATCGGGTAACCTTTGACCAATCCCAATACGAATGGATGTTACCTTTGTGGTAGTAGCATCCTGGTGGGATCTGCTTAATCTCATTCCAAGGTGTTAACCCTGTAGGATCATATCCCCATTTCATAGTGTTAGAGTGAAATAGCTCGTCTCTTGTTACAGGGCCAAATTCTTTTAGTACATCGATTTCAGAAGCAAAGGCTTCGATATCTGTACGATAATATATTGGCTTTTGAGCTAGGTAATCAGTAATAGCAATTAGACTACCTTCATATTCTGTAACGAATGACCAAAAGCCATCGAACTTATGGAATTCTTCTACCCAATTAAGAGTGTTGTGGAATGCATCTGATATGCATATACCGTCTGTTTCAGCACCTAGCTCTTTGTAGTTAAAGATTTCCCCTACAAATAATGATTTACGATTGCTAACCGTAACAGGTTGAATAGCAACATCTGGATCTAAATTAACAAAGGGTAAGCTATAATGACAAAGTTTTATCTTATAGAATGGTTCTTCGTGATAACCCTTATAACCAAGGATGCCTCGATAAGCCATATTGTTTATAAGTTTTTTTAGGTCTACGTCTGAATTTTGGGAAGCAATAAATCCGCACATTATTTAGTTAGTTTCTCCAATGCGTAACGATCGTTGGCAAAGCAATGTAATGAAGTGGCTGAGAAGTGAAGATAGCCTGGCTTTGCTTGGATACCAGACTTATCTATAAGCCATAAACATAAAGCGTTTGCAAAGAATAAGTCATTGTGTAAATGGCGTGCTACATCGCAAGAGCGCATATGATAAGAGCAATGTAATTCTTCTCCACGAAGCATGAAGTGCCATCCAAGGGTACAAGGTACTCGTTCACCTTGAGCTGCTGCTGTAATATCTTCGGGAAACCACATAGGGATATAACACTGTCGAGTGTTAGGTTCTTTCTTGAGTAGCTCTACTGCTGTGTTAAGATTACCGTACTTAAATCGAATACCATTCGTATCTGTATTACACCACATACGCTCAGGATAGGAATGCGAGAAGGCTTTATCTTGTAGGTAATCTTCTGTATCTTTAAGCCACATTTTATGTGACGGTGGGGGATTGTGGGGTATACCAGATACGCGTTCTTCGAAATGTATATCTGCCCAAGGCTGTGTAGCACGACATCCTTCAGATGCTTGGCCCTGTGAAATATACATAGGAGCAACAAGATCAGCGTGTAGTATTTCTAAGAAGGTAGGAGGTTGTTCTTTACCTTGCCATCTTTCTGTAGCTATTTCATATCCTTGGTTAAGAAGGAGTAATCTTAATGATCTTAAGCCTTCGTTTAATGTACGCCCGGATACTCTATTCATAATAATCTCCTTACACCAAAAAAGGGATTGGAGCATAAGCCCCAACCCCCTCCGAGTTTAGCTTTTAACTAACAGAGAAAAAAGCGCCTGCTGCGCGAGCTTTATAGCCAGCAGCTACCACTGCTTTTGATGGTGTACCTAATCGATAGAAAGTACGTGTCTCTCCACCTTTGTTAGTACGGCTATTAGCGTAGATTGCAAAGCCTTTCTGTCGAAGGGCAGTGACTGTTGCAGTAGGATTTGCTACACCGAAGCGTGAAGTCATCTGAGCGGCTGTTATGCCCTTAGCTGTATTCGCTTGAAGTGCTGCTAGTACTTTTGACTCTTTTGTTACTTTACTCATATCATTTTTACCTTATATATTAATATTAAAAATCTTACTTTATTTTGTAAGATAAGTTTATTATACCATACTTTTGGTATAATGTAAACAACTTTTTAGCCTTCCCATAATGTTTCAGCTATAAAGTTTGCTTTATATCCAGGATACTTATTTAGAAGGATTGTTGCAGCCATTCCAAAGTCATCCTGAATTATCGACTTCCAGAAAGTATCTGGTAGATCGAATTCTTGATAGGCAATCGTTAAAGCAATATAACGCTTACCATCGAAATTATTAATTAATCTTTTAACGAAAGCTTCGTGCATATCTGTATAGTACCTTCATAGGATAAACCAGCATCTTCCCAAGTTACAGTAAACTTACCAAGATCGTAAGGATTCCATCTATTAGCAAATCCTTGATTCGCCTTATAAGACTTGTCTAGGTCGTCAATAACCTTTTGGAATGTTGGATAATTCATTATTGTGCCTCTTTAATATCTTTAAGCAGTTCAATTAAATATAATATCTCGTCACGATCCTCTGTGGTATCTATTTCAACTTCTATTTTTATTTTCATTCACCGTACCGAGCTTTCCCCGGCTTACCCTCTGTAGCCATAGTGCCGTAACCGCGAACAATACCAGCTAATCGATCTGAATCAATATTCTTTGATTCCTCTATTGCTATCTTAACTGCTTCAAGCTCACATAGACGCACATCATCAAGATGCATAGGATACTTAAGCTTAGAAGTTACGATTTCATAGAGTTCGTATTTTTTATTAAAATTAAGGTTTCTTATTAGCTTGTTAGCTTGAGCAGCGTAGTCTCTGTTACCTTTTACTTTATGCTTCATGTGTTGTCTCCATCACGATATTTAACATTGCTTTTATCATAAAGCTTCCTATTATTTTTAGAGGCTTTATAGTACATCGTAAGAGCAAACCCCATGTAGCAGCAAGACAATATAAAGAGTCCTCCTGCTAAGACTTCCATCAATTCTCTTTCCATTATTCTATCCACCGTAATACTTTTAAAAACAACTTAACTGGTAGAGTCAAGGTATTCCTGCGCTCCTTCAATCCAATCAATAGCCATTTTTAGGTTAACCTCATCTAAGCTGCTTAGCATAGGCTTGCTCTTAAGAGACTCTGTAACCCATTCCATAATTTGCTTACCGCTAACAACGTGTCGATCTGCTTGCATACATTTTTCAAAATAATCATTCATAATATAATTTCCTTTAAGCCGCGAAGGCGAATAGCTCAGTTTCAGATTTCCCATCATAGATCTGGTAACGACCGGAAGAGACTAATTCTGTTCCTTCGTCGTTTGAATCTACATGATAGGGTTTGCCATTTTTAGTCTTAGCATAGACTGTTACATTGTTTAGGTTAGATAGCTGAGTCCAAATAATTCGTCCACCGGGTGACTGCATAGATCCAGCTTTAAGTGTAATACCAAGCTTAGAGATTAAGAACTTATAGAACTTAGGAGCAAGACCGTGTCCCTGAAAACGTGAATCCACACGGGTAATATCTATTCCCCAAACTGGGTTTTCGTCGTTTCCCCGAGTTAGACCGATTTCACAAACGGTGTAACCACACTTAGAATTTTTGGGAGAGACAAAGGTCACGTCCATCATGACCTCGTCCTGAACAGAGACAAAGCACTGGATCTTGTTAATAGACCCGATAAGCTTATAGTCTTCATCACCGTAGTAAAAGTTACGGAGTCTAGAAGCTTTGTCATACTCTATTCGATCTATAGCCATAAATTTGGTCCTTTGTTTAATTTATATGAGTATTATACCCTATAATAGACCTGATGTATACCCCTAAATCGTCATAAATCGTAACGCTTAGGGCTCTGACTAATCTTCAGGAGATGTGTTAACTTGCTGTAGCGGACGATTTAGGAAGTCATTGGAGGGGTCTTGACCAGGGATTTGACCCCTAGAATAAGCAACTAGAAAGGATGCATAGTTAATTAGGTCTTTAGCCGAATCTTCTACGGATTCGTAATTGGGAGTATATGAAGGATCCAATTCCATGGCTTCAGTAACAGATCGTAGCCGAAGCACCTTGCCGTGAATAATATCGAGAATAGTCGATACACCACGGGGATAGTAGTCGGCTTGAACTATACGTGAGTTTGGGTTCTGGTAGTCGTTAGACTTCTTAGCTTGGATTTCGGCACATTCTTGTAGTACCTTAAGCGATTCTTTCATGAGGATTCCTCTGTAACAATGTTATATTGTACCATATTTTTAAAGAATTGTAAATCCCTATCGTTCCAATCGTATATTCCGTTAAAGAAATAGGTTGGACTTTTTTTATCGTTTATAAAAAGATAAACTCTTTTAGGGTGGTTTATGTTTTTGTATTGTATCTTATATGCACATCGCTTTAATACAAAGGGAATATAGTTTTCAAAAGAGGTTACCTTTACCTCTATAGAATTCCCACCTAGGCGGATAGGTTCAAATAGATCTTTATATTCCCGATCGTCGTCAATAAACCCCTGGTTCATTAAGAAAATCTCTGCAGCTTGGCCGTGCATGCAGGTGGTAAGAACCTCTTGCAAATCTCTATTACCGCGAGTACTTCCTTGGTAGATCTTATTACCTTCTGCAATTGCTCTACTTCTTAATAATTCGGGATCAATATCTCTTATATTAAAGTCTTTCATTACATATTCCCATAGACGAACTCTATAGCTCTCTCTGCCTCTTTATCAAGTGGTCGATTTGCATACCAATTACCAGTCTCAAGATCTAGCTCTTTGCAAAGTGTAGCAACCTCTTGTACAGTAATAGGGTATTCTTTCTTAAGTGCATTAGCTGATATGGATACCATAAGCTGGTACATCTTGTGATACCAACCGGTTTCAGATATGGTTTTATATTCAGCAATAAGTCTTTTGTTAACAAACGGGCAGTCGTGATACGAGTTCCATTTGATATCGGTGTTAACCATCTGTTCCTTACGATGCTGTATAATCTTTTTTTGCATTTCTTCAGGAAGACTGTCGAAGAGGGTATTAGAACTCTTCTTACTTACATAGGGGTGCTTAGCAAGTAAATCAGATACATTGATAACATCCCCATGATGAGTGAAGATAAAGTTGTTACTATTAGCATATTTCGCAGGGATATAGTACATTCTTGATAGGTCTTTAGTTTGTTTATCCCCGATTGATCCAAGCTCAGCGTTGAGGGCATGCCAGAAATGTCCGATCTTGTCTGCCTTAATATGGCGGTCAAGTTCGAAGACAAGACGAAATTTTGGGTGATCAGGTTTCGAGCTTGCTGTAGAATAACAAACATATTTCCAAAGACCAACGCGCTCATCAAGTATATCATTTAGGGTTTCCATTGTGCAATCTAGATCATCTACATCTACAGCTGCCCAACCTGACCACTCCTCAACATTTTTATTCGATCTGGTTGTTCCATCTGTATAGGAAGCTGGAGAGATTAGCTGTGCAGATTTTTTGTCTTTGAGCTCTACCTTAGACAAATCATATAATAGCTTTTCAAATTCGTCGAAGCTACTTAGATCCATTTGCCTGTGGGTCTTGTTGTCCCAGACAGAGCTAAAGAGTGTAAGAGAAATATCCATTAAAAGGTTTCTTTTAAATATCCGTGATTATCTTTATGGTCTGGTGCTTTCCAACCATCGGGCTTAATAAGATCTGGAAGTCCTAGCGGGTTAGGTCTGCTTTCCTTAATACCGATGAGTTTGTTCATATTAGCACAATGAACTTTATTCCAAGCTTTATCAGCATCGATCCCGAAGGCGTCAAGTGTGCCTATAGCTACAACGCATAGGTCAATAAGCCCATCTACAACTTCTTCTGAATCACCCTCTGAGAAAGCTTTCTGGGTTTCTTGTAGTTCTTCTACTAGGAAGTTAATTCGAAATTCCAGAAACTTACGAAGGGATTCTTTGTCTTTAGTAACAAGCTTCTTGCTTACCCATCCGTGTACACCATACTTACGGTGCATATCATTAATATCTTGTACCCATTCTGTTGTCATTTATATCTCCTTTGAATAGATCTATTATACCATAATACCATAAAAATGTAAACCCTTAGCTAAAGAAGGATTCAAGGGTGTTAACTTCTTCATGAGTCCAGCCAATAGACTCGAGAATAGGTATAATTGGATCCAGAAATGTTTTTTCGAATTGTTTGTTGTAGTCTATATATTGGGTGAGCTGCAGTTCTGGCGGGAAGTACATGGGGAAAGAGATAACGTTTTCTCTAAGGGTGTTTGGGGTCTTAAGATAGCAAAACTTAATCTTTTCCCCGCTCTTGATAAGTTCGTATTTCTTCTCCAAACCTTTTTCTTTAACACACTTATTATATAGGAGACTGCCACGAACATGGATAGGACATCCTTTGGTATAGACCGTGGTGTTACTCTTCCACTTAGTTATATCGTTAACCCCGCGAGGAAAAGATACCTCTTCTGGAGGTAGGGTAAGGAAGTAGTCTTTAAAGTCTGCTATAGCTTTTTGGGTAGCAGGTTCCGATCCAGTTACAATTACTTTGAATATATCCTTTAGAGCTTTACGAACTTCTGCAGGGGTTGAAGACTTAATAGCTTCGATGCCCATAATCTTAAGCTTAGGTTCAGCATATTGTACACCTTCGTTATTGTGTACGTTAAGGATGTAGCGTTTCTTAGCCTGCCATATACCGATATCGGCTATAGCTTCACGATCCATAACCATACGGTTATCATAGGCGTTTGTTATCTCAGCAAGGCTACCATAGGATCGTTCGAATACTGGTTCGAAGTGATCAGAGCAGATCTTATCCAAGAATGCAACTGGGTCAACGGGGTTAAATTTGTTAACAAGCTTTCCAAAGTTAACATAAACAGAATCAGTATCGATGGCAATAACATAATCAGCGTCCTCGGTTCCAAGTATTTTATTCATTTCTTTGTTAACAGCTTTTTCTGCCCACCGAATAGCCAGTTGCCCGGTCAGGGTAATACCTTCCGCTATTCTAAGATCGAAGTATCGGAAGTAAGCATTACCGATAGCGCCATAGAGACTGTTAAGTAGAATCTTAATAGCCATCTGGCGATTTTCTAATTGATTAATCTGGCGTTCTAACTTAATCGATGGATTCTTTTCATATTCCTGTTTTGCAGCAAGCATTTCGTTTTTTACTTGTTTACGTTCATCGTAGTAATTAACAATAATGTTTGGTAATACGCCTTGCTGGGATTTAGTATATGTAGATCCATTAGCTGCAACAGAATGCTGCGATTCCACTCTTTCGGTTTTTTCTAGATAGTGGTCTACACCGCCTTCTACAGTTTCTTGCTGTAGAGTTTCTGGAGACATATTGTACTGTACGATTAGGTTAGGATACAGGGATGCAAGGTCAAAGGAAACCACCCAATCATGTAGTCCAATGTGTGGAGCTTTAACATAACCGCCCGCAAAGGATCTGGTTTGCTTAGGTTCCATAGGTGGCGGTACTACCTTACGACGCTTGAGCTCACGGAATACAATTGAATCCCATATAGCAGTTGTCCCCATAGTGTCGGAGTAGTTTACGCCACCCTTATATGCTATGGTCATAGCCAAAGTAATTAGACCCATCTTTTCTTCAAAGCGATCGATGAGCTCTACGTCTTTAATGTTATAGTCAATAAACTTTTGGTGGTCTTCTTTATATAAAGTGTATAGCGAACCGTATTCTGAGTAGTCGACTTTACGTTCCCCAAGAACTACGTGGGCAATATGATCAAGCTTATAGGATTCTTGAGCACCGTACGAATAGCCAAACTTTTGGAATAGATCAAGGTAATCCATCTGCTGAACGCCAGATATATCGTAGGTGTCCATCTGCTTACCTTTGATAGCGATCTGCTTATATTGGACTAATCCCCAAGGGCTTAGTTGCTTAGCAGTATCCTCACCAAAGACCCGACCGATACGATTAACAATGTAAGGTATATCGAATAGCCTGGAATTCCAACCTGTTACTACGTCTGGGCAGTTTTCTTCGCGAGACCACCAATTAAGGTAGTTAGTTAGTAGTTCACGTTCTGAAGCACATTCTGTATAACTAATCTTAATCTTATCACCGTGCTCTGATTCAGAGACAGAATATTTACCTAAACCCCATACGTGGTATATGTTGTCTACGTTATTCTTTACGCAAATAGCATTAATTGGCTTTAAGGCATCTTCCGGATAGGGGAAGCCGTCGTCTGACTCTACCTCTATATCGATAGAGCAAACGTTTATAAAGGCGCGATTGAATACCAATTCATCGGGAAAGGTCTCAGTAATATATTGGTGAATATAGTTTTGTGTACCATATACCTTAAAGTCAGAGACGTCTTTATATCGGTCTGAAAACTCTTTAGCGTCACGCATAGAGTCGAAAACCATAGGAGCCACATCGCGACCGTCTATGGACTTCCAGCCAAGTTCTTTATTTGATGGGATGTAAAGCGTAGGCTTAAACTTTACTTTCTTTTGGACACGACGTCCAGAATCATTATAGCCACGATACAGGAGAGAATTCCCGTACCGTGCAACTGAGGTGTAAAAGCTCAAAGTGTATCTCCATTCTTAATAATATATACTATTATACCACAATTCTAAGGAGATGTAAACTATAATAATATCTTTTTCTCGGGGGCAATAATAGTTTGATTAATCGATCGGAACTGTTCCTCAAGGCCTGATACGGGGTTTGTTACAAAGCCGATCATTGAATCTTTAATAAAAGTAGTTTCTTCCTCTATTGTAGTATAGGGCATCATACCCATAATACCAACTCCCTTTTCTGTTGGAACTAGCATACCAGGCTTTTCTATTGACCAACCTCCATCAACTTCTTTTCCAAAACAGATTACTTCTTCGCCTGAAAACAATCGTATAACTTTCACATCATTCATTTTTTATTTCTCTCTAGGTTTAGTATATATTGGGCAGTACTTATTACCCACGGGTCTCTTAGTCGTAAATCGTACCCGGTAGCGCCATCCCAATCCTTGAATTCCTTATCAAACCGATCGGAGTATGCGTCTGGGTTTTCTTTCATTAGTTTTACTAATTCTTTACTCCATGTGTCAAATGTATCATCAGCAATAATATTATCATCTAGCACATAATATATACACGAGTGAATTAGTATCTGCAAACGCCTTCTCTTAATCTTTTCTGCAATTGATCCTTGCGGATGATTGGGAAAGCGATACCGGGGTTTTTTGCTCATAATATATTAACTCTCAGTTAGTAACTCCGCTGCTGCAGAGTTCGCAAGACTTACGTAGGTATCAATGGGGATTTTCTTAGGCTTCTTTTCTTCAGGTATTACCCTGATTAAATCTACCGTCAGAATACCGTCTTGATATCCAGCTTGCTTTACTTCTATATATTCAGCTAAATTAAAGCTTCGACGAAACTGCTTATTCGATATACCTTTGTGGATATAGTCTGGCTGATTGTCTAGGCTACTCACAGTTTTTTGTGAGTCTGAAGATATAGTTAATACCCCATTAGCTACTTGGATATCAATATCACTGGAACTAAATCCCGCTACTGCAAGCTCGATTGAAAATTCATCTTCGCTTTTACGAATTAAGTTGTGGGGTGGATATGTATCTTTATAGTTACCGGATCTTTCGAGTTGGTTAATTAATCGATCGAATCCGATAAAAGATGGTCCCATTGTGGGAAAGTGCTGTAGTGTCATGTGAATGACCTCCTATTCTATAGCAAGGTTAGTAGTATAATGAGACCGGACCATTCCGCATCTCATTACTTATTTATACCGGGATTAACTGTTCCCGATATTATATTTGGGACAAAGTTCCCAATTCGCTTTATCTTGGTGAGATATAACTTTAATCTGTCTTAGAGGTGCGACTTGTAGTTTCTCAGAGCTTACCATACTAACTAAACCCCAATCTGATAGAAGCGTAGCAATGGTATTACGGCGTTCGATATCGTTTACCGTTAGGTTAGACGGCTTAGCGTCAAGAAGAAATAGTTCCTTAAAGTGCGTAATAAAGTATCTACCTTGCTTGTGTAGTATATGACAAGATTGATACAATTTGCGATCTTTACGAGATGCTACACCAATACGGGTTAGTGTCTCACGTACCTTTAGGAAATCATCTGGTTCGTTCAGTGTTACTTCAAGCATTGATCCTGGTGTCCAGTCATCAACAACTTCACTAATATTATTATTTTCCACCTTTGTATAGCCTCTGCTTCAATTCATTAATTTGCATATCAGATAATAGATAAAGAACTTGGCGAGCCTTTTCATTACTATAGCCATAATATTCTTTTACTACTTCCACCGAACCTGGATCAGACTTTTTTAACCATTTAGAAAATCTTTTTCTAGGTCTGATACTATTTATAAGAAAATGATATTGAAGCTTGTTATCAAGGTGGTGATAGCGGTTCATCTCATTAGCATATAAAACGGTGTCGTTAAAGTAGGATAGCCCACGATTAATCATGTAAGGGCTATAGCCTTTCTCAGATGCATCATCTACCATTATATCTTTCTTGGTAGAGTTAATGCTGTTAAGGTAGTCAAAGGGATTCATTATGAGAACTCCACGCTGGCCATTAGTTCTACCATGCAGGCAACGATATTAAGCTCGTGATCTGCAACGAAAGCATTCTTATATTGGTAGTCAGCAAGGATAAGAACGGTTTGTGGTATAGAAGAGGGACTAACGTAAGCATTAAGGTTATCATATATCTGGCGAAAGATAGCTGCAGGCTCTGTATCGATATTGTCCACTACCCACTTACGCATACCCTTGAAGTCTTTTGACTTAAGGTAAGATATAAGAACTTTAACATTGTCTTCGGTTAGGTTAACAAGTAAGCCTGAGTCGATCGTACCAGATACAGAATAGCGTTGCAGTTCGTTCAAGACCCTGCGGAAGTCTGGGAAGTATTTCTCTACAAGTGTTGCAACAACTTTTTGGTCAAACGTAACATTTTCTTTTTTTAGGATATCGATAACCCGACCAAAGAAGCCAGCAGCAATAGCAGGCTTTTCTCCGTTAGGAATAGAGAATTCGTAGACAGAGCATCGAGAGTGGAGAGGCTCAATAATTCGATTCTTGAAGTTGCAGGTTAGAATGAAACGACAATTATTAGAAAACTCTTCGATGAACCCACGGAGAGCGGGTTGCGTAGATTGCGGATTAAGGTAGTCTGCTTCGTCGAGGATAACAACTTTGTAGCCTCCTTGAAGAGAGACTGTAGAAGCAAAGTGCTTAATCTTGTTTCGGAGTGTATCGATGTTACCCTCCTCTGAACCGTTAACGACAATATAGTCTAGGTCCAGTTCTTTACACAGAGCTTTAGCAACTGTGGTCTTACCAACGCCTGCAGTACCAGTGAATAGCATATTAGGCAATTCCCCAGTAGAGACTAGGGTGTTGAATGTGCTCTTAAGCCCATCTGGGAGAACACATTCAGACACCTTAGACGGTCTGTACTTTTCACACCATAGAAAATCTTTACTCATAACGAACTCCATAACAAAGGTATATTATATCACATTTTAACAAGAAAGTAAAAGACTATGTGGTAGTAGTAACTGATTCGTAGAGTTCCTCCATTTCTTCTACTTCGCTCTGGAACTGGGCAAAGGTTTGCTTATGGTACATAACAGCAAGCTTATTAATATACTTTTTATCAATACCTACCTCATCAGAAAGATCACCCACAATATTTTTTTGTAGATCTTTTTCTGCTTCAGCACGAGTTGCTGAGTTAGACCATTCCTTAATAGCATTTAGAATCTTGGTACGATCCGCTGGATTATTCACTACCATTTGCATCACCTTCTTCAATTGATGGGACTTCATCAGATTCTGTAACGCTCTCTGATTCCTGCGCTTGTTTAATAAATCTTGCGAACTTGTCATATACATTTCCTACAAAGGATAACTCATTAGCCTTAAAGGCTCCACGTTCTGTTGAGGTGTTAATAACTCTCAACACATTCATTAGGTCGTCGACTGATAGACCATCTTCTTGCTCTGACATATTACCCTCCAAAGGTTGATTTCTTTTCTAGAGCTACCCAGTATTGGGTGTTATTGTTTTTAGCCGTAAAGCTAGATAGTAGTTTAGACGAGATACAAACATCGTAGTCATCGTTAACAAACTTAAAGTTGCCAATGTTAAAGACGAGGTTACACGCTACGCCAGCGGCCGAACAATTAGGAACATCTACTTCGTAGGTATTAGAGGTAGCATCTTCTGTATCTGTAACAACTAGTTTTGGTGGTTCGTCTGGATTAATACGAACAACAAGATCCGTTACTCCAAGAGCAGATGAAGCCTTTCGAATATCTGCCATGTCCGTAGCGGTAAGTGTAAAGGTTACTTCGCACGGTGGCATAGTAATATCTTTAGTCGGGGTTGTTAGGATAGAAGCATCTGAAAAGAAGTACTTGACAGAACGATTACCCTCTGAGACCTTAACAAATTTCATATTAGGGTCAAAGTCAAAGGTAGGATCATCGAACATACTAACTACACCGAGGAATTCGTTTAGGTCGTATATACCAAACTGATTAGGTATAGATTCAGGAATAGTTGCCTGACCCATAATAGTTTTGCTTTCTGACATAGTCTTTACGATATTACCGGGGTTCATTACAATGTTAGCGTTTATGCTAGCAAAGTTCTTTAGGGTAGAGAGTGTTTCTTCACTTAGTTTCATCATCAATTCCTTCTATTTTTACGTTAAGACTATCATTATACCGTACTGTTACTGAATCCGTAACCCCCTCTGCCGATTCTTTTAGATCAAAATCTGTTAAGAAGAGGAGAGAGCAAATGGCGTGGGCAAGATGATTAACCCCTGATTCTGGGTCGATCTTTTCACCTTGCATATATGCAGAGATATGGCGTAACGCTGCAGCTTGGTATCGACGAGATTCGACCTTTTCCCAATTAAATCTGTCGTACTTTTTAGCACCATAGGTTAGTACCTTAACTACTTGATCCATTGCCCCAAATGGGACTAAAGAATAGTCTGGCTTTTCCTGGTCGTACTTAACACCTTCACTCATAATATATCCTTATAGGTTATCAATAATGTTGTCAATAGCTGAATTGGTATCATAGGTGTCCTCGAGAACAGTCTCAGGGTTTGCATCCACCTTCGTGTAAAGGTCAAGGAAAGCCTCTTTGGTGTCTTCGTCAAATCGAGATACACAAAGCTTAATAGCCTTAAGCTTATCCTGAAAGATAGAATAGCTTTGAACTATATGGCACAATCGACGTGTTGATATTACTTCGTCTACACCACCATCCTCAAAGGTCTTTCGAATAGTCTCTGACCATACAGTAAGCGTATCAGCAAAGCTTTCATCTAAGCAGTTAAACTTGTGCATATGGTTAACTACGATCTTCCGTTCCGTGGATGATGTAGCATATGGTTGCTCGAGGGTAATCGTGAAACGTTCCAGGAAAGCTTCATCGATAATAGTAGCAGCAATAAAGCGACCATCATCTGAGCCTTTACCCTTCGTGTTTGCAGTCGCGATCACGTTAAAGCCATCTAATGGAGTAATGACTTCGCCAGTTTTTTTAATGAGTACTGGCTTACCCTCGAGTACCCCTTGAAGACACATGATTTTGTTCGAACCACGATCTATTTCATCGATGAGTAGGATTGCTCCTTTTTCCATTGCTTTGATGACTGGGCCTTTATTAAACACAGTTTCGCCATTCACCAAGCGGAAGCCACCGATCAGATCATCCTCATCTGTCTCTGGGGTAATTTGGACACGCACGTATTCGCGGTTAGCTTTAGCGCACGCTTGTTCTACCATCATAGTCTTACCGTTACCGGATAAGCCTGTAATGTATACTGGATAAAAGATCTTAGACTGCACAATCGAAGTAACGTCTTTTGTGTGCCCCCAAGAAACAAAGGAGGGATCTTTCTGAGGTACAAAGACCTCATCATTCATAATTGAGGTAACTGCTGACATAATAGTTTCTTTTTTCTCGAATGGAATAACCAAGCCATTTAGCTTGTATACGCCCCAGCGAACCCTAGGGTTAGACTCGGTAAACCTTTTGGCCTGAGCATCGGAAATACCTAAGGTTTTAGCTACTGAAAGTATTTCCTTAGGTGTAAATTCACCGGTGTTACGGTCTGGGTAAGTCTCAGCAATTGCACTAAGTAGGTTTTTTTCATTTAACATAATATAGGTCCTTATCAATTTATATGAGTATTATACCGTAAAAAGGGGGTGTCTGTAACCCCCTAAATCGTCATAGATCGTAACGTTAAGCTATTGCCTCCGCAAATTTAGTGGCTAGGACACGGTTAGTCTTCTTAGACTTAGAGTACTTAGAGAAGGCCTTTTTGATCTGTGACTTAGAAGCATCGGGGCTAATCTCTAAGGTCTCTATAGAGGTTTCAAGGGATTTACCAGAAGCTTTAATAACAAAGAACTGGTTATACCCACACGTATCCTTATATAAAACTAATCTTTCTTTCTTATAACCTTTTCTGATCTCCTCATCTACTTCAGTAATACCAAGGCGATTCGGATGATCATTCTTATTGCTATTAGTCCAGATTAGATAGGAACAAGAATTAATATCTCTATTATTAGAGGTTATATAGAAACAAGTTGTATTTATCCCTTTCTTAGAAAGTTCTTTAACTAAATGACTAGATATAAATTGACGGTAAACGTTGACTATCTTATTATTAAAGTCAATAGCATATTCACTATGGGATACCGAAATATTTGGATCTAATCGTTCATAAACTGTTCTTGGTGGTGAGCCTTCGCCATCAGACAGAACTACTAAATTTGTTTTTTGAATCCCGTGTTTTCTCTTAAAGTCAGAAATAACTAAGTCTGCTACCATAAGGGCTTCAGATAAAGGTGTTCCTCCCAACCTTTCTAACTGGGAGATCTGATTTCTATTTTCTTGAAACAGATAGCCAGTATAGAAAAGTTCTCTATAGGCTTCTTGATAATCTGTTTTACCAAATGATGAGCTAAGAAGGTGTAGCATACTAACCGAAGAAGGATCTATTTCTCCAGAGCTTAGCGCTGACAAATCTATATCAGAATTCCATTGCTGGCGAGTAGTAAAACTATAAACTTCAAACGGGATGTTTACTTTTTTACAAAAAGATATTAGGCTTAGAGTTTGGTTAATAACATCGCCGATTGTGCTCTGCATAGATCCAGAAAAATCTACTAACATAACCATACCGTGAGATTGGGCATCAGCAAGGTTTGTTACCTTTTGAAAGATATCTTCTTCGTATTTGTAGCTATGTAACTTGTTAACGTTAATTGTGCCAGAGTTAGATTCTGAAGCTCGAATAGTTCTAAAAGCAGCTTTGCGCATCTCAAACTCTTTTGCTAACAAAGATGTAACTTTTTTAGTATCGGATTCAAAGTCTTTAAATGCTTCTGATAGTTCTCTTTCTGTGTGGCTGTACCAATATTCTTTTGCTTTAATTCGTGCTTCTTTTAATTTAGGGTATGGTACAATAATATTTCTAGCAACGAATCTTGACATAGGAGCAAGATATTTAGGCTGATTAGATCCTGTTGTGCTTTTAAGTTCTAGCTTAGATTCGTTTTCTCTAAAAGCCATATCTGTTTCTGATTCAATATCAGATTCTTCGCTTTGATCATCCCCATCCGAAGAGTCACTAGCAGCCTTTTCTTCTTCTACAGGATCTTGGTTAGACTCTTGATCTGTTTGAGAGACAGAATCTTGATTTACCTCTTCACCCTCTTTATCATCATCATCATCGTCTTCGCTGGAAGACTGAGCATCACCGCCGGATTCTGTATCTTTTTCATCACTCTCAGACCCAGTAGAAGATGATTCAGACTCGTGATCTTCATCAGAAAAATCTTGATATTCTTCATCGCTAGAATCTTCAGGTGAAGGTATTTCGTCTTCTTCTTGATCCTTCATAAATTCATACAAAGCCTTAGAAGCTTCTAGAACATCTTCCCAAGTTTCGGTACTAAAAGCTTTGTCTACATATGGTTTTTCTTCAAGGCTGAAGTCAACATTAATTAAGTCTCGAAGCTTGGCTTTCAGATTTATTCGATCGATTAAAGAATATTCTTGTAAGTCTCTACCTTCTGTCTTAAAGAAGTTCTGATCGGAAAATACTTTATAGCCTTTCTTAAAAGAATTAACAAGGCCAGGATACATAGATTGGATTTTTCTTTCAATGCGTATATCTTCTACGACATTTAAGAATGACCTTGGAATCTTAAGATCTTTAGGTGAATCATGCCAACCGTCTGCAGGGGTAAAGAGTGCGTGGCCTACTTCGTGGCCTATCAGAAGATCTTCAACGTCTTTACCAAAGTCTTCCCAAAGTGGAAGACCAAGTACACGCTTTTCGACATCAAAGTACGCAGTAGGATAATTGCCACGTTGAACAGTAATGTTCTCGTTGGCAAGAAGGCGAGCTAAGATTGACTTGGATTGTTTAACCATCTGTTTTCTCCATTTGATAGAGACATTTTACCGTATACTAGGGCTATTGTATACCCCTCGTTACGATTTATGACGATTTAATCCCCTGCTAGAAGCATTTTAGAGAAATTATGCTCTTTTTTAAAGGTTATCTTATTGCGGAACTTACCATCCAGTAAATCCCCTTTATGTGATATAACAAATACGTTGGTATTACTATCCAATGTATTCAATATCTTCATAAGGTTCTCTACACCATCATGATCCAGCGAGGAGTCAAAGGTTTCGTCCAATATCAATAAGTTGGTAGATGTAGAGTTCTTCATTCTAGCTATCTGACGCCAGGTAAACAATAAGGCCAAATCGATCCTTTGTTTTTCTCCTTCAGAAAAGGAAGCATAGTTAAAGTTATCACGATGACGGGATTTTATAGTCTCTGAGAAACTTTCATCTAGGTTAAAGGAAACAAAGAAGTCCAAGACTTGTAAGTATTTATTAATTAGGGTGTTCATAACAGGAAGATATTGTTTAACTACTTTAGTCTTAATACCAGTATCTTTAAGCATTTCCCCTGCAACAGATAGATAAAGTCTTTCGGATGATATGCGATTCTTGTTTTCGGATAATGTATCCTTGGAATTTATTAAATTGCTGTATTCACTATTTGCTTCAGATAAATCTCCATGGGTAGTAGAAAGTGATTCTATCTCTTTTTCAATAGCCTTTATTCTGATTAGGGATTTATTTATAGATTTGGTGTTACCAGAAATATTATTGTTCAGATCTTGTATATGGCTAAGGCTAGAATTAACTTCTTCTATAATAGCGTCATACTCTGCAGTCTTGCCATTGGCAGAAGATAGTGCATCACTTAACTCCTTTGCTTTCTTTTTAGCCTCTGCCAGCTTTAAATCTTTTACGTCAGGTTCAATCTTTTGTGTGCACGTTGGGCAATTATCATTTTCTTCGTAGAACTTAGCTTCTTTTACTACGCCACTGATTTGCTGCTGGAACTGTGCTTCAAACTTAAGGAACTGATTTCTCTTGGTAGATGATTCAGTCAACCTAGTATTGAGTAACTCTAGGTTTTCATCTATAAACCCCTTCCACTCTGTGCTGTCATTCTTAAGAGATTCTATCTCTGATTCAATTGTAGATATTTCCTTATTCTTGCCTTTGATCTGTTCATCGTTAATTTCGGTTATATCCCGAATATACTTCTGCTGAAGAGTAATCTTTTCTTTGGTTAGATCTAGCTCATAGGCAAGTCCGTTTATCTGTTCTTTTAGCTTTGAATCTTTCTCTCTTAATAACTGGCTCATCTTAGAGAATATCTGTATATCAAGAAGATCCTCGATTACGTCTCTTCGATGAGGTGTTGGTAACTGCATAAAAGGTATAAAAGAAGAAGACCCAAGAACCACAATCTGATGAAACGACTTATGATTAAGCTTTAGTATATTCTGCTCTAAGAAGTTCTGATAATCCTTAGCTGCAGAGCTTTGATTAATCATATTACCGTTTTGCCAGATCTCGAACTTAGCTGGCTTAATACCACGCTTAACAACAAACTTATGCTGACCTATATCAAACCCTACTTCTACCTCACAATTCTTATTATTAATTGAATTTACTAACTGGGGCTTATTTATATTTCTATGAGGCTTACCGAACAATGCAAACGATAAAGCATCAAGTAATGTGCTCTTACCTGCACCATTCTGGCCAACTATAAGAGTTGTCGGGCTACGGTCTAACTGAATAAGCGTTTCTTCATTACCGGTAGAAAGAAAGTTACGCCATTTAATATTACGAAAAGCTATCATACAATTTCCAATGACTGGGCTTCAACAAAAAGACCCCTCATTAATCCCTTTAATGTATCTTTATCTAATTCTGTATCTACAGCATCAATATATGAATCTAATAGCTGTGTTGTATCTTCCACAGATACTGATTCATCATTTACGCTATCTCCAGAGAATTCCTCAAAGGTTTCTGCAATTTTAAGTTCGTGAATATCTTCGCTTTGGACTTTATCCACAAATCGATCAAAGAGAAATGGATCAGTCTTTTTAGCTACAATAATCTTAACAAACTTGTCTTTTAAGTGATTAGTATCATAACTATTATAATCTATTTTTTCGTCGTTGTAAACCACTTTTTCAAACATCGTGTTAGGATTTCTAACAGGGGTAATTTCTCTTGTTTCAGTATCTAATATATGGAAATATTTAGGATCTTCTGAATCAGCCCACGTAAATTCCATCTGCGAACCGAGGTAATGTATATTGCCACGACTAGACTTAGTGTGAAAATGACCAGATAGAACCATTTCAAAGCGGTCAAATATTTCTGTAGTCATACCATGTGCATTTGGTACGCCTTTCATCATATCAAACCCAACAAGCTCTAGGTGTGCGCCAACGATAGAAGCTTTACAATTTTTAATAAAATCGATTGATTCCACGTAGTTCTCACTATTAATCCACGGAATTAATGCAACTGCGCATCCGGCATAATCCATAACCTTTGGCTTCATAACAATATTAACGTTTGAAGTGTAGTAACCAAGCAGTTCTTTTAGTGAGCAAAGATCGTTTGTATTCTTATAAAATACGTCGTGATTGCCCGGGATGATATCCATAGTAATACCATCTCGCTTTAATATATCCAGGAACATCTTACGATTAGCGTTCTGAGCCTTAAAGTTTATAAACTTACGATGGTCAAAGTAATCACCCAGATGGATTACGTCTTTAATGTTATTTTCTTTTAGATAAGGGAAAAAGACCTCTTCATAAAACTTCCTTTGGTATTCAATGAATATGTCAGACGAGTTACGCATACCTGCGTGTGTATCATTTAGTATAGCAATCTTCATTATTAACCCATAAACAATTCAACGCCAGAGTTGGCTTTAATTTTTGCTTTCTGTTTTTCTTTCTTAGAGAATTCTTTAAACTCGTTATCAGATTGCTTAACTCTATCAATACGATTACGTAGCTCATCAAAGAATTCGTGATTACCTCCTTCATCGTCATCCATAAAGTCTTCGAATCCTGCTTTCTCGATCCATCGAAGTTTTACATCCTGCTGCTTCTTTTCTTTTTCTATTCGTCTAAGAAATGCATAATAACATATTTGTGTAAAATAGGCAAATGCATTAGGCATACCTGTACGTGTTTTTGTTTCAATGTTATAGTTGTTTATTGCACGAAGACAATTTTCTACGGCATCCATAACCATTTCTTCACGATAGGTGTATCGAACAAAGTTAGACTTATGCGCGAGTCCTTCAGATATTTTCAAAAAGCAAGTAGCAATATATGTAGGAACAATTGGTACTTCAGTGCACTTTTCTTTTGCTTCGTTAACACTCTTAACGTAGTCTACAATAGAAAGAGAAAATTCCCTGTTGTTAACATAGTGTGGTTTATCTTTTGGCTTAACTTTTATTTCTGACATAGGTAGTTCCTATTTTTTTATACTAAAGTACATTATATCATATTTTAAAGAAAAAGTAAATATAATTTTATTTTCAGAATAGGGGTATACGGA